ATAGCAAGAGTTTCTGCTTTTGTATTTTTATTTGTGCCAACAGCACTACGAACTTCTTCGTCTATATCGTTTGCCAACTTTGCTAAAGTCTTTGCAAAAGTGTTTCCGTTCTCCGCAACAGCTCTACGAACCACCGAATCGCCATCGTTCGCAAGTGTGTCTAACACTTCTGAAGGTGTACTGCTATGCCACGCAACAAGTATACGAATCCGTGCGTCTTTGTCGGTTGCAAGAGCCGCAAGAAATTCAGGAGAGGCTTGCTCGTCTTTAACCAAAGCTGTTTTTGTTTCATACGATAATTTGTTTAAATCCATTGTTACGTTCATATTGTTTATCCTTTCTGAAAGCAAATTGTTTTTTACATTTGATTTATGTATCAATAAGCCCCATTACAAAAAGCACTTCCGCTCCAATGGAACGGAAGTGACGATGTTGTTATCTTTCCATATTACCTTTGTTTTTTACCTTGCGTTCTTCAAGAGCTTTCCTTACTGTGATTCTTACATATTCACGTACATGAGGGTTGACACCATTTGCAAGCATTGCAAGTAATTCTGCGGGTGTTCTTTCGTCCATTGCTAAATTATGCTTTTCCTCATAAGAGAGGTTCTTCGATTCTTTTGTTGCCATATTAGTTTCCTTTCTTGAATCAGATTATCTTGGTATATCGTTTTTCTGCTTAGACTTGCCACCAATTTCTTTCTGTATTGAGTTAAGCAATGAAGTAATATCAGATACCGACTTTTCAAGTAAATTCTTATAAAGAATATTCTTTTCACCGAATTGTTCAAAAATTGCATCTCCGCTTTTACCCATAATATTTGTCATATTTGCGTCAGGAGAATTTATTGTATTGATTGCTTTAACAGGTATGCCTTTCCATTGCTTCAGATTTTCTTTATAGTCATCTATCAGTATAGAATACTCAGCATTACCTTTCACAAAGTTGTTTTTATCTGCTCCTAACGGACAAAAGAATATGTTTTCAGGGGGTATGAAAGAGCAGTGTTCGCTTAACCAATCCCATTTATCTTTAATCGTATAGCGGTCTGCGGCACTGATTACGCAAACATCATAACCTTTTTCGTGAAGCGTTCTCGCTACATCTATCATAAAAGGGTGAGGCTCGATTGTACGGAAGTAATGTTTATTAGGGTCAAGAACTTCATCGGGATATACAAAACCTCTTGCGTTCTGATACCAATATCCTAAAGTTCCGTCTATATCAAAATAAACAGAAGGTTTGGTTTCCTTTTTAGCACCGCATCTTTCGAACGAATCCCATTCTTCACGGCTGAAACTTTCGTAGGCGTTTAAAACGGCACAATCTGAAGAATCCCATAAGACTGTGTTTGACCGTTTCAAAGATATACGGCACGGTTCAAAGTGTATTGATTGTGCTTTCTTAGCTTCTTCGTAGGCTTTTTCCCACGATGAATATTCCGTATAGTATTTTCCCATTGTAACAACGTACATAAAATCACTTCCTTTTTATCCGAAACAGTCTTTACATATCACGGTAATTATTACGATTGGATTTGCTTTGCTGTTCATCTTCTTCTTTTTCTTCCTCAGTCTGTAAACCGCTATCTCTTTCGATAGTTCCTAAGTCATCGACTTCTTCAAGCTGAACGTTGCCGCCTACTCTCGAAGGGTCTGAAGTGGTGTGTCGGGGTGCTTCGTTATGTACAACTTCATTGCCGTTTTTTACTTTGGACGCAAATTCTTGTGATAAATCAAGATTTGCCGCTATTTCTTCAGCAGGAATACTTACTGCCATAACATATCCGTCATTGCTTTCAACAATCTGTAATGGTTTGTTCTTACTCTGTTCATTTTTAAGCTGTTCACGAACAAAATCAAAAATGTCCGTAGTTTTGCCGCTTATCTTTTCAGCTTCAAGCATATTATGGATTGTTCCGTTGACACGCATAGTGTCTTCTACGGTTGTTTCAGGCATCTGGTCTGCCATTGAAAGAAATTCCTGTGTAAGCATCGGGTTGCCGCAAATAACCGTATTAATAGATTCTTCAACTCTCTGCTTATCTTCTACAGTTTTTTTATTGGTGCTTTCACTGTACACCTTGTCAAGAAAATCCTTGTTATTCACATCGGTCACGTCTAACAGGGTAGACAGATAGCTGTTTTTGTTCATAAGGCTATCAACCGAGCCGTCTTGATTAAGCACAGCACAAGCGGCAATATAATCAATGGATTCCTGAGTCTGAGTAAAGAATTTGCGAGCGTCAGAAATATCGGTCATCGCAAGAGCCTGTTCTTCGGTGGGATTGTTGAAATCATCAATTGTTTCAAGTATCTGCTTGTCCTCTTCGTACTTTGTAAGAAGTTCCGAAATTGTTAAATTTTCAATGCTCATATTAAAATACTCCTTTTATTTTTTTGGCGTTATGCCAACATAAGCCCTATTTTAATTGATACGCCTATAAGCAGGCACAAGATAATGTTAAGCCAAGTAAAACGTATTGCATCTTTACTTCCTGAAAGAATTTCACCTAATCGCAAACGTTTTATACCGAACATTACAGGTACACCTACAGGGTTGAATAAATCAAGGTATATATGTGAAATACCCCCGATAAACAATCCTATCAGATAAGGGAAATATATATATGAAAGTGCAAGACCGCATATATAAATAAAGGGGTCATGAAGGATTCCACGATGATATTTTCCCTTTTTCCCGAACAAACCGCCTAACTTACCAATATAAGTGCTTATTGGTCTTGATAGTCGTCCTATGTAACTTTTAGGATTATCCATATCAGGCATTACACCACCAAGAATACCGCCCAAAATCAGAAGGGAAGTGGTTTCTGGTGAACAAGTTATATTTGGTAATACTACACTTAGCTTTTCAAGATTTATCGCCACCATAGTGCTTACAGTCGCACCAAAAATAAAGTGACAATTACCGTTCATACGTTAATTTTTTTCCTTTCATTGCACTTACTTCCCAGTGGAACGGAAGTGATTACATATTTTCCTTTGAAAAGGCAGAACTGCTTGTGGTAGTCCTGCCAATTCAAAAGAAATAGGAGAAAAGTATGTCACACTTGTCGTACTCTTAGTTAATTACCAAGCAGAATCCTGCTTTTCTTTGGTATCTTCAATATCTTCGTCATCATCGTCATCTGTAACAGCCTCAACATCTGCTGACACCGTAGCTAATGATTCCTCATTTGATGACGACTGAGCAGAGCTTTCATCTGCTTTTGTTTCTGCAATGAGTGAAACAATGTCTTCGTTTTCAATAGCCTTCAGAAGTATTTCAACCGAAATATCCTTCTTGCTTGCAAGCTGTGCGAGAAGTTCAAGTTTTTCACTCTGTGCTTGTTTTCTTAAAGAAGCAATTTTCTTTTCACAGTTCTGTACTTCTTTTTTTGCCTCTTGTAGTTTCTTCTTTAACTCCGATAAGCGAGTTTCTTCAGCTTCGATAAGCTCTTGTGTCTTTTTTGCCATGTTAATGTACCCTTCCTGAACTTTAAATTTTGTGAAGAAATGCGTTTGGATAACGCTTTGACTTCAATATATAAGATATATGGTTCGTTAAACCACATAGCACTTATCTTTCTTTTTGGGGAGTTCTTGTTTTCTGCTTAGGTATATCCCAACCGTAAACAGCGGCTATTTTATCGCCTAAACGGTCAGTGAGCCTTACAATATCCGCTCTTGTGGCGTTACCGCAATAAATTTTTTCTTTCAGATTTTCTATCTGCTGTTGAGTAGCAGAAGGCTTAAAAGACCTGAATAGATAATGGTTCGTGCCGTCATGATGCGTTTCGTCAACTCTTAAATCGCCACGTTCATCAAGGTAAATATCCAAATAAGATTCACATCTTAACTGTGCTTCCAAACAATCAGCAATATTGCCGCTTTCGATTACACGGTAGCCCGTGCTTCTGCCGTCCCATCTACCTATGTCTCCTACTAACAAGATGCTTCCTTCGCATTTTATGTTTAAATTAGCCCTTTCGTCATTGAGATATTCGCCATTGGTTTCTACCGCTATATCGTAAAGTTTATCTTCACTGAGGTTAGGATATTTTTCTTTTAAATCATCTTCCCAATCTTCAAAGTTGATTGTACTGCTCCAGATTATATGTTTTTTCATATTAGTCACCCTCTTTAATTTCTTTGCCTTCGTAATTGCGGCGTATGTTCTTTTCAAACGTTTCTTCATCGTAACCTTCAATCATCGTTACAATGAGTTCTGTTATGTTTTCTTCAAGATGCTCTTTAAGAAATTCGGTGTAAGACTTTAACCTTTCTTTCATAAGTTCGGTTTCAAGCTTTCCCATACTTCGCTGACTGCAATAATCGTCCATGATGTCATCGTTATCGAGGCATCGCAGAACATATCTAATGTCTGAAATGGATTGTGCGTCATCTTTTTCAAGGTTTTTTTCATTGTAAATGTCTGAATTAAAAAAACTCATAGTTTTCTCCTTTTGCGTGAGTCAAATTGCTTCTGAAATATTTATGGGTCATTAAACCACATAACTAAAAATTAATTTCGGATTGTTCGATTTTTTTATTTTCTTTTTTTCTTATAACACTATTTGCCGCTTCTTTAACGAAATTATTTTCATCTTTTGATAAAAATAAAAGAATTTTATCGCTGACTTTAGGATTTTTACAAACTTGCTCTCTGACGTAATAGATTTCGTCTTTTGCAAGGTTGTTCATTGTATTTGCATCAATGTGAGGATTTCTACTTACACATTCTCTTACAAGAGAGCTTTCGTCTTTTCCTAACCATCTCAGCGTTTTTACGTCAGTGTTTCTGTTAGAAGCGACCTTTGCACGAACACGCCAGAATATATCTTTTGAAAGTTTATCAAGAACAGATGCGTTTGTTACGGTGTTTCCTGCTACCGTTTCCCTGATTCTGCAATCGCCGTCATTTGCTAATACAAACAATGTATCTTCATCTTTGCTTTCTGAAGCGAGTGAAAGTTTCTTTTCAAAGCTTATTTCAAAATTCATAATAAGCACCTTCCTTTCTGTTATATCTATAGTTCATTAACCCACATTACAAAAAAATAATAAGAAACGGTTGACAATAGTGCTATAAAATGTTACAATACTGTTGTAGTAAAAAACTACAATCAAAGGAGTGAGAATTTTTATAAATGCGTTTTTAAAATATCTTGAACATTTGGGATATTTTTATGGTGTTCCAAAAGGTTTAACAAAGATATTAAATGATTTGTTTCTTATAGCGATTGAAGATAAGAAAACGGGAAAAAATTATCTGATAGTGAATAAAGCGGTAAAGGAACAAATAGCAAAGAAAAATGATGTCTCGTTAACACGAGTCAATCACGCTATAACAACATACGTTAAGATAGGCTACCTTCAGAGGGAAAAGATAGGTGCTTACACGTTTAACGTAGAATTGTTTGGATATTATCAGCAACGGGAAATGCTGATAAAAAGCAAAGAACTTAAAGTATGCTATGGGTATGGGAAACGGTCTGTGCAAATAGTTCTTTGACCCGTCAAAAGGGAACATATAAAGACGTAATCTTGCTGTAAAGCAAGGATAGAGAAAAGGGGTAATTTAATAATGTTTTATAAATATAAGAGAAATCTGCTCAGAGCGATTATCTATGCAATACTGACAGTTGTATGTATCATTCTTGCGTTTGGTTACAATACAACGATGTCGGTATTTGCTGTGGTATTCGCTCTTCTTTTTTTGTTTTATCTGTGGCTCTATTTTAAAACCCGAAAAGAAGAACCTTCTAAAGCAGAACAGCTTCTTTCAAAAAAGAAAAAGTCTGCAAAAGAGAGACACGAGGAAAAGAAAGAACTTAAAGAGAAGTATATAAACTTTATCAAAGAAATTGAAGATGACGACTTCGATTACGGCAATGAAGATGATGAATAAAACGTAACAAGAAAATGAAGGGAACGAATAATGGGAAAAACAATTATTATAACGGAAAAACCGTCTGTGGCACAGGAATATAAAAAAGTTCTACAGGTCAACGGCGGTAAAAATGACGGTTATATAGAAGGACGCTCGAATGTAATCAATTGTGATGTAATAATCACATGGGCTGTCGGACACCTTATTGCAATAGCTGAACCAAAGGAATACAACGAGAAATGGGAAAAATGGGACAAGGCAAATTTACCGATGATTCCGCACCCGTTTAAATATGTACCACTTAAAAATACAAGCGCACAATTCAAAGTAATTAAATCTCTTTATACAAGACCAGATATAGAAAGAATTTATTACGCAGGTGACTCAGGACGTGAAGGAATATACATTCAGGCTCTGATAAGAAATCAAATATTCAGAAGCAAGCCGAATATAGACGAAAGAGTAGTATGGATTGACTCTTATACCGCTGAAAGTATAATTAACGGAATCAGAGACGCAAAGCCTTACTCGTCATATCAGAATATGATAGACAGCGGATATATGAGAGCAATTTCCGACTGGCTTATCGGTATGAATTTTACCGAATGCTTTACATTGACTTCTGGCGGTTACGGAAGTGTTCTTAATGTTGGCAGAGTTATGACCCCGACACTTGCAATGATAGTAAACAGACAAGATGAAATAGACCACTTTAAGAAAACCAATTACTACGGTATAAAAGCAGACAATTTTGCTACATGGCACGTTGACAAACGAAGCAGATATTTTGAAGACGACCGCTTATATAATGAAACGGGATTCTTGAAAAAAGAAGATGCAGTCACTCTTGCAACTGAATTTAATCAGAACAGAAATCTTACTGTAGAAAATCTCAAAGTGAAGCCTAAAACAGAGTACGCACCTTATCTTTTTAACCTTGCTGATTTACAAGCGTTCTGCTCAAAACGTTTCCATATTTCACCCGCAGATACATTGAAAATCGCACAGTCGCTTTACGAAAAAAAGTATACTACTTATCCTCGTACCGATAGCAGATTTTTAACGAACGCCGTAGCAAGTGACCTTAGAGAAAAAGGCTACAATATACCCGCAAGATATATTGACGATTCAAAGGTTACAGACCATTACGCATTGATACCGACATTTGAAGGAAACGCTGACGAATTACAGGGTCTTGAACAGGCTGTATACAAAGCAATAATGAAGCGTTTTACTGACATAATGTTGCCGCCTTATATTTACGATGCTGTTTACGTTTTATACGTTCACAGTAACGGCGAACATTTCATTGAACGCTATCGTATCGTAAAGCAATACGGGTTCAAGGCGAAGAACGAAAATGACGGAGAAGAACAGGAAGAAGATAAAGAAGAACTGACAGAAAAGAACTACGTTCCGAATATAGGAGATAACGTAAGCGTTAATCAGTTCTCGGTCAATGAGATGGAAACCAAACCACCCGTTGCTTATACCACAGGTTCTCTGATACTTGCAATGGAAAAGGCAGGCAAGTTAATTGAAAACGAAGAACTGAGAGAACAGATAAAAACATCAGGCATCGGCACATCAGCTACAAGAGCAAGCATCATTGAAAAGCTAAAAGATAAAGGATTCATTACCGTTGCGAAAAGCCAAAAGATTGCACCTACAGAATTAGGTAAATCAATCATTCCTGTAATAGCAAAATATGATGAAGCTCTTATAAGTCCGTTGAAGACCGCAGATATGGAAAATAACCTTTCTGCTATTGCAGACGGAGAGATGAGTAAGGACGATTATCTCAATAATATAATAGCTTACGTTACAGAAACAACAAACAGAGTTCTTATGGAAAACAAAGCGGTAATAGCAAGTCCAAAAGAAAAAGAAAATAAACCTAAAAAAGAACACAAGTGTCCGATATGTGGTTCTACATTGAAATACGGACGTTACGGTTTTTACTGTGATTGTAAGTTCAGCTTCAATAACGAAATCTGTAAAGCGAAAATGACAGAATCAGACCTTGAAGATTTACTTACAAATGGTAGAACAAAAGACAAACCTTTCGTGTCGAAAAACGGAAGAAAGTTCGTAGCATATCTTGTAGTAGACAAAGAAAAACACGGCACAACATTTGTGTTTGCTAATCCGAAGTGAGGTACATAATATGGCTTGGGTTAATTACAAAGATTCACCGAAAAAACTAACCGTATTTGACAGTATTTATAACGACCACAATCCTTATAATTACCGTATCAATGTCAACCACCCGATAGTGCTTCCGATATACGAAAAATACAAAAGCGAACTCAATCGTGGCTTATCGGATAAAGACAGAGCAATTTTTGAACAGCAGTTTGAAGAATGGTACAAAGGCGATATAGAACTGAACAGGCTTCTCAGAGAAGGAAGCGAACAGGAAGTTATCGAATATGTGAAAAAAGCGGCGAAAACAGACAAAAATCACTCACAAAATATGGAAAGATAGTTCCAAAACGGCATTATTAAAAGAAATTGTGAAATTGTTAGCATTTTAAAAAGAAAGCGTAACTGGTTATGCGAACTTTAAAAATGTCAGCAAGACGGAGAAAGGCGAGCAAGGGTAAATCACACAAAAAAGGAAACAAACGGCGAGAAACCGCCTAATGTGGTTAAATGAGCCATAAAGAAGATGAAAAAGTGAAGAAAGGAGAAAGTGAATGGCGGCATTTGCAAAATACAAAAGAGATGCGGCAGGAAGACTATTGTTGCATAACAACAGAGCGGGTGACGATGGAGTAACACACGAAAATGAAGAAATAGACAGCGAAAGAACACACTTGAACTATTATTTCAAAAAGGGTGTTGCAGAAGACGTACACAAGCGTGTCAGTGAAGTGTATTCCCAGAACAGAGGTAATTACTGTTGTATGGGTGAAATAATAGTCACACTGCCTAAAGATGTTAAGGCACAGGACGAACGAGCGTTCTTTCGCTCGGTCTACGATTTTTACTGTGAAGACTTTGGGAAAGAGAATGTTATTAATGCAATTGTGCATAAAGACGAAACGACCCCCCACATTCATTTAGATTTTGTGCCAGTTATAAAAGGCACTAAAGGACTTGACTTAGAAAAAAGTTGGGTAAAAAAAGCATTAAAAGAATGGGAAGAAGAAAATGGCGATAAGGAATTTGAAAGATTGTCTTGTCGTAACAAAATCAATCGTGTTTATCTCAAGGGTATGCACCAAAGATTGAGTGCGTATGTTGCAAACGATTTAGGGTATCATTGTCAAATACTGAACGGAGCAACCGTGAATGGTAACAAGACTGTAATGGAACTCAAAATTGAAACACTCAATAAGAAAATATCCGAAGCAGAGGCGCAAAAAACATCATTGATGCAGGACATTGAAAGAATGCTTGAAACGCTGAACAGAATAGGTCTGAAAGAAAAAGATATTGGTCTTAAACCGCTTATGGATAAGATTGATGATTTGGAACACCAGAACGAGATGTTCAGAGAAATTTTGTCAAAGGTACATTATACATTTACACAGGAAGAAATTGAACAGATTAAAGCAAAGAGATATGTTCCTGCCGAATATGCAAAAGTAAATGTGTTCGATGACAAGATGTTACACGCACCTATTGATGAAAATGCAATTATCGTAATTGAATTATACGACAATATCGAACGCAAATTACCACAACAGGCGATGATAAACAAGAATCCTGCTTTAAAGCGGCAAGTAGACATTATGCTAAGAAACGCATCATCAAAAGTTGCATTGAAACAGGCAGAGGGTTCAAACCAAATGTATCTGTTCATAAAGACAGATAATCAGAAGCAAACCGTAAACAATCTGTTATCAATTGAAAGTTTGTTACGAGACATCGACCGCAAGCGCAGGAAGATATATATGGAACAGTTTGAAAGTGACGAATATGACATTGCAAGAAATGTTCTCGAAAACTTAAACATACCGTCCTATATTTACACAAAACATTCTGAAGCGGTTGTTGATGAAACAAGTGACAAATCAATTGAAAAACAGGAAAGATAAAAAGCGAAAGGAACAAACAAGATGAATTTATTTAACAAAAAAAGTTCTGCCGATGAAGCGGCAAGCGAGTCAGCAAAAAAGAAAACGACCAAGAAAAGTGTAAAAGGTCTTGCAAGAACCGTGCAGGACGTATTACAGATTGACGGAATTACAAACAACGGTATTGTAATTTACAGAAATCAGTATTCAAAACTGTATCATCTTATTGACAGCAATTTTGTTTCAGAACCCGATGATGTGCAGGAAGAATTGCTGAAGAAGTACACACAGTTGGTAAACAGATTTATGGATAACATAACCATAAGTGTTGTTATCATAAACAAAGCGAACACAATGGCAGATATGTCACAGGCTTACCACATCAAAGAAAAAGGTGACAGTATAGATGAATATCGTGAGGCGTATAATGCGATTATTGACGAAAAGATAACCGAAGGACGAAACGATATAACAAAAGAGAAGTACATAATGCTTACTGCTACTGAGGCAAGTCTTTCCGATGCGGAAACAACATTTAATACAGTTGAACCTACACTTCAGGAAGCGGTAAAAGCAATAAATAAAAACGGGGTCGTACCCGTTGAAGCGGTTGAACGTTTATCAATCCTCAGAGAGATTCTTAACGGCAGTAAGGTTCTTCCGTTTGAGAAAGAATATGACCGCTTTATAATTCACACAAATAAGGAAGGAGATAACGACAGGGTTGACATTGATAAACTTGCAATGGAAAAAGCGGGTTACTCCGTTAAAGACCTTGTAGCCCCGCAGTGTATTATGCGTTCAAAGAAGAATATCGTGTTGAATGAAAAAAGATATTGCAAGTCATACGCATACAATGATTTCCCTCAGTCAATTGATACCTCTTTCCTTACGAAGACAACCAACCTGCCGACAGAAATGGTAACTGTAATTCAGATGAAAGCAATTCCCCGTAAAAAGTCTATCGCTCTGGTTAAAAATATGAATACATCAGTTAAGGCAGATGTAATGAAGGAATCGAAGAAAGCATACAAAGGTGGATACGACCCCTCGCTTATGAATGATGATTTACTTGTAATGAGGGACGAAACACAACGCTTGCGTCACGATGTAGTGGTTGAAGGAAAAAAACTGTTCCTTGTTACATCGGTTATTACCATATTTGCAGAAAATGAAACAGACCTGCAAACAGCAAGCGACCAGTTCTCTGCAATATGTGGAGATTATACTATAACGCCTTCATATCTTATCGGTCAGCAGGTACAGGGTTTGAATACAGCTTGTCTGACATCAACCAGTAAGATTATTGTAGACAGATTACTCACATCGGATAATGTACAGGCGTTGTTCCCATTTAATATTCAGGAACTGCAAGACCGTAACGGTTACTTCTACGGAATCAATGCAATAAGCAAGAATATGATAATGTATTCCCGTAAGTACAGTAAACTTGCAAACGGTATTATTGTAGGACAGTCGGGTTCAGGTAAGTCATTCGCAACAAAGGGTGAAATGATTGTTAATATGTTGTCATCTGACGACCAAGTAATCGTCCTTGACCCTGAGAACGAGTATCGTGTAATTGCGAACGCTTTAGGCGGTACAGTAATCGACCTTGAACTGAAATCTGAATACACAATCAATCCTTGTGATATGTCGATGGAATGGGACGACCCGAAGGCTACGCCGCTCGCAGAAAAGTGTGACTATATGGTAGGTCTTGTAGAATCAATCCTCGGACGTGGCAGAGAGTGTAACAGCTTTGAGGTAAACGCTATACACAAAGCTACTACGCAGATGTATGAATCATACATAGATACGATGACACGCAGACACGCAGAAGGCGACAAGAGAGATATAGATACAGAGATATGCCCGACACTCGCAGATTTCTACGAATGCCTTATTGATATGAGAACACCTGAAGCGGTAAAGGTAGCAACAGCAATTGAGCCGTACTGTGTAGGACAGTATAATGTTTTCGCAAAGAAAACAAACGTACCTGTCGGCAACAGAATGATTGTTTACAATCTGCTTTCGCTTCCTGAAAAGATGAAAGAAATGGCAATGAAGGTTTGTTTGTCAAACATCTGGACGAGAATCGTAAAGAACAGAGAATATAACGAAAAGTATAAGATGAACCGTGCGGTATGGGTATACCTCGATGAGTTCCATTTATTCTTCCAGACACAATCGTCTGCTGATACAATTATGGCGTACTACAAGCGTGTGCGTAAATACGGCGGTATTATGACAGGTATCACGCAGGACGTAGCTGACTTGTTACGTTCTTCACAGGGTACAGCAATGTTTAATAATACAGGATTCTTTATGTTCTTTAACCAGTCTCCTATCGGTAGACAGCAGATACAGCAGATATATGCTGTCAGTGACACGCTGATTGATTACATTAAGGACAGACCTGCGGGACAGGGGTTGTTATATAACGGCACTGTAATGATACCGTTTGATTACAAATTACCCACAGAAAACGTTCTGTACAAGCTGATGTCAACAAACCCCAACGATACGGCGAAAGGACTGTCGTACACAGCGGCAGATGAAGAAGACACGGAAACAGTGACAGAATAAAAACCAATCAATAAGTGCAAAAATGTATCGAATGTAGCCGAGCCATTAAACACATTGGCTCTATGGCTACATTCGATATATGTTATAATCCAACATATAGGGAAACATATAGGGGACATCACAAATGAAAATAGCAGAACGTAACATTCCTGCTTTTCTTAGCGGCAAGCCTTATTACGACAATAATCAAGATTTTTGTCTTGGCGAAACACTTGAAGAAGCGGGTAGAATCTTAAAAGAGATAGCAGAACATAGCGGCAAAGAAGAGGGAAAAGATGAGCGAACAAATAGATTGGGAAGAAGTGACGAAGGTAGTTAATCAATACGCAAGGTACTATTACGGCGATAAAAAAGGCAGTACAAAACAAGACGCAGAAGACCTTGCAAGTGAAACGATTATGGCGATACTTGAATCACCGAAAATATTGAAAAAGCTTGAAGAAAAAAACATTGCAAACAGCTACATCAAAGAAATAGTAAAAAGCATTGCTTTCAAGCATTTTGCAAAAGAGAAAATACAATGTGTAAGTTCAACCTCTTGCGACTCGACATATAAAAGGCGATATAAGTGTTTGGGTAAGATAAAAAAATTATCTGATAAATACAATATAGCCATTGAACCAGACAATGCGCACAAATTTCATTGTCTTGAACCCTCGATAGGCACAATATGGCAGATAGAACAAACAATATTGTCAGTTGCGCCGCAAAATGTTTCTTATGACGATATGAAAAAAGAAAAAAAGAAGTGGTATTCCGATGATGAAAGCAATATATGACGATTACCAGAGCAACGAAAAAATAGAAATAAGGAAAAAAGACTTTTTTACCGATGATAATGGATTTCCTAACAGAAATGCGTTTTTGGATTTCTGTGAAAGGATAGATGAAGCAGACGAGGAACTGTATCTTATTACGATGAACATAGACTTGCGCAAAGCCAATGCGCAGAGCCGATTGCACGGCGATATGGTACTGAGGACATTCTTAATGAGCCTACAGTCTTATCCGTTTTTTACTATGTACGGTGAAAAGGTAAATATTTTTTGTAAAAAAGAAAACATAGACCGTCTGAAAGCTATTCTTGAAAAGCCGAATGACGAATATCAGATATATTATGCAATATCGACAGAGCCGTACAGCTTTTTTAATCACGATGAGATAATAAGGCATTGTGTAGATGAGATGTATGCCGATAAAGCTAAAAAGACAAAAAAGATTAAACTTGAAAAAAGCGAGTCTGAAATAACCAAAAACACTATAGAAGGTGATTCTAACCACGAAGAAACAGAGTTAAGAAAATACATTGATACAATGTGGTTCTCAACAATAACGGCACGAATAACAAAGCCAAATTATGAAAAAATCACACTTTTTGTGTTTCCTACCAAAAAGATGCCTGACAGACGGAGTTTGCCGCTCATAGTTGTGCTTGATGACAACGTAAACAATTACAGAGCGGTTTATCAAGAGTCAGGAATGGTTAAAATCGTACATAAGGGTATACCGTTTCTAATGACCGCACGAATAGTAGACGGTTCGCTTGACATAATGGTGTTCAAGGATTTAAAAAGTGACAATTATGAAGTGGAATTTAGCATAGACACACATGACGGAGTATGTTTTCCCGATAGTTTCGGAAAGAAATACGGTGAAAACAAACAACTCTTTCCGCTTAAACGTACTTCTTCAGGATATTGGGCTTGTGTTGAGTTCAATGAAGAAACAAGCGGCGTAATGATAAACAATAAGGGCATTATTGAAAATGACAATGGTACAAAATACGGTGTTACCAAAGATGCGGAAGCAATTGAACTGATACCGATTAAAAACGAATAGAAAGGGAATATTTTATGCAAAACGTATTTGAAATTGAAACAGAAGAAGAACTTGAAGAATTTACAAAGTGTCTTGAACAGTGCAGAGATTGTGATTGTTTAGTAACAATTCATCAGGTACTTCAGCACAAAGACGAGAGCGTTTCTACTGTTGTTGAACAAATTACAGTGAACACAAACAATCTTATAAACATAAGCGGCGATTATGTTTATCTCACGCTTATGAGTGCAGACAATATAAATCTTCAGCGAATAAAAAGTATGTTCAGAACAGTGCTTGAACGTAACACAACAAGATTTACAAACGGCAAAGCAGGAGATTACGAGTTGACATTTGACCTGATTAAGCAGGACGAAATGGAATATATGGCATACAGAATATCATTCATAATGCCTGCTTTCCTTACAGATGACAGCGGCAAGCTCACTGTAATGTTCAAGAAGGACTGCGTTGTGTACAGTGAAGACAGTATAGATTATTCCGCAGTACAAGACGAAATCGACTATCTTGATGAAATTGACCGTATAGAGTCTGAAAAGAATGATGGCGTAACAAGCGAAGAAGAAACAAATGACGATTTTGAAGAAACCGAAACACCTGATGTGCTTTCAAATGACGAGTATATATACGGTGTAAACGAAAAATAATTCCTTGCGTGGTTCTGTGAACCATACATATATCAGCGACATTCCGATGTTGTCTGAAATATAAAGAAAGGAAAACCGATATGTACGAAATAAACCCCTTCCTTCGTGGAGCAAGTGGTGCGACAGACGCTATGACAAAGAAAATCATGAATGCGTTTGCTCGCAACTATGAGTCAGCCGTAAACGATATGTTCAGGCAATTACACGAAGAAGAATACAAGCAATTGTGCAAAGACGAAACTTTTACAAGTGTACAAACAAGCACTATTGAAAGAATGGCACAAGAGGAACAGTCGCAGAATTTCTTTGATATGACTGCGCCTCAAATGCGTTATGCTCCTGATTACACCAGTGCTAAGGACTTTTCATCAATTATTGAAAGAAGCTATTCTGATAAAGTAAAATCAGATATGGCTAATCCTTATGAAGATGAATTTACCGATAACGGTTTCGGCAACAATTTCTTAAAGCCAAATGATGAAACAGGGGAAGTTCCCCAGAGTCCTTTTGGCGAAAACACAGGTGCATTACCTACACAAGGAGCTTTTGACGAATATCGTAAAAGTGTTGTAGAAGATACATATAACCCAGATGTTGTTAAGCATGAACATTTTGAAGATACGCCTGTTACAAGAACACAAATAAACGAATACAATCCTGATGATTATCAGAGACTTGCATTTAACGATAGAGCCTCTGTTGTAATGTTCATGAAAGAAATGGACGAACAAGGCATTTCGGCGGTAGCTCCCGCAAAGTCTCTCAACGGACAATATCTGGTGGAAGTTCCTTTAATAACGCCCGAAGGCAAAGATGTCAAGAAGATAATTGACGATTATGTTGATGAATCGCATATATTCATCACAGTACAAAAAGAGTCTGTTACAGAAAGTAATATGCCTTCTAACGGTATCAATCGTACTGGTCTTAATATATTTGACACTGTTCTGCTTAACCCTATGGGTATGGGAAGCTATGTAAACGGTATACCTAATCTGCTTGCTCCGTCCAGAATAATCAACAAAGGCGAACAAGCGTTACAGTGGGGTGGAGAAGTAAACCAAAAGGAATACTTCAATACATCTTTAAATGCTTGGAACGAAGCCGCTCCTAAGATTTTCACGGGTTTTGCTAACAGAGCAACAGTTCTTTATGGCGATACCGTTATATTGAACGGTAAAATAGTTACTGATGAAGCTGTAAAGAAAGATATATTGGAACAGCACAAACAGCGTGTTGAGCTTGGTGACAAAATACTCGAAAAACGCTTTAAGAGCGAACAAAGTCACAATTACGCCTCTATTGCGAATGAACTTAATAAAGAAGTAGAACAATATAATCGTTTTGTTCAAATGGGTCACGACAAGCTCAGTGCAATCAGAGATAAAAAAGACGGAGATTCAATACTTGAAAGGTTGGAAAACAACGCTCGCAAAAGTAGCGAACATCTGACCGATTTAAGAAATTCGCTTGGCTTACAAACAAAAGAAAGCGGTCTGTACAGCAAGAAAGACATTAAAGAAGCTGTAGAAACCGCTGTCAAGAAGATAGAAGGAAACGGTTTCAATCTTCACGATATAACTGGACGCTTTGATATAAAGGCTTTAAAAAGTGTAAGCACACAACAGCTTGCCGCTTTAGGTCTTTCTCAGAGTTCTGTTGAATTGATTGCAAAAGCGTACAAGCCTTCATCAAAAAAACTGACCTTGCAACAGCAGAATGCAGAGGCATTCAAATCAATGCTTTACAGGCAGGAATACACACAGCGTCCTGTTAAGCATAAAAAGAGTGATAAAGAAGAAAAAGATAAAATTGAACTTTATAAGACAACAGGCGTATTATGTTCTTGGTCTTACGGCGCACTCGAAGACATTGTAAACTCTATCAGTCAAGAACAAATTACACGTAAAACCATCATTGAACGTAAAATGATTTCTCTTGGCATTTCTGAAGCTAATAGGAAATTTATTGAAGAAAGTCTTGCAAAGTTGGATTTAAGCTTATCTTCTCTTGCTACATCTCGTGGTTTCGATAATGCTTTAAAGAAAATCAAAGTGTCTGACAAATTCAGCGAAGAAGATAGAAAATCACTTCTTAAATTGCTTGATAAAGATAATTTTATTTTAGATGCGCTTGAAAAAGCGGCAATATCCGCAACTTCGCCGTTCTTAGATGATTTAGCAACATCGTCTATGTTCAAACATCTGAAATTAGGCAATAAAGAACTGAAAATGGAAGACCTTATAAAAGTAAACGAGGCTTTCCTTAACAAAGCCGCAGAAAAAGGTTTTCTCTTTGTCAGAGCAACAGGTTCGTTCAATATAAAAAAACTTGAAAGCCTCACAAGTGCAGAACTTGCACAATTAGGCATAACCGCAAGAACAAGAGACAGACTTGTTCAAATAAATAAAAAAGGTGCATTCGGCGCACAGTCAGCACTTAAAAGCGCAAAAAATATAGGAAGTGCAGGACTTAGCTTCTTTATTACACGAGTGGATAAGTCTGATGATTGGCAAGAGGTATTGCAAATGAAAAACAATATCTCAATGATAAGAAAATATACGCAGAAATCAATTACCTCTATCAGAAGATTAGGCAATATCAGAATGCAAGACCTTGCAAATGCCAAAAAATTAGGTAGAAAAGGACTCAAAGAGCTTTATAACAAGCCCTTAAAGCCTATTATAAATAAAAAACCTCAACCTCTTGAAGCTGAAAAAATCAAAGCAAGAACCAGTAAATACATAAAGAAACAAGAAAAAATACTTGCAAAAACACAAAAAGCAAAGAACGGCGTAAGAGGTAAACTCCAGAAAAGCATAAACTCTGCAAAGAACAAAATTGCAAGCTCCAAATTAGGTCAGTTTGTATCAAAGATTTCAAAAGCAATAAGCAAACTCTTGTGGACGGTTGTTTTACTTGTTGCTATAGCCGCCGCTATATTTGCCGCCGCACTTATAGTTATATTTATTATCGGAACACTTATAGAGTGTTTGCTTGAATTTAGCCCTAAAGATGCGATAAACGACTTACTCGCACCTCAGACTTACGCAGATACGGTAGCTTATCAGTTGTATGAGGGCTTAGGCTCGAACGACAATTCATTTGAAAATGACTGGTTACAGAGCATTCAGGCTTATGACAAGGCGTTTGAGAACAAAGAAGATGTTAAATACGGTATGAATTATCAAACTTATAACGATTATATTTCTTCATTTAATAATATAATTGTTGCTGAAGACGGCACAATGTACGTCAATCCGTTCCATTTTGACAATGCTGTATCAGCCGATAAAAACAATAATTATCTTACAAGAATAAATGGTTATACAGGTGTTAATTCTACAACGCTATTGACAAACACAAGCCAGTACAGTGCAAAAAGAGGTTCAAATCCCAAAAGTGCTTATGATAACGGACACACAAGCAATGTAAAAGATATTATCGCTATGACCGATGTTATGTTCCAATTTGAGCAAAACGCTCAGAGCGATAACAATCTCCAAAACATTATGGGTTGTTCGCCTGCACAATTAAATTGGGATAAATTCTGTAAAGACGTTGGCAACTTCTTCCGTTGTATCGGTAATTTCTTTGCAGGTCTATTCGGTGCATCAGAACCGCCTTTTAAACTTGAAATAGGTGTAAGCTATGCTACAATACAGAATTATGCTTCAACATTGTTCCAATGTTCGCATCAGCAAACCATTTCATTGACTGTAAATTATTACGATGTCAATAAGCGTCTTTTAACGGAAGACGGACAAAATGTAACTGGCGATATACTCTATAGGTATGGAATCTGCAATGCTCCCGAAACCAAAGACTTTAAAGTCGGTTACGATAAATCCAAAAACAAAACCTCTCCTTATATCACAGCCAACGGCAAGAAGTATTGGCTTGACAGAGATGAGTTTGAAACAAAAGTGTCTCTCGGCAACGCCACTGACATCAACGGATTATGTCTACGTTCAAACTATGGTGACAACAAAAACACTTACGACAAAATAAGCGGCAATGCTTGTTGGTCTAAGAGTAAGGAAGAAACCAAAAAAGCATACGGAACTTCAAAAACCACTGGCAACGAAGTAGTTTGGACAGTCTATGCTGAAAAAGAAAGTGATGTATCATATATCACAGATTGCTTAAAGAAGTACGCTAAGGACTACGCAACCGAATTAAATCAATTCAGCTTCACTGACAGCTACAAATTTACCAATGATACACGTTCTGTATTCAAAGCCACTGTTCACACATCAAAAGAAGAATACGAAACAGATAAAAGCAGTAAAGATGTCAAAGAACATTTCAAGACTGTTGATGGCTCTTATGTAAAAAAAGAAGACGAAAAACACGATGGCAAGAAATATGCAATGCTTTTCGATGTTGAGACAAGCAAAGAAAATGGCAACAACGCCATTAAATACAAAGAAATGACAGAAGATGAACTTTCAGATAAGAACATCAAAAAGCTTTGGAAAGTTTCGGTAAAGATTGTTGTAGGCGAAACCAAAACTACAACGCTTACCCGTAACTGTAAAAAGCATTCATTCAAGTATTGCGGCGGTCATATTTCATGTGAGTCGAACGGAATAGTTTATTCCATGACTAACGAACAGCTCAACAACCCCGAAATATACGAAAGAGCTATCACCCCCGTAACCGAAGGCTTCAGAAACGATTTAAAAATGTACGGTTGGGAAAAGCTACAAGGCAAATACGATTTAAAGAGCGTTGATAAAACATCTGCTCTCACAATGTCAATGACAGGACAAATCGCAAGCCCCGAAACAACAGCACAGGGTAGTGCGATAACTAATCGCAGTGGTCTTAATTTATACGTTGAAAACGGTGAATGGAAGGAAGGCATCTATGCAGAGAATGTAAAGACCAACGCTTTCAAATTCCAAGATATTTTTGATGTAGATTGTTGTATCCTTTACGGCAAAAATGTGTTCCCGTTTGACAAGCCTCAGAAATATGAAGGTTGGAGCGAAGATAATATGTCTATGGCAATCAACCGTGTAGCTATGGACTGGTATGAGGTGTACGGCTTTGATATTCCGCTTGAAATCGGCTCGAAGAAACTGGGCGAAAGCGACATAAAAACCATCATCGAAGCTGTTAAAGAGAAATACAACATCTCCGAAGACAGGGAAGACGCATTAAAAACAGCTTTAGGTTTTGTCGGCAGAGGACATTACAATTCGTACCATGATGAACATTCCTTCCTCACAACTATGTGTACATCAAATGGTACATTTACATCAACTACACCTAACGGCATAACAATCCAAGTAAGTCGTGCAGGAAACTGTACGGCAACTACTGATAAAGGATATGCGATATTCGTTCTAAAGCGTAACGGTATTGACATTAATAACGATTCTGTCAATCGTACTACGGGAAGCGTTGTAACAAACTTTGCAAATTGCGACCCCGCAGACTTGATAATTCACGAACGGTATTCAAATTCTAAGAACAGCAGTACAGTTTCATACATACCGTCCGTAATAGGCGATACAAACAATGTCGATTACGGTGTTGCGTATAACAAGTATGTATTGCCGCAATATGCAATTTTTATAGGTGTCCTCGATAAAGATATACAGTTAATGACGGGACAAACTCTTAAAGCGGGTGTACCTATTTTAGTAGATGTTGCCAGAACATCATACGGTGGAGCAGTGCAATTGCACGGTGAAAGCTCAACATCTGCTTACAGCACTAATGCGCAAGAAACTTACTGGTGGGCTGAACACCTTGACGGCAGAGTTAAATACAGGTCGTTCAACACTAAGTAACATAACTCTGAAGAAAGAGGGTGCATAACGCACTTGCGCCCTCTATATGAGTTATGAGGAATAATGAATCAATAAATATACAAGAAGGTGTATTGCTATGTTTTTGACAAAATACGAAAAAAGCACAGATGATACTAAAGTCTTGTTGATGTATCTGAGATTAAACGATTATGATTTATCCAAAGTCAAACGTTTAGAACAGGTTGAAGAAAACAGACAATTTGACCTGAAAATAAAAAAAATATACGGTGTTACACAAGAGTATGTAGATATAACAACAATGGAAAAGGAAATTGAAAACATCGTATGTCCGATAATATGTTCTGAAGTGCAATCTTATGAGTGCTATTCAAACGAACCGATTATTTACATTTATACAGCACAATCAGCCGAACAGCCACTTTTGATTAATGATATGAGTGTTATATCAAAAGCAATGCTTGTTACAAGAGATTGTATAATTTCAAGTCACAAAGCACGTCCTGTTACTGAGTGTGAAGAAAAAGGTTTTATGTACTTTTACAATTATGTGTTGTATGAAAAATGCGTAATTAACGGTTGGCGAATGGAATACGGCAAAGACAAAATATTTCGTGTTTCCTATAAGTCTGAAGACAATGACAAAAAACTCACTGAATATGATACTTTGTTTGAAGCCTGTGAGATAGATAAAACATCTACTTACAAACTGGTCTTATATATCATAAAAAAAGTGAGCAAACAAATAAACGAATGGAAAAGCGACAATTTCAAAGTGGAAAAATACAAACTGATAAACGGTAGTTCACATTAACCTTGCATCAGAGATAGGAGAAAAACAGTGAATGACTTAAACGAAGAATTTGCGGAAATGTTTCAAGGCGATGATTTTGAAGATGATGCCGAAGATATAGCGGCAAATTCAGAGAATGATGATAGCGAAAACAAAAGCAATGATACTGTTGGTTTTGAAATTTTTGAGCTTTCAGGTAGCTTTGACAATGTTTTTGACGACAAACTTCTTGCCAATCAAGAAGAAGAAGCTGTAAATGGTTATCTTGCCGCTCTCAGAAAAGCAAAAAGATATACTGTTAATCGTATGATTACGGAAGAAGAAGAAAAAGCCATCAATGCAGTAAAAGAAAGCACTGCCGAATTATATAAAACAGTTCTTGATGAAAAAAGCAAAGAACTTACAGCAGAGCTTCCGAAGGTACGTGAATATACAAATAAGGCAGAATTTGAAAAAATCAATTACGCCAAACCCGTAGAAGCAAAAGGCAGTTGGAAGAAAAAAGCACTTATTCTTCTTATCGCTTGCTTTGTAATAGGCTGTTTCTTAGGCGCAAAAGCAAATTCGTACTTTGTTTATACAGGCGGCAAAGCTACAGACGGAATCGCTTGTACGTTCAGTTGGCTGATGGCAGACGATATGCCGTATGCTTTGACACCCTTCAATTCATCAATTTTTATGACCGCTTTTGGCATAGGTGCAGGACTTGTTGCAATAGTAGGTGTCTTTATATACCTTGAAAGCGAACAGAAGCGGCAAAGCCGTGTCGGACACGAACACGGCAATGCAAGGCTCGGTACAGCAAGCGATTTCAAGAAATTCAAAACACGATTTATGGATAACAATGATAACAATATGTTATTTGGTATGTATCAAGGACAACAACTTGGCTTATCACTTAACAACAAAAAGGTAAATCGTTCAGCGAATGTTCTTGTTATCGGTGGTACAGGTACAGGTAAAACCTTCAAATACATAAAACCTAACATTTTACAGGAAAACTGTTCAATGGTCGTAACTGACCCGTCAGGTGATATTTTCAGAAGCTTTGCTCCGTATCTTTTGTCGAAAGGATACAATGTATATCTATTCAACGCATCTGATTTCACGTTAAGTAATCATTACAATCCTTTGCTTAATGTGTATGATTCGAATGGCGAAATATCAGAACAACAGGTCGATGTTCTCGTTAACCTATATATGAAAAATGCTAAGGCGGGCAAGGAAAGCGGAAGCTCCGACCCGTTCTGGGACAAGTCAGAACAAGCCTTCCTTACAGCTTTGATTTATTTCGTCCTTGAAAATGATAACATTCCGAGATATGATAAGTGCTTCAATACGATTCTTAAAAAGGTTCAGCTTGCGAAAGTTGAAGATGACGAATGTTGCGGTGGCGGTGGCGAGAAAAGCACCACTGAAAAAGAACACGATGCAGAAATGCTAAAGACATACGGAAGTCTGTATAATCCTGATGATAAAGCCTCACCGCTCACAAGAGAAATGAACGCATGGTTCGCACAATGTGAACAACAAGGAAAAACGTGCAAAGCAAGAGAGTATTATGATACATTCTTGATAGCACCGCAGAAAACTGCAAATACAATCCTTATTACAACAGCGGTTGACTTACAGATTTTCGCAACAAAAACAGTTGATAACATAACAAGACTTGATGAAGACAATCCTGCTATGAACATCGACATTGATAAAATGGCTACTCAGCAGTCATATCTATTTCTCGGCATTCCTCAATCGCATCAAGCATACAACTTCCTTATTGCTATGCTGTATTCACAGCTCTACGGCAGAATGTATGATTTGGGCGAGAGAAAATTGAGAGGTAAATATCATATAGGATATACTCTGGGTACGCCCGTATTTGATTATTTCAACAGTGAAGAAGAAGCAAAAGACTTTTATCAGACAGTCACAAAAGATAACATTATCGAAACTGACTATATAAATGGTACAAAAATCTACAATCTGATATGGCGGTCACATATATACAAGACATCTGTTCTCAAAGAACCTCTTGAAAAGTTCATTGATGAATTGAATAAAATGTATATTTGGGCGGGAGACGACTTTGCAGGTGGCGACCCGTCACTGCCGATTCATATTAACTTCCTTCTCGATGAGTTTAAGAATATAGGCGAAATTCCTAACTTCCTGACAATTCTTTCAACGAGCCGTAAATATCGAATAGGTTCACACGTTGTTATTCAGGACATAGGGCAGTTAAAAACAATGTACAAGGACGGCGAACACGAAACCGTTATGGCAAACGTTGATACAACAATCTTCTTAGGTTCTATTTTAAAAGAGGATAAAGAAGAAATACAGAAGATGCTCGGAAAAACAACAATCCGACAGAAATCAACATCTTCAAGCAATTCAGGACTTTCTACGTCTTACACTCCGACTGAGGTAGACTTAATGAGCATAGACCAGATAAGCGCAATAAATCAACACGGCAGAGATGATGAACTTGTCATTATCCGTGATGTAACACCTTATCTGTGTCGAAAACTCAACTTAATGGAACACAAACGTTGGAAAGACGTAAAGGAAGTAAAGAAAAAGAACATAAAAGTAGAAACATATTATCGTAACAACAACAACGATAACATCTACAAACCGACTGAAAAAAAGTAAAGGACAGGTGATATTCAATGGCTGAAACGATGGATAAACTGTATAATGCTCTTGTAGTGTCTGTTGCCGCTTTAGGCTCGGCAAATACACAAGAGCTGAAGTTCAATCAAAAAACAATTGACCTCGTAAACGGCGTATGGGGCTATTTTGCCCTCATAGGCATAGGCTTAACACTAATTTATTTTCTGCTTGAAATGAACAGAAAATATGCACTTGAAGGGCGGGATATGACTTTAAAGACAGCTTTCTTGCCTTTCTTAAAACTTATGATAGCTATTGCCGTTATTGCTAACGGTGGTAATATTATTGGCATTTTGATAGGTCTTCATAACACCATTGTACAAGGTGTTACCGATACCTTAGTTAAAGACGGAGCTATGGATATATTGGGCGGTAGCAATGCGTTTGATGTCGGATTTATCGAAAAGATAATACTGATTTTAGGTCTCATAGGTTGTTTGGTCGTTACGCTTGTAGTAAGACTTGCTTGGTCGTACAAAGCAATCTTATTTAAAGTCGAATATCTGTACAGAATTGCAATCACTCCTATTGCTTTAGGTGATATATACAGCGGTAATAACAGTACAGCAATGAAATGGCTTAAATCATTCCTTGCTCTTGCACTCTATGCAATTGCATTTATTATACTTCCGCAAGTTGCAGTAAAACTGGCTTTCACAGGTGCTACAGTAACAATAACAGACCCATTAAGCCTTTTAGGTGCATTAGCATCATTACTTGTTGCTCCCATTGCCGCTTTGGGCTGTTTATCTGCGGCAAAACAAGCGGCAAATCAGGCATTAGGTATATAATGGAATAATATTCCACGTTACGTGGCTTAATGACCCATAAGTTTTACGTGAAAGGAAAATAATTAAATGGAAATTCCAATTACAAAAGATATAAGAAAATTCAAGACCAAAGATATAGGCAATTTTTCGCTGAAGCAAGCGGGTGTTATTGCACTTGGTCTCGGTGTCGGCTTCATTACATATAAGCTTTCATCGTCTATCGAAACGGCAGTAATACCCCTTGGTATAATACTTATTTTAGGCTTCTTTAAGCCTTACGGAATGAGTTGCATTCAGTTTATTAAAACTGTAGGCATGGAAAAACTTTCCCCGCCCGTCTACATAAACGAAACAGATTTTGTCTACGACTTAGACAGATTCGGAGAATTGTACGGGAAAGAGTACACAGGTTATTACAATTGTGAACTTATCCAAAGGGAACAATTGCGAAATATAACAAAAAAAATAACTAATGAAGAAAAAGCCCTTATCATACGGTAAGGCAGAAGGGAAAAACGTAACTATGAAAAAGATGAACGAAACAAAACTCGGTAAGAGAGCAAAGCGTATTTACACAAGTGTTTGTACGGCACTTATGTGTTCTTCAGCATTTGCATTAAGTGCAGGAGCATTTGGCGAAGATGTTACTATAAACAACACAACAACAGATGCAAACGCACTCATGGGAAAAATAATCGGCATTTTGTTGACTATCACCAGATTCGTAGGCGTAGCTATGATTGTATACGGTGTCTACGAAATTGTAATAAGTTTCCAGCAGCAGCAGCCAGAGGCAAAGACAAAAGGCATCATTATGGCACTTTCGGGTGTTGCAATGGTTGCTCTTAAATCAATCTTACAGGCTCTCGGCGTAGTGTCCTAATCAAAAAACAAACAGCAAAAAACAACAGGTTGTTGTGTTGTCGAGGCAACCAACAGCCTCTTGTTTTTATACATATATAATAGGGAAAGGTAAAACACAATGAAAATAAAAAAAGTAATGTTCCTGCTCCTTGCGTTTTCTGCTTGCTTCGCTTTTACCGCTTGCAGTGATACAGCTTCGAGCAAAACCGAAAAAACCAACGGAGACAATACCTCGACAACAAACGAGACTCTTATAACAGGTATTCAAATCAAGGAACTAAGCAACGGCTATCGCAGTGGTAAGGAACTTTTACAGAACGATTACCGTGGCGGTGTGATGAGAGCCGATGTAGTAAAGAACACAGTTCTCAAAGCAATCGACACCCTCAAACAGGGAAACATAACCATAAGAAGCGACAATCCAAACTCCTACTGGACGGCTGAAGGTTATCAGGATTTCGTTGCAAACTTCTTCTCTACCAGTATCATTAACGATACTCAGTGGTTTAATGAAGAGGAAACGGATTTTGCAACTGTTATAACTCAGATGGCATCAACTGCAAACAGCTTTACAAAGATAAACGATAATGGGGAATATGTATCAAAGTACCCTGATTTAAATGTTAGTCGCAATGAAAAAGACGACTATGAAATCAGCGGTGCTACTACTGTTTTAAAAGGAAGTACATCAAGCACAAATACCGCTTATCGTATTTTATACGACTGTGATAAGGACTGGTGTAAAGCAGTTTGTACAGTAAACGTAAACGTTGACGCAATCAAGAACCCTGTCACAACACAAATGTTTGAGTATGCTCGTCTGGATAACAATACATTCGCAATTCAGACAGAGACGGAAAGGCTTGTTGCGATATTTGAACCTACTGCGGAAGATACAGACCTGCGTGAAAGACAGCTCAAAGAATTTTACTACAGCCGCCTTGCAGTAAATTGTAACCGTACTGGCTTTAAAGCGTTTGAACCTTTATCCGAAGTTGATGAAAATGAAGCATATTCGGCTGAAAATGCTCAGATAAACGCTACTATGAAAAATTATCCTTATATAAACCAAGACGGCGAACAGGCTTCTTATTACGGTGCAAAGAACAGCTTATTCCTTGTAGACAAGGGAAGCCTTAATAAAGAATGGGTATTTGAGGACAAAGCATTACAGCAGGCAATAAGTTATAAGGACAACAATCTTATCGTTCTTAATTACAATAAACTCGCTGAAAAATACGAGCAGTTTGTATATTACAAGGACAAAGCACCTTCTGATGATGAAGTAAAGAAAATCGTTGATGTTTCAAAACTCGTAGGTGACAACGTAAAGGTTGAGAACAACAACTCGAATAAGCCAAGTACAAGTAAGCCTACTACGTCTTCAGAAACACCCAATACATCAAATAACAGTATAACGCTCGACACAAGTTCAAACAATGACACTTCATCTAATATTTCAGCAAGCGAATCAAGCAGAGGCAATGACACAACAACGAGCATACCCGATGATATGCCAATGCCTGAAGAAAGCGAGAACTGACAATGGAGATGATAGGGGCATTAGGCAAATCTGCGAAAAAAGCCTCTAACGTTTATTTCTTCACTTGTTCAAAGAAAGAACTGGATATAAAAAGCATACGTCAGCTTATCGCTCAGTCGGGTTGTACACATACGATAAATCTTAACGGTGTTGAAGTCGTTGCCATAGAAAGCAATGACGAACTGGTAAGCGACAGAAGACTTGTCGGTTTTATCTTTAAAAGTGCCGATGGTGAAACGTATGAGTCAATAACACTGAACGAATATCCTGACCTTGACGAATATATGCGTTTTATGATTACAGACGATTGATGAAAGAGGTTTTATGACTCAGAGAGAATACGAAGAACAACGTTACTTGATACTGGCAGGCGTAGACGAAGCATTTAAGTCTTTGCAGGTTCTTGCCGCTGACCTAAAGAATGCTGAGGATACAGGTAAGAACAGCGTAACGCTTGTAAAGATGAAAGACGCTATCACTGATATTAACCGCTTATACGGAGACTACGAAGATTTAAGCCACGAGGAAATAACAGAAGAACCCGAAGGCGTGGGATACGAATTTGAAGACAATTATAACTTCGATGGCGGTTATTTAAAATAATAGCAATAAAGTATTTAGGGTTGTGTTTTACAATCCTAAATATTTTTCACTCTTTAAAGCCAATACACAAATTGGCTTAACCCAAAAACTGAAAATATGATAATATGATTACAGAAATTTTCAGTTAAGGAGTTAAATTATGGATTGGCACTATTTAGATAAAATGCACAAAAATCTTTTATATGTTTACGCTGATTGCCTTTCCAATGAGAAAGAAAAAATGATTGTATGCAGTTCATCAGATGCTTATGCAGATGATGAAGAAAAGGCAACGAGAATTTATTTTATTATATGGTTTGTATTTCGTTATTGCTTAAATTGCAAAACTCTTGACGAGGCTATGAGTTGTAACAAGCAAAAAGTGTTGGAAGACTACCGATTAAAGCCTTTCTTTACAGGACGTAATTTATATATCGGCACAGCCGAACACAGGATAACGATTTACGATACGGAAGACGTAAACCTTATCATAGAAATCCTTTATAAAAGATTGAACGCAATTGAACAGCTTGAATTGTATGTAAAGTATATGAAAAACAAACCGCTAAAAACACGTTCAGCTTTTATTGCTGAAAAATACATAAGATTTTTAAATGCAGAGGTAGAACGATTAAGAAATGGGAATATTTAAAAACAAGCTAATTGCCGTTCTGATGACATTCATATTTCTGACAGCTTGCATTCCTGTAGCTTTTGCAGAAAGCAATGATTATAACTATACTACGATTACATACGATGGTGGCTCGTTCGGTGTGTACGAGGGTGGCTTGAATCGTTTTCAGGGCAAAAAAGCAAAGAGCAGAGAAGAAATGTATGAAATTGAAAACAGAGTTAAAAACTGCGGATATATTCAAATATTCGGCGTATATTCTGATATACAAGAAAACGAATTAGCGTATTTCAGGAACTACGACAATGGTTTTTGGTTTCAGGACAAAATAAAAGAAACAGAATATAACCATCAATTTTATAAAGTGTTTGTAAATAAATTATCTTTTAACGATTTTGTCAATAGCTTCAAAGAAAATAAAACTGCTCCAGAACATACGGTAAGAGAAATTGAATACAGCACAGTAGTGCTATGTAGCGATTTTTTTGAAGACATAGAAAAGGCAGGCAAAATCGACAATGAAATCGGAGATGCTATCCCCAACTATTTTAATGTCGGCTACATCAAAATAACCGCATCAGTCAATATGCGATTGTTGTTGTACAACAACCACAACAGTCGATATTACATAGTTGATATTGACAAAAACAAGGACAACCTTATAAAAATTAAAACTGGTGCTTATCACGTTTTTACTGCTAACGGCAAGGATATAGCTGATTTAAGCAACACAAGAAGTGAAAACGCTTTGCCTTATAATAATATAATACAAATCAGTAGTTCCAATGGCAAAGATAACCCTTATACACTGGAACTGAATCAACTCATAAAAAAATATGAACTCAAAGATGTAACTAACGAAGAAAAAGCGGCAATTGCAAACGATAAAGTTCCTGATGAAAAAAACGAGATAAACAAAGAACAAACTAAAATCGACAATGATGAACTTAAAAACTTTGTAAAAAGCAGTAATAATATAATTCTGCCGATATTGTTCGTCCTGATTGCTGTTGTCGCTTCATTATGGATAATATATGAATATAAAAAGAGAAAGAAAATAAAAAATGAAGACGTTGAAAAAAGCGGTAGCGCAGTACAAGAAAGATACAAAAATCAGTGAAGGTGAATGGCGAAGAATGTGTACATTTAATAAAAACAATTTTAATAAAGAACGCCTTCTCGTACAGATAATAATAAGTAGATATGGTATGCCAGATGATTGTGCTGACTTGAACGAAATAAGCATAGCAAAAAAACTGTCAAGAGAGGTTCATAAAATCAATAAACACAAAAGCCAAATATGCAAGTAATACAATCTAATTGCATAACTGTGCAATATAATTGTATAATTGCTTGACATTGGGCAGTTATCGTGCTATAATAAGGAAAAATTAAAAAATATTTTCCTTAAACGTGAGTTTTGTATTGACAATTGCATTACATTATGCTATAATATAGGCAATGAATGAGATAGGAACTACGCAAACCTATCAAAAAAGACGTAACTCAAAAGGAGCTTTTTATGGCAAACAACAAAACCTACAACATTTGCGGAAACTGGGGACTTAAATGTTTCTCACAGCACATTGTAAGTAACAACAACGGTATAGCGACAGGTGTAATCCTGAGCTGTACACTTAACGGAAAGAAAAAGCAGGACGGTTCTTATCCAAAGGGAATACAGGTAAGCGTTTTCTGCCCTCTTGACGGTACTTGCAACATACAGGAATGCGATTACAGTAATACTCTCATAGATGTAAGCGGAACAATCGGTGTCCGTGAATACACAAACAAAAACAATCAGTTTGTTTCAACACTTTCTATATACGCTTCAAGCGTATCTATCCACGAATGGAAAAACGGAAACAACAACGGCGGTGGAAACAATTACCGCAACAACGGCAACAACAGACAGAATAACAATGGTTACAGCAACAATGGTTATAACGGCAACAATGGAAACAACGGTTATAACGGTGGTAACAACGGTAACTACAGACAGGGCAATAATCGTAATAACGGTTATAACAACAACGGTGGTTACGGCAACAATTACGGCAACAACGGTTATAATAATGGCTACAACGGTGGCTATAATGGCGGTTATAACGGTTAATGCAATATATAAGCGGCAATGCGTTGCAAAGCCGCTTACACACGGGCTGATGGGAAAAGACGAGGCGTAACGTCTGAGGGTTCGATACCCTCACAGCCCAGCTCCTTGCAGAGGGAAGGTGGGAACTTCCCTCTGAAAAAGGGAATAGAGAACGAATGGGTTTATATGGCATAAGCAAGCCTCGTGCTTGCTTATGTTCGCATATAGAGGTAATAATAATTATGATACCGATGACATTTCTTAATAACTACACATTTGCCGATATTACAATATGGTGCAAGTGTAACAAAAAAGATGAGTACATCTGCCTTACAGACTGGCAACCTTGTACTCACGAAGACCCTTTAATCTATGAGAGCAATGAAAAATATCTTGTTGCCTTATTTTCGCCCGCTTTGGCGAAGCACTACGTTTCGCCTATAAGCATCAGCGAATTATTCGAATTGGCGGGACTCAAAGATAATACAAATTTCCAACGACAAATACATATAAAGGTTGAAGACGATTCTGCTTCAGCGATGCTACTTGCGAAAAAAATAAGCCAAACAAACTCATTTAACACAAAATGCCAAATCACGAAGAACAACGATAAAAGCTTTAACTGCGAATTTAAACGAAGAAAAACCGAAAACAATCAACGTGGTTTCGTAACTTTGTTTACAAAAACACTCGTTGCCTCTGATAAGGAGAATTAAATATGGAGAAGAAAGAAAAAATACTGTACATTGTTATGATAGTTCTTGCCGCTTTGATATTGCTTTATTGTGTAATATCAACTATAATAGAAAATGGTACGGGACAGCAATTTGCAAAAAGCGTTGAAAGTTATATTCAGGGTTATACAAACCCTATTGGTGACATTGGCGATACGATAAGTCAAGCAGGCGAAGAAGTTGAAGACTTTATCAGTCGGCACACATCAGCCGCTTAACCTCAATACTACTCGTACAATAATTTTGTTGAAGTGAGGGCTACACCTATGATGACAAACAATAATATATGGGAACAATTAGATTTCCCACCTTTTATGCAGGAAACAGATGTGCCATACGAGATATATCAGAGCTGTCAGGAAGTTATTTCTGTCATTTTAGATAGATTCGACAATCATGTTACAGGCTTATGGTATCTCACAGACAATAATTATGGAACAACAAAAAGGCTTGTCCTTCGCACAACAGTTCCCTATGGTTCGAAAGAATATGTTATTATTGAAGGCACAATAAGCGGTATAATACAGAATTGTATCGTGTACGATTTCTATGAAGACTTATGCGGAGACGGTGAGTATGTTCTTTCTGACATCTGGAAAGAGTTTAAAGAAGGAAAGGCTTTAACCGTATTCTATTGCAACGAAAAAAACAGTTTTGGGAAGACTGATGAAATATAAAAACATACGAAAAAGGAGCTAATTATGAAAAAGGTTATTACTGCTATTATTTTAACTGCTTTATGCGTTAATCTGTTCGGCTGTGCTTCATCTACGCCTGAAGCAAGCACAACGTCATCAAATGCTACAGAAAATGTCTCGTCAAGCAATATCTCTACTGATGCGGATAGCGAGGAAGAAGACGAGGACGATAACAACAATATCCACATAATAGAAAAGAATAAATGGACTCTTCATTTAAGCTATGATTTTGAAACACACAAATACATTGCTTTTCCTCTTGATGATGAAACTATGTTCAAAAGTTCTAACGGAATGGATAACTATTCCGATTATTCGGATAACAGGAATGTTATCTCTTCCAACGGTGAATATGGAATGTTAATAAAAACATGGGTTAAACAAGGCGAAAATTATAACGTCAAACTCAATGACATTGTGGAAAAGCCTAATGTTTCCAAACATATTATTTATGATAAAGCGTTCGATAAAATAAATATAGATTGCAATCCTTACGATGCCTCTTTTGTGAAAGAGAGTGAAGAGAAGGTCAAAATCGGCAATAAGGAATGTATGAAATACATCGGAACAATTCAGCTTGATGCGGATAAGGGAACGTTCTACGCTGAATGCTATACATTCTTTGTAGATTCTACGCCGTGTTACATTCTGTCTGTAATGCTCAACGACATAAAAACAGACAAGGGTGATAAAGCGGCAATGGAAGAAAAGTTAAAATACATTATTGCATCTGCATACTCTCAGAACTGAGTCTCGTGGCTTAGTGAACCATTAATTATATAGGGAATCCGAAATGGGAAATAGAGAAATCCAACAGAGGGGGTATCAGTTGTGAATTTCGGAATAAAACTTCCTTTCGACAAGGGAATCATCTACGCTGATATAAAATCAGCAAAAATGATAATCTATGACACAGCACGAATGTATAACAAGAATCCTTATATGCTGTGTCTCGGAGCATATCATGCAGGACAGGCAGTGGAGAAGACATTAAAATATGTACTCGCACTTGTGAATCCTGTAGAAGCAAGAGAAAAAAACAATACACACAATATAGCAGAACTTATACTTGCTATAGAAAAAGGTTCGGTCGGTTTTATGGATTCACAGCCTGACCTTGTGCGGAATGCCGCAAACATATCAAAACTCAACGGATTGCGTTACGGAACGTGTGCTATAAACAGAAAACAGGCAATCGCCTTATATCATCTGGCTAACAACCTTGTGAACGAAATTGTAAGAAATATCGAAACAGGAATAACTTTTACTCCACGAGAGGAAACCTTCTATGTTGAAGAAGGAGATATAAACGTTACAAGAACACAAGCTTCAAGCTATGTCAACAACAGAAAAAGCGGCAATAACAATTTGCCACAAAACACAGGCTCGTATTTTTCACGGAACAATTCAAATGAAAAGCAGTCAAGAACACGGACGTATAACTACGACAAACCACCTGTTCTACACGACAGAAACGCTGTCGAAACCACTCAGCCACCTGTCTTGACAGACAGAAATAAACCTGTCGAGAATAACAACAATGCTTATTCCGAGCAAACACAGGAGCGTAGTTATATTCATAAAGGTGGCAACCCCAATTATCGAAAGCAACCATATCCCGCTCAGAATATAAACAGGACAGTGCTGAATAAAAACAAAGCAAAGCATATAGGCGATGATTAACCATACAAAAGTTGTTTCGTGATGTGGCTTTTTGACCTATAAATAAAATAGATAACAATGCTTTAAAAGCAGAAAGAGGTATTTATCATGAAAGACTTCAAACTTATAGAAGCACATAACCCTGATTGGTCTACAGATTGCGTTATTCTCACAGACGGCGAAGGTCGTGCAAAGGTTATTGCAAACGATGTAAGCAATAACGAAGTCATAGAAATCGCCCAACTCTTTTCAAAACAGGTAGGCGAACTTGAAAGCAGAGTAGGGGACGATTGGAGACCAAAAAGCGAAGTTTTCGGTAATCTCTACTGGAGCGAAATTCCTTCTATTCCCCCGATTTTTGATACTGGCAGAGAAGAAGGAGATTCAGATGAAAACGGAAGATATATCTATTGGGTATCGCTCTGTGATACAAAAAATATCATAGAGTATCTTGATGCCAATGTACACACAGACTGTTGTGGAGACCTTTCAACACACGGTTTGCCACACCCTGATTATACAAATTACTACAGCATCGAAAACTACGTAGACCGTATTAACGAAAAGCTGTATTCGGAAAAAGAACTTAAAGAGATACAGTCTCTCTTTGATGCTATCAAAGTAAATTACGATGAAGATGGTGGAGAACTTATAGATAAAGACTTTTTGCAAGACTCGAAAGAGATTGAAAGACTTTCAGAACTGCTTGATTGTCAAGCTTGCTACGAGACTCATGCGGAACTTATAAGACAAGCTAAAGAACAACTTGGCATAAAACCCGAACAAATAGTCATAGGTGTTGAGAGTTGGCAAACTAATGATGGCAAGTATAGACACCCAAATGCAGAAGAGTATTTGAAGGCTTATTCACAGGAACGCACAGAAAAAAGGAAAAACACGAAAGAAAGAGAATGATTTGTAAAGTCAACAGGGCGACTTAGCGTCCTTAAACCGAGCAAGTGGGCGTAATTCTGCTTTCGGGTAGTAGTCAAACTCTCGGTAAGGTACAAACCCTGTACATTTAATCCGTACAGGCATCACGCACAATTGTGCATTTTTGCTGAAGCAACACGCACGTTAAGTGCGTGACGTAAGGCACCGCCTTACTGTCGCAAGCTTATAGGTTTTAGAAGCAACCCGCACATCAAGTGCGTGGCGTAAGTGTCTATGACTATCTGTTCTGCAATCAGCATAACGAAGCAACACGCACGTCATGTGCGTGGCGTAAGATTAAGCCACATCAGTCCTTAACGATATATCATTACAGAAATGCTTGAAACAATATAAGACGAAAGGCGAATAAAATGAAAGATAATGATAAAAGGTGTGAACACGCACATAAAGAACATATAAACCGTTTTAAAATGGCACATAATATAGGCGTGGCTGAGTATATGCGTGAGAACGCCGAAAAATATGGTTTGCCTGCTGACGAAATGTATGTTATGGGCTTGTTACACGACATAGGGTACATAAAGCAACACAAAGGACATGAAGAATACGGTGCAGAATTGCTTGAAACAATGGGATTGAAGCCCAGATATATATATGCAATTAAATATCACGGTCTCAACCCCAATTTTATCAAAACGTTGCCTTATAAGGATTTTGACTTTGACACTGCCTACAAAACATATCCCGAATTAGTCTTGCTCTATGAAGCAGATATGTCTATAAACGCAAGAGGATATAGGGTAGGCTTTGATGATAGGCTAAGAGATATAGGCAACAGATACGGCTTTGACAGTACAGCTTACCACAATGCGGCGGCAACGGTTCAGTATGTAAAAAATCAATTAAACGCACTTGCAATGGAAAGAACTGATAGCTTCACCTTTGAATGTAGCAACGTTCAGGTAAAAGATGTTCCAGATGAATACAATTATGTTTGTGCATCAATTAAAAGCGATAATTCATTCGAAATTAACGCATTTTCGGTTTTCGCAAAAGTAATTGACGAACAAGCGAATACAATTACAGCCGAAAGAGCGACAAATTACGGCTTGTGTCAATTTAATAAGCCCGAACAAATGAACAAAAAAGACTTTGAAGAATATTACGTTCCTTTTGATAAAGGAAAAGTAGAAATCGAGAATCATTGCGTTAAAAACCACAACATTGAAAGATAATTATAAGCCCCTGACGGAACAGGGGCTTTCATATTAAGAAAAGAGGTTAATATGATTTACCTTACTGGCGACACACACGGAGAGATAGATATTAAAAAACTTTCTTTTCGCAATTGGAAAGAGAGCAGAGAACTGACAAGAAATGACTATCTGATAATTTTAGGCGATTTCGGATTTCCTTTTTATGACGAAGATATTATGAAACAAAAAGGACAGTATGCCGAATATCTTTACTGGATTACATGGCTTGCCGCTCGCCCTTACACAATACTGTGGATTGACGGCAATCATGATAATTTCAACTATTGGGAAAAACAGCCCATAGCTGAAATGTTCAGCGGCAAAGTTCAGCCTCACCCACACGCTGAAAATATCTATCATCTTATGAGAGGTGAGGTGTACAAAATAGACGGTAAAACCTTCTTTACTTTTGGTGGAGCTTCTTCACACGATAAGCAATATCGAACACCAAATATCAGTTGGTGGGAAAAAGAATTGGCACAACCAGATGAAAAAGAAAACGCTTTGAACAATTTAGCCAAGCATAATTACAACGTTGATTTTATTCTCAGTCACACTGTTCCTTCGTCAGTTATAAACAAATTTGCAGAAGAAAAAATAATATTACCAATAACAGATGACACATCAAACTTTCTCGAAAACATTAAGAACAAAACAAATTACAAGCAATGGTTCAGCGGTCATCTGCATATCGAAAAATACGATAAGGAAAGCAAGTTACAGGTCTTATACAACAGCATAATGTCGCTTGACAATATGCAAAGTAACTGACAGACAAAGTGGTTTATATTGACAAAAGCAATTTAAGAAGCTCCAATTGAAATTGATATTACTCCACCCATTATAGCGTTTTGTATTGACAATTGCATTACAAAATGCTATAATATAGGCACAAGCATAAATGCTTTGATGGCTAAAGGAGAACAAATGTTTTTTATCTTTATATTATCCGTAATAATTACGGGTATTTCAGCAGTGGTGCATATATATCTTGAAAGCGATGACAAAGAAAATGCTCTTACTCATAATATACTTTTCACTCTTGCGGTTTTAGTGATGTATATGGCAATGTTTATTACTTATAATTTTGAATGCCATTACAACGATGCAAACAAGGTTGAATTGTACTTGAACACGAAATACAGTGGCAACAATTTTACTTATGTTTCAGAAGAAAGCGAAAATTCGTGGACGAAATATTACACATATTCAGACAAAAACGGAAATCAATTTAAGGTACAGGTTTGGAGCAACGAACAGTATTCAGATAATTATTGCTCTGTACTATTTGACGATGTGGCAAACAAAAATCTGAAAGAAAAGTATCCTTCAGATTTTAAATTGTTCGTTAATACTGAATTGGAATTTTTCAACGCATCGGGACGCTTTGAAAATTATAATGAATATTTAAAAAATTGTCACGGATTTATAAACACTTGCGTATATACAACGAAAGAACCTGATAAATACAATGAAATCCTTAAAACTATCAGCGAACAGTTCAAAGAATACGCCCTCTCAATAGATGTATATACGGTATCTGAGGAAACTTACAATTATGAAGACAGTTATGGGGATTCTGTCAGAGCGTTAAAATCTCGTTCTTATCTGATAGCAAACGGAAATGTGAAACAAACAAATTGATAAATTGTCAAAAACGTACCGAATTAGAAAGGAAACAAAATGGACGATAAAATCTGCATACGAAAAAAAGAGCTTATTAACGCTCTTAAAAGAGAAAAGGCAATGGCTATTATATCTCGTAACAAAGCTGTCTTCCGTGAAAATATAAACGAACAGGAAGGTGCAATGAATGTAATTGACACTTTAATGGCAACTATAGAAGATATTCCTACCATAGAAGCTGAAGAAATAAGATATGGTGAATGGATTCATAATGAAGGCTATGACAAGCGAGATAATTTCTATACGTGTTCTTTATGTGGTCGAACAATAAACATTATCTGCGGTGATAGATTGGAAAACTATCCTTATTGTCACTGCGGAGCTAAAATGAGAGGAGAAGAATAAATGAGTTTATTTCGTGGGAAACGAGTAGGTGAAAGACAGTGGAAATATGGTAGTTATGTTGAACAGTATGGTGCGACACAAATATACCTGAAAAATGGAGCGGACGAGGACGGATTTGACTGTTATCACGTTGAACCCGAAACCGTAGGTCAGTGCGCAGAACTGACAGATAAAAATCGTAAGGAAATTTTTAAGGGAGATATAGTTAAGACACTTGATGGTCAAGTAGGAATTGTAACATACGAATTTGGAGCGTTTGGTATAGGCATGATTGCAGGTAAAGATTACGAATGCCTCGACAGCATAATAAAAGAAATCACCAGTTGTGATACCTGCAATTACTTTCATAATTCGGATAATTTCATTTCGCTGTATGAGCTGATGTGGAACTACTATAATCAAGTAAATGATGATTGTTGTGATATTGTCGAGGTCATCGGTAACATCTATGACAACCCCGAACTGATAAAGGAGATAAACAAATGATTGAAGAAGAAATATTAAACGATTGTAAAAAAAGGTTTGCTTCGCATAAGGCAACTCTGATACAGGATACTGACCGCTATTTAATTTTCGATTGGCGCAAAGCCGATGGAAGTATCGACCATTACGTTAATTACATTCTCGACAAAAAAAGAGGCAACCTGATAATAAGCGGCGATTTGGGTGACTGCGTTGCAACATGGTATAACGCAGTCAGTCCGAAAGAAATGAAAAGCTATCTCAAAGATATTTATTACTTCATAAGCAAATTCCAGTGTTCGACTGACAAATATGTCTACGACCCAGACAACGCTTATGAAGGCATCAAATATCAATTGAAAAACTATATGGAGTTAGAAACTAACGAATTGCTTGAAGCCTGCAAAAAGCATTTATGGTATTCTGCCGATACAGAAGAAGAACTTTGGGAAGCTGTGAAATCGGATATTGATGAGAATTGGTATTCAGATACCAAACCGCATTATTCGACAGATATGACAAACTTCTTGCAAGAACTGGACTCAGAGTATTATGAGTGGCTTTATGATTGCGGAAGCAGTATAAATATGCGTGTGTACCTGTGGGCGGTCGGTTATGAAATGGCTTATAATCAGCTTGAAAAGCAGAAAGATTTTGAATATGATGAAAGATAACGCAAAACTGATAAAGTACGGTATAAACAAAACAAATAGAAACCCTTTGGACGAATTTATCTGTTCAGAATGTGGATTCACTTGTCATAATCTTATGGGCTATGATAACAAAAAAAGTGACTATTATGAAGTAGAACCGAACTACTGCCCTAATTGTGGAATAGCAATAGCAAAAAACTAAAGCATTACATATAGCATTATGTATTGACAAATGCAACACGTTGTGATATAATATAGGTAATCAGAATTTAAAACAGTAACCGTGTGCGAACCGCAAGCTCACATAAAAGAGCAGGAGCATTCGCATACGAATAGGGCGACTTAGCGTCCTTAAACCGAGCAAGTGGGCGTAATTCTGCTTTCGAGTAGTAGCCAAACTCTCGGTAAGGTATAAACCCTGTGCATTTAATCCGTACAGGCATCACGCATATTAGTGCAATTTTGCTGAAGTAGCTCGCACGTTAAGTGCGGGGTGTAAGCGCCCGCAATACGTGTGTATTTTCCTTCGCCGCAGAAGTAGCTCGCACGTCAAGTGCGTGGCGTAAGTTGATGAACCTGCACAGCACGTCCATACAGATGCACTGACGCAACCCGCACGTCAAGTGCGTGGCGTAAGGTACGTCCCGTTTGCTTGTTCTTGTCCGAGCGGGAAGCAACCCGCACGTCAAGTGCGTGGCGTAAGTGTTATTGCTTCTATCATAACCATAAAAAGTGGGAAATAACTCGCACGTCAAGTGCGTGAAGTGCGTGGCGTAAGACCGTATACAAGTCCCTCAAGGCTGTACACGCCTGAAGCAACCCACACGGCACTACGTGGTGTAAGTGTGCTTGGAAGAATTACATCAATAGGTTCAAACAGGAGACATAACGAGAAACAACCACACAAGAGTGTGGCGTAAGTAAGTGTTCATATATTTTATACACGTCCTGTCATTTGACAAGGCGTGTTTTTGTTATGTGGCTTTGTGAACCATAAGTAAGGTAAAGAGAAATAAATTTGTAGAAAACAGACGTGCCTTTGAATGAGACAATGGCACAACAAAATAAAGACGTTCAAAAGAGAAGAAAAACATACGATATGAATGAGAGGTAACAAAATGTTTGAATGGAAAGTAGAAGATATGCGACTCAAAGAAGAAGCAATTAATGAGAATCTAAAATGGAGTAGCTACGAAGTATTTAAAAATACATACAGTGAACCTTATACATTCAAGTGTGAGAACGCTATCACCAAAGAAGAAAAAATCAAATTTGTTGATGAGATGACAAACGGAAAGCTCAGTTATGTCATAAATCTTGTTAATAAATTTGACAATGAAAAAGAAACTCTGCCGAAGGATTCTTACGGCGAAGTGAAAACCGTTTCTCTTAAAGCATGGCTGAAAAGAAATGATTCTAAACAGGTGATAGATAACTATTTCAAATGTGGATTAATACGCTTCTTTAATGATACTACTCGCATTCAACATTTAGATAACATCGGTAAATACATCGACCGTATATTCCATCACCAACTTGCGGTTTGCCTAAATGAGGAAATGAAATATTTTGTTACTCATGATGAATACAGCGTCCTTACAAACCAACTCAAAAATCAAATTGGAGAAGTTTACGGTTGCAAATACAGTGCCTACCTTGACAAAAGAAACATCGTACAGGTAGTAAAATCTTACGAAGGCTTTTCTCTTTGCACCTACGACAAAAACGGTAGTCAAAGAAAATTATCATTAGAAGAACTTAAAGAGGTAAAACAAGACTTTGATGAAATAGACGCTTTTATGGAAACACTGGCTCAAAAAAGACAGAAAAGCTATGAACACGACAACTTAAATATCAGGCACAAAAAACAAGAGGATTTTTCCAGATAAGCAATGAGAAAGAAAAGAGGATATTATTATGACAAAAGCACTTAACAAAGACTCAATCTTCAACGATGAGCAATACACTTGTTCTTCATATAATGAAGACACTAACGAAGAATTAGACTATTTCATTGACGAAAGCAATTGCTATGTCGGAGATACCGCCTATTTATATTCAAAAGAAGACGATGCTCTTTATGAAATGAAAATCGAGCATATTATTAAGCGTTCAGATAACGTAAAGTTTTATGATAGCTTGATAGAGAATGATAATGTTCTGCTTGACGGAGAAAGTGAATTTGATGCTGATACAAGTGCCGAATTTATCACAGACACGGACTGCTACCTTGTATGGTTCAACACTGTAGCGAAAGTGAAGGAAAACGATAAGGAACAACGTCCCAAAAACAAAATACAAAGAGATTTATAAAGCGTCATTCTTTTATAGAAGCACTAACTAAAAAAGCAGAAAGGATATGACACTATGGCTCAGATAGTAAAAGTAACAGGATATATGATTTTCCCCGATGATGGTGCATACGAGGAATGCAATGACATTGAAACATTTGCAAGAGAAATGTTAAGCAGTCGCTTTGACTGTATTCAAGCACCGTTTGAAACTGAGATTGCAAACATAGGTGAATGGAACGATAACCACGAACTTAATTATATAAATAAATCAAAAGAGACGTGTGAAAAATATTTTTCAAACTCGCCATCTCAAAAAAGCGAAAATAATACAAATCCACGCACCAAAAACAAAATACAAAGAGATTTATAAACTTCATATTAGCCCCGTTTGTATCGTTCAAGCAGGGCTATAATTTTTTAAAAAAGAAAAAATAAAATTCTTTTGAACAAGGGTTTTGTATTGACATTTGCATTACATTATGCTATAATATAGGCAGTAAAAAACAAATGTTGAAAGGAAATTTTAACATGGTAGACGTACTTGTTCAACTTGAAAATAGTCTTGATTTTGTGACAACATCAGATATATACGCATTGGATAGCATAACTTTCTGGTGGAAAAAAGAAAAAGTTTCTATTCCGTATGTTATATGCTTCAATCCTGTTGGAGATAAAGAACACCCTATTTACGTCTTCACCAAAAGTCTTGAAGAAGCAAATAACCTTATCTGGCTTGCTTACAGCACAAAAAATCTTGACCTTCGTGCTTATGCCAATACAACTATTACGATAAATGAAGATTATGACGAAGAAGAGTTTAATGAAATACGAAACATGGCTGAACAGTTGCACAAGGAAGCCTAAAATAAAGGAAGTGGAAAAATGCCAATATGGTGGAGTAAAAGCACAAATCAATACACTGTGCAGTGTTCGGGTTGTGGTAAATCAAGCTGTTGTATGGGAAGCGACCAGATTACCACAATGCAAGAAGCGGCAAAAGCGGTAAATATATTGCCTGACGGGAAAGGGCATACATACTGCGAAGAATGCTTGAAAAAAGGAATTGACAAGGGAAAAGTCAATAAAAAGCACTCTAAATAACGTAACAAAAGAGAAAACAGGGGATTCACGACAACAACTGTCGTTTATATATATTACCAAACTCTTGTAATCTCCGTGATTACAAGAGTATTTCTTTTTTATAGGAGCAAAAACAAATGAAAAGTACAAGAATAATTGCAATTACGCTAACTGCAATAATGGCTGTAACAGCTTTCAGCGGCTGTGCAAACAATGCAAACAAAAACTCTCCCTCTTATGTTGAGAACAATCGCAAAGTAACGCCTGTCGCTACAACGAACAGTTCTGATGAGCGCATCTCAACTTCGGAAGCAGAAACAACAAGCATATCGGTAACATCAACGAAGGCAAATACAACTAAGCCTGTCGAAACAACCGTTACGAGTGCAAAGGTGACAGAGGCTTCTACACCTGTTACCACAAAGCCCGTTCCCGAATGGACGGAAACAAAAGCTGAAGGAAAGCGGTATCTTGCGGTATCGTGTTACAGCAGAAAGAAAGCAGTTCTCGGTGCTGAAACCGTTAAGTTGTACGATATAAATGACGAAGTTACAGTAATCGCTATAACAGATACAGGATACTATAAGCTGAAGGACGGCACTTTTATTCACAGTGATTATCTGAGTGAAGAAAAGGTTGTAATGACTACTGTTGTAACGACAACTACCACAACAACGGTTGCAACGCCCGCTCCTAAGCCTGTTCCTATAACAAGCTCTATGAAAAAAGAAGACAAACCTAAGCCTGTAAAGAACGGAAAATATATATCATCTGGCTATGAGCCTCTTGATAATGTTATATTCCCTCTGCTTGACAAACTCATTAAGAATAATATGAGCGATGACGATAAAAGACTTGCAATTTATGATTATCTTGTAGGTTTTCAGTACAAAGAAAGAACACTTCTTATTCCTAAAAACAAAAAAGCTTACGAAGAACAACTTTACGCTATAAGTCTTTTTGAAAAAGGATATGGCATTTGTTATGATTTTTCATCTGCTTTTAAGTATATGACAAAAGCTCTTGGAATGAACACAAAAATGTATTACGGACAGCACAAAAGCAGAAATTCGGGATACACTCCGCATACATGGACTATGCTTGAAATAGACGGAATGAATTATTTTTATGACCCGTGCATGGAAAGAGTAATGATAAATGACGGCATGGGCGCAGGCAATTACTACAGATACAAAAAACCATATTATTGGTTTTATGACTACTACATAACTGACCGCATAACTGATTAAAAGGAGAAAAATGATGAACACATTTACAAAAAAGATTATCGTAACAATCACGGCTCTTGCCGCTATGACAACAAGCCTCAGTGCTTGCAGTGGTAACAACGAAACATCTATCGGAGCAACTACTGCACCGAACGAAAACGCATCTATAGAAACGCTTGTTGACGAACAGATGCCCGCACTGATTGAAAAGTCAGAAGCATTTTATGACATATATCTTCGTTGCAACCCCGAAACAGAAAATTACGATTATAACACACTGCCAGAGGACGAAAACGGCTTCAGATATGCACCTGTAAAGACATATAAGAGCATAAAAGAAATGCAGGAAGATACTGAAAAGTATTTCACAGCAGACGGCGCAGAAAAGCTGTTTTACAGCGTTGCTCTCAGAGGCGTTATTCCTTTCTTTGTTGATGATAGCGGTCAGCTCAAAGTGATTGCCGATTCAATGTCAGCAGGAGAAAACAAGTGGGATACTTCATCGGCAAAAATTACATCATCAGACGAGAAGAGTGCCGTTGTTTATGTAGAGTATATGGATATATACGACACAGCCAAAAGCGCAGACTTCACCGTTGTTAATGACAAAGGAACGCTTAAAATCGACAATATCGTATACGACAACGAAAGAAAGTAATATGATAAAACCTTTCATACTCTGTGTAGCAGATAGGTATAAAGACATCAGGCATATTAAGACAGATTACCATTATGACAGCCAGACAATTATATCACCGCTGTACAATAAAGAATTATGTCAGAAATATCCCTCGCTTTATTTCTATCTGCGAAACATAGAACCGATATATGAAAATGAAAAGTATCATAAATTGGTGCTTCTTCTTTTTACATTACTTGAAAGTAAAATTAACGAACTTGAAAGAGACATAAACAGAGCTATTACTACAAACAGCCTTGAAGACTTCTTGGGAACAATGCAAAGCAAGATTTCCCGAATAAGAAAGAACAATCAAAAGCTTTCCTTTGACGATAGAATACTTTTGTGGTTTTTTGGCTGGGACGGATTAAACACAGGTAAAAGCAACGATAATGCTTTTTCAGATTATATCAAAGAAATCATACAAGATGACATTCTGATTGCGAACATACTGTCTGATTTCAGAAAGGCAGTATAAAGGAGTGTATTATGGATAACAAGAAAGAACGTCTCAAAAAAATATACAACCTTTCTCTTAAAGGCGTGGGGGGAGAAAGGGAACAGGCACAGGCTATCCTTGACAAGCTGTTGAAGAAGTACGAGTTATCTCTCGATGATATAGATGACGAGGACACTGCTTCTTATGACTATGAACTCAAATACCACGGAGAAGAACAACGTCGCATTCTTCATCAAACCATTTATAAGGTACTCAACAGCACAGACGAAATTTACGACATTCGATATACTTCAAGCGGCAGGCTTTGCCGTAATCGTATGGTCGTACACTGCACGGCTATTCAAAAAGTTGAAATAGAATTTCTTTTTGATTTCTATAAGCGGATATGGGAAAAGGATAAGGAAATGTTGATGAAAGCATTTATCCAGAAGCATGAAATTTTTGGAAGTCTTAAAGAAGGAGAAAAGCCTACAGAGCTTCCAAAAGCAGAAATGTTTAAAATTAGTAATCTAATGAAAGGCATTTCAGACGAAACTCCTATTAAACAAATAGAAACCAAATGAAAATAATACTTATTTCACTCCTTGTTGTGCTACAGACTATAGCAACATTAGCTGTCATTTCAATGACAATGTTAGACAACAACCGTAAAGTACAAAGTAAAGCAGGAAAAATCTTTATGTCCTTGTTTATAATAGCCTTCTTTGGGGGCTTGATAACATTGTTAATACATTTTTTATCCTCTTGTATTACAGTAATTACAGCTTAGTGGACGACAATAAAAAAGAAAATTTTAGGTAAAATTTTTGCCTTAAACCGCCACAATTGCTTGACATTGAGCAGTAAATGTGCTATAATACATATAACAAAAGAAAAGGTAACAAGGGAAAGTTACCTTCAGCCTACAATATTTCTATAGGGAGAAATGAATATGGCATACTCAAAAAAGACAGAGAACGTCAACGCAAACAACAGCTCATATAACGATGAAGGGTATCCTTTCGATGAACCTGAGCAGAACAACATACCGCCTGTACCTTCAGGAGAGTACGAAGCACCGCCGCTTCCACCTGAGCCACCTACACAGTGGGGAAACAGAGGAACACCACAGCCTTCTCAGCAGAGGTACAATAACGCACCTGTTCCTACACCGCCGATGAACGAGCCGCCCGCTCCCAACAACGCAGAGCGTCCAACACCGACAAAAAAGGAAATTCCGAAGATTAACGAGGAGTTCAATAAGTTAAAGACTTATGAAAAGCTTGCAAGAATAAGTGCGACATTAAACGCACCAAAGAATCTGTACTGCGATTACGGCGACTATTGGTACAGAAATGCTGAATCAATACTCGAAGCGGTCAAGCCATTATGTATCGAATACAATTGTCTTCTGTATATGGAAGATGCTATTGAAACAATAGGCGAAATCACAGAGCAGAGCAACAACGGTATCGTTACAAGACCGAACACTTATGTTAAGGCTATCGCTCACTTTATTAATTGCGAAAACGGCGAGGAAATAAAGACTTCTGCCTTTGCAAAGGAAGCACAGCACAAGCAGATGTCAGCAGACCAGTGTACTGGCACAGCATCAAGCTACGCAAGAAAGTATTGCCTTAATGCTCTGTTTTCGATTGATGATGTAAAAGACAGCGATACAAACGAACTAAAGCGGCAAACTAACGGCAGACAGAACAATGGCGGTTATAACAATAATAACGGCTATAACAACGCTGATTTTTATAATTCACAGCCACCACAGAACAATGGCGGTTGGGGAAATAATAACAACAGTGGTTGGGGAAACAACAGAACGTAACAAAAGCAAAATGTAATATACGGCATAGCAAGGAAAGACAATTTCACAATCGCTATGCCGTATTTCTGCATAAGGGAAAAAGAGGTAAACACAATGGAAAATACAACACGTTTTATCAAGACTGTAAAAGTAACATACTCAGATGTTCAGAAAAATAAAGTAGACAGCAAAGTAAACGAAGCAGTAAAATTGATTAACGAAAACGGTGGTAAGGTAATCAGCTTTACACAGATTTTGTTTGGCGCAGGTATGTCAACAATTTATCTCGTTTACAATGTTATTTACGAAGCAAAGCAGGAAATACCCGCAGAGATATTTAAAAATAAGAACGGATAAAAACATGGAAGAGAAAGAGAATAAAAAAGAAGTTACAACTTCCGAACAATTCAGAGAGCTTTGGAAAGAATCGGGACTGACTTATGTACAGCTTGCCGATTTGTTGGGAATCAGAACAGATACTGTTGCCAAATGGATAGCCAATTTGCGAAATCCACCGCAATATGTGGTGGAATACACAAAGATGATACTAAAAAAGAATAACCCGAAAACAAATGGGGATTACATACGGAGTATGAACAACGGACAATTAAGAGATTTTCTGATTGAGTTCTACGATTACAAAAGAAAAAATTCACTTGAAATGGGCGAATATCTTGACAGCGACAGCTTGATAAAAAAGGAGAAAAGCGTTGATTACACGAAAGACAAACGAAGAAATTTACGCAAGCCTTAATGACGAACAAAAGGCTGTTTTCAATAGATTGAAAAACGGCGAAAATATTTTTATCACAGGAAACGCAGGCACGGGAAAATCATACCTTGTAAATGCTTTTTCCGATTACTGCGATAATGAAAAAATAAGTCTTATAAAGACCGCTCCTACAGGCGTAGCGGCAAACGAAATCGGTGGCGCAACCATACACTCACAGTTTGGTATAAGAGTCGGTATGGACTTCAATAACGCTAAAAATGTCGATTTCCTTGAAAACTGCGATGTTCTGCTTATAGATGAAATATCTATGGTTCGTATTGACCTTTTTGATAAGGTTATGAAAGCCGTTAAGCAAAAGAACAAGGTAAGAGTAAACGCAGGAAAGAACCCTATACAGCTTGTATTTGTAGGTGATTTCTTTCAGCTTGCTCCCGTTATAAACAACAAAGCAAATGAATCAGAGTTTCTGACACGTTTTTATAAAAAAGATGTGGGCGAAGGATATGCCTTCCAATCAAAATACTGGCGGTCATTCGGCGTAAAGCTCTGCAATCTTACTCAGATAATGAGACAGGAAAGTGCAGAATTTTGTCACGCATTGGATTTGTGCAAGAAAGGCGATATTTCTTGCCTTGACTTCTTCAAGCGGTACTCTTGTAAAAAAGAGATTAAAGACGCAATATGGGTCTGTGGACGCAATCAGACTGTTGCCGCTAAAAATGCCGAAGAACTGGCAAAGTTGAAAGGTAAGCTATATAAGAGCAATGCAATATACAACGGCGAAGTAAGCGAAAAAGACCGTCTGTGCGAAGATGTATTTGAACTTAAAATAGGTGCAAAGGTAGTAATGACAAGCAACGACACCACAAATTGTCTTTATCAAAACGGTTCTGTCGGAACTGTCGTTGCATTTGAAGACGATACAATATATGTCGATTTCGATGGTGTCGAAGAAGTAGTGCCTGTAGGGAAAAAGAAATTTTCTAAGTATATGTATTCGCTCAAAAACAACAAAGGAACTCTTTCAATAAAAAGAGACGAAGTAGGCTTTGCGGTGCAATATCCGATGCGTTTGGGATATGCTGTTACTATTCACAAGTCACAAGGACAAACCTATGACAAAATGAACCTCAACCCCGAAATCTTCTCAAACGGACAGTTATATGTTGCTTTGTCAAGATGCAAGTCCATAGAAAACCTCTACATTCACGGATACCTGTCTCAGCGAATGGTAAGAGCTTCAGCGGAAGTAAACGCTTATTACAATAATCCTGACGAATACCGTTTCTTTGATAATGAAAAGCCAATGGAAAAGGAAAATGATATGATTCAGCTTACCTTTGACGCATTGACACAATAATCGTAGAATGATATAATGAGGGCAGAAAGGAAACACAATGAGCCGAAAAGCTTGTTTATTAACACAAAACGATGTGCCACAATACATCAAAGAAATAGTTCAAAGATTACGTCCAGTTCTTATACAATTTGAGGACGAAGATGGAAATTGGTGGGGATATACATTCCGACTTGATGCCAAATGGAAATGTGGGTATGAATCACAACTACAAAACGATTGTAAAAAACTACTTAAATGGTGTGAAAGTTGGTATGCTCATGCAAAATTGATTAAGTATATGTGGTGGTATAACGAAGTAAGCACGTCAAGAAAACATGAACTTAATGGCACATATCAGCATCAACAAAAGGCTTTGCGTGAAAAATGGCGAAATCACGCATACCTTGTTATATCTGACCCCGTAGCAAACAGATTTGAAAAAGATAACTTTTACAGGGCGGTCAAGAAATGAAAGAATAATAACTTGCATAAAAAATTCCCTTACCTATTCAGTAAGGGAATTTTCAAATTTATATAAAAATTTATTACGTTTTATAGACAAACCCCTTGACATTTCCAAACTTTCATGATATAATAGCACCCAAAGGGTTTGCTTTATCCTACGAGAAGGGCAATCTCTCATAAAGGGCGGAAGAGTCACCCTTTCAGTTTTAATTGAAAGGAGGATGATAAAATGACAGAGTTAACAGCCTGTTTTCTGCAATTCTTATCTGCTATTTACACTGAGGCGGGGTCGTCGCAGTTAGATGCCAATACTCTTGGCATAATAACCGTTTTGGTTACTTTCGCATTGTGTATGATAGCAATAAGCAATATCATCGGAATCGAAAAGATTTGTGACAATATGCTCATCATAAAGATAAGACTCAAAGGGATTCGTCTTTGCTTCTTCATGTATATACATATACGTCATGTATATACATATACGTAAAGATATGTAAAGAGTGTCTTAGGAGTCTATCTATGTAGCTTAATTTATCGAAGCAAAACAAAGTCCGTATTTAGAACCTATGGCTTTGCTCTCTGCTTCTTCCAAGCGAAAGGGTGGCTATTAATCCATTCTTCCGCTCTTTTTTTGCACAAATACTTCAAAAAACGACCTTTATATTATATCACAAAACAAACCAAAAGTCAAGCAGAATTATAATTTTTTATCAACCTCAGACGCTAACCCATTTTTGCATCTAAGGTTGGTTTGTTTAACACGAATAATATGTATTCATGTACCGCCGTTTTTATGATAAAATTTAAGCGAACACTCAATATTATTGACATCTCAATTATAACACAAAACGAACGGATTTGCAACATTTAAATGATACGTTTTCTTTGTGCTGTTTGTAAAAAAATACACAATATTCATTGTAAATTATGCACAATAATCATTACTCGTTTATATGGCAAACATTCTTTAAAAGAATATCAATCTTGCCACAATCACAGCAATTTTGTTGACGTTCAACAAATTGCTGTGTTATAATTAGGGCAAAAAAGCAAATCCTACAATTGATAAAGCGGCTATATGCAATAAGAGGAGAAAATATGATATATCATTGTGATTTAAAGAAAACAGTTGATGATTCGTATGAAATTGAAATCGGCAGAAAACTTTCGGACGTATTGATTGACGATATAAAAAGCGGTCTAAGCGGCAATGTAAGGAAATTTGCTGTTGTAACAGATGACATTGTTGCTCCGCTGTACGCTCAACAAATATATAACAAAATACTCAACGCAGGCTATCATGCCAATATGTTTGTTATACCAAACGGAGAAAAATCAAAAACCAGAGCAATGAAAGAATTTGTTGAGGACTCAATGCTTGAAAAAAGTTATCGCCGTGACTGCTGTGTAATTGCAGTTGGCGGCGGTGTTGTCAGCGACCTTGCAGGTTTTGTTGCAGGAACGTTCGGAAGAGGCGTTCCATTTATCAACTATGCAACTACGCTACTTGCGGCGGCAGATGCTTCAGTGGGCGGCAAAACAGCGGTAGACACACCTTTGGCAACAAATCTCATAGGTATGTTCAATCAGCCGAAGAAAGTATATATTGATATAGATGCGTGGAGAACACTGCCTGAGAGACAAATATCAAGCGGTTTGGCTGAAACGATTAAACACGCTTGTATAGCTGATAGTGAGATGTTCAGTTATCTTGAAAACAACATTGAAAAGATACTTGTAAATGACAAAGAAGCCTGTGAATACATATCCGAACATAACTGTGCGGTAAAATATAAGGTAGTAATGAAAGACGAGCGTGAATCAGGACTGCGTGAGGTTTTGAATCTCGGTCACACTGTCGGTAGAGCTGTAGAAACAGTAAGCGATTACGCCCTTCTTCACGGTGAAGCCGTATCAATAGGCTTAATTGCTCAGGCTCTTCTCGGTGAAAAATACGGGTATATCTCTCACGATAACGTGCAACGTATAATAAGCCTCTGTAAGAGAGCAAAGCTCCCTGTGCTTGTTCCCGACTACATTGATAAATCCGCTCTTACACAAAAGCTATACACTGATAAAAAAGTTCGTAACGGAAAAATCAGAATGGTATTTCAATACGAAATCGGGAAAATAGTGAATTTTGGTAATAACAATTATGCCAAAGAGATACCCGAATCTGATATAAAAGAAATTCTCTATAGAATGTGATATTGACAAAAAGCCTTGCATTGACAAATGCAATATAAAATGATATAATATATGTAATCAGAATTTAAAGCAGTAATCGTGTGCGAATCACAAACTCACATAAAAGAGCAGGTGTATTCGCATATAAATAGGGCGACTTAGCGTCCTTAAACCGAGCAAGTGGGCGTAATTCTGCTTTCGAGTAGTAGCCAAACTCTCGGTAAGGTACAAACCCTGTACATAAAATCCGTACAGGCATCACGCATATTAGTGCATTTTTGCTGAAGCAACCCGCACGTTAAGTGCGTGGCGTAAGCATCGTTATAATGGGTTTTGTTATGCTTTCTGAAGCAACCCGCACGTTAAGTGCGTGGCGTAAGATAGGTCAACGAACTACATCAGATAGATAATAACGAAGTAACTCGCACGTTAAGTGCGTGGTGTAAGTGAAAAAAGAATTTGAGGTTGCGCCGTCAACCGCAGGAAGCAACCCTCATGACAGTATGTAATATAAGTATTTGGTATGTTTGAAATGAATATCGACTACCAAACTTGATACAATGAAAAAATACAATCCCGTTTGTTCAATGCAAATGGGATTTTTTATACGAAAATTTATCCTTCACTTGTTTTGTATTGACATTTGCAACACAAAATGATATAATATAGTAAATTCGATAACAAACTAATACATGGGGGTAATTATGTCAATAGATACTTTGATAAGAAAATACGGTCTATGCTTTAAAACGCTTAACGAAGGTGACTTTGTACTATCATCAACTATACCGATAGATGAATGTGATGACGAAGATGCCTTCTATATAAAACAGCATTGCGATGAAATTGTACAGTATTTGGTCGAAGAAAAGTTTCAATATAATATTAATATGGGTTTTATAGATGCGTTCTTCACATATTTTTCACGAGAAAAGCGAGCCGCACCTTTGATATGTAAGGCAAATGCCATTATTGACGGCGAATACGATGACTGCGATAATATAACAATAACTGATGATAAACTTAAAGAAATGTACAAAAACTACGGATTCCCTATATCAAAGAAAATAATAGGAGATGGCATAAAAGATAAAGAGTTACTTGATGAAAACCTTCTATTATTATGCGAGAAAGCCGTAAATGCTGTCATAGAAAATCCTAAACAGTCAGACCCAATTGTTGCAATTGCTTTGAATGAAGCAAGAGCTATAGCTTATGACAGGTATCTGTTTACCTGAACAAATACATAAATTCAAAAACCTCTTTCCTTTAAATAGGAGAGAGGCTTTTTTTATTATGTGGCTTTATGAGCCATAAAGAAAATGTAAAGACAATATATGTTCAGAAAGAGCAAAACAATATAGAAGTTACAATAAAAACAAGCCTGATATGCGTTAAGGTTTGTAATGTGGCTTATTGAACCATTAATAAAACAGAACAAAAAATAACATAAGTTTATTTTTAAAACAATGATAAGAGGTATTAAAATGGAAACAAAAAAGATAACCTGTAGAGGAATCGAATACGATTTCAAACAGCTACCCACTTACGAAATAATGCGTAATAATGTAGCGAGGGAAGTTGAAAAAGATTTTGCCGAAATGGTAAAAGAAGAAGAGGAAGAAAGAGAGGATTACTACGCAAGCAAAGAAGCGGCTCTGAGAGCGGGAGAAGATTTTGAAATTGACGAAATCATTGAAAGCGGTGTGTCTGTAATCAATGAAGATTATAAAAACAAGCTCATTGATGAAAAAACCTATGACTATATGAGCCACTATTATGAACTTAATGCAAATGTTGTTCTTGACGTTGATGCAAGCGGTTCATACGATAAGGAATCGTTGAGAAAAGCTGTTTCAGAACAATACAACGTTCCTGTTGTATCAATCAAGGAATATGGTGAAGCAAAAAACAACGAAATCTTACGCCAAATGACATACGACAGTATGCTCAAAATGTTTGAAAGTAAAGATTATACAAATTTTCTTGACTTAAAGGCAAACCTTTCAAAATATTCTCTTAACAATATTGCGATGGTTTATAAACAACGTCCTAATGCAATAGCAGTGAAGGGTAGCAACGATTGGTTTAAAAACTATAAAAGACCGCTTATTGTCGGTGAAGCAAAAAATGGTATCAAAATATGGAGACCGTTAGCCGTCACGCTGACTTCTGAACAAGACATTGATAAGTTCCTTTCATCAGCTTTTTATGATAGCAATAGCACAACCTATAAGCGTAAACACGACAGTATGATGAGAGAGCTTAACGAAAAGGGCAAACTAAATGAAATCAAAGGCTATACCATAGGTTATGTTTATGATATTTCTCAGACACGACCTCTTGATAGAGCCAACGACAATTATGATTTAATAGTAAATCTTCGCAAACCTCTTACCGAAGGCGTAGAAAACGCTGAGGAAGTAGGACGTGCTATAGCAACGACACTTAAAGGAAAAGATGCCACTTTCGATTTTGACAAAGATATTTCTATATCTCAAAATCTTTATAATGCTATATACAAAGATGCGGCAGGAATATTTGCGTCTGAACCGCAAAGTGTTACAGGTATTAAATCCAATGATATAAGTTCCGCAAAGGTGCAGAAGATTGAGTCGTTGATTGCTACATACCTTACCTGCAAGCATATCGGCATTGATTGCGCAGATAAAGTGGCTCTCGAACTTACCAATTATATGAACAAGGATAATATACCTACTGCGGAGCTTATCTTACACGGCAGGAAAGAAATATTTGGAACTGCTTTCGATAGAGGTAGTTGTTATGCAAATCAGTTTATAAAAGCATTTGATACCAAATACAACGAAATACTTATCGACAGCCCTCTTGTAGAAAGCCGTATTGAAGCTGTTCGCAGAGGTTGCAATCTGAGTAAGTTCGTAAATGACGAAAGCCCCGAAGTGCGTACAGCGGTTGCCAATACTTATTACGGCTTGGAAAAACTGAAAGATGACAAAGATACTGGTGTACGAAGCACGGCAATGGAAAGACTTGATTACCTTGCCACAAGCAAAGACAGTAACAACCGTATCTTAGCGGCAAAATGCGGTTATGCTCTCGATATTCTTTGCAAAGATGTAATGTCTGAGGTACGAGCAGAAGTGGCAAAACAGGGCTATGCTCTTGATATACTTTGTAAAGACAAATTTCCTTCTGTCCTAAAAGAAGTAGCACGTCAAGGATATGCTTTGGAACAACTCAAAAAGAGTAAATACAAAGAGGTTCGTGAAGTAGCAAGCGAAACGGAAGAAAAACTTTCTCAAAAAAGCGAAAGCAAAAAAGCCGCTCATCTTGACAGATGAAAGGCTTAAAATAGAAAGGAAAAAATATTATGTTTGAAAAATTCAAAGAAAACAGACAGTTGGCAAAACTCGCTAAAAGTGACAATTGGGAAGACAGGGCAGAAGCGGCAAGGAGAGGATATAAGCCTGAAAAGCTTGCTCACGACAAAGATGCCCGTGTTCGTATGGCTCTCGCAGAAAACGGCTATGCTCTTGACACTCTTGCCGCTGATGAAAGCTCTTCAATCCGAGCAATGGTTGCCGAAAAGACAACAAACCCTTTAACACTGGCAAAGTTGTCTAATGACATTTCTCCACACGTTGCTCGTGTTGTAGCACAAAACAATTACACTATGCTCGACACGCTTTACACTTTGGCTAAACACAGTGATGCCGAAGTCAGAGCTTGCTCTGTAGCAAATATGGATTTCTCCATACACTTAGACGACCTTGCAAAAGACAGCTCGCCTCTTGTCCGTTTAGCCGTTGCTCAGAAATTGGTTGATAATGGAATGAGTATTGACCGCTTTGCACACGACACTTCAGATAGAATACTTTCTTTGGTTGCACAAAACAGCACAACAATAGAAGTGTTACACGACATAATGACACAAGCTAAAGAACATTATGTTCAGGAATTAGCTCAAACAGCTATAACTGATATATTGGCTGACGCAAAAGAAAATAAAGAGGCTCTGCTTAACAGCCCTAACCCTGAAGACAGAGCAAAAGCGGCAAGCTTCCGCTACGGGCTTGATGTCCTTGCACATGACGAAAACGCTTTAGTAAGAGAATCAGTAGCACGGGTAACAGATAATATCAATCTCCTGATGGAATATACAGGGGATTCATCTCGTATCGTTCGTGCCGCAGTTGCTGAAAGAGGTATCGGCTTAGATAAACTTGCAACAGACAAGGAAGAAGCAGTGCGAATTGCAGTTGCCAAGAATCCTAAGACACCTACATACACGCTTAATTCAATGATTGCAGGCGCATCATACGATGAGAAAAAGGCTATTATAAATAACCACAACGTAAGCAGAGAGGCACTTGTTAAGCTGTCAAAGGATTCGTTTGAAGACATTGCAAAAAGTGCAACCGATACACTTGCAATAAGGAACGGACAAGAACACGAAAAAACACAAAAAATGGAACGATAAATCTACAAGGCTTATTGATTGCACATATTATATTGTTTTGTATTGACAAATGCAATACGTTGTGATATAATACAGGTAATCAGAATTTAAAACATTAATCGTGTGCGAACCGCAAGCTCACATAAAAGAGCAGGCGCATTCGCACACGATTAGGGTGACTTAGCACCCTTAAACCGAGCAAGTGGGTGTAATTCTGCTTTCGGGTAGTAGCCAAACTCTCGGTAAGGTACAAACCCTGTGTATTTAATCCACACAGGCATCACACACAATTGTGCAGTTTTGCTGAAGCAACACGCACGTCAAGTGCGTGGCGTAAGACGGAGATATTCAAGCTGAATTTCAGGATGGTCCTGAAGCAACACGCACGTCAAGTGCGTGGCGTAAGTCCTTTGCCAGTGTTATACTGGACTTGTGTAAAAGACGCAACCCGCACATCAAGTGCGTGGCGTAAGGAATAGTCGTGAACGGCGTGAGTAACAGCACGAGAAGCGACTTGCACGTTAAGTGCGTGGCGTAAGAATGTGGTAGTTAAGATTTATCGCCTTGACGTAAGACGCAACCCGCACGTCAGGTGCGTGGTGTAAGATGCTATACTGGTATCATAAGTTAAAGTAACCTGCACGTTAGTGCGTATATTATACGAATACGTCCTGTTATTCAACAGGGCGTGTTTTTGTTATGTGGCTTTGTGACCTATAGAATAAGTATAATCATAATTTTCTTTGAAAGGAAAATAATTATTATGGATAAAACAGAACTCCTCACTTCTATAAAAGCAATGACCGCAGAAGAACGTGTTAAGACGGCTTACACTACAATGGACGAAGAAATACTTACCATTCTTTCCGAAGACAAACGTTGGTTTGTTCGTGAGGCTGTCGCTTCTAATCTGAACGCATCACCTAAAACACTGGAATCTCTTGCTGAAGACAAACAAATGTTTGTGCGTGAAGCGGTTGCGAAGAACCCAAATACAGACGCAAAAACATTGTATAAACTTGCTACCGCAAAAGACAACGCAATATGGGTACGCATAGAGGTTGCAAGAAATTCTAATACAGACATAAAAACGCTAAACATTCTTTCAACAGACAAAGAACATAGTGTTTGCTTGGCTGTTTTAGAAAACGAACACATAAACGAAGAAATAATAAAAACACTTGCTCGTGATTCTTGTGTGAATGTTCGTGTAACAGTTGCAGAAAACCTAAAAATCGGTGTTTCGATACTCGCAACACTTGCACAAGACGAAAGTTGGGAAGTGCGCCTTGCGGTTGCACGGAATCCAAAGACAAGTAAAGCAATTCTTGCTGAACTTGCTAAAGATAATAATTGGCTTGTGCGTGAAGCTGTCGCTAAGAACTCGCATACACCATCAGAAGTGATTGAAACGCTTATAACCGATTCCGATATAGGTGTTAGAGAAGCGGCAAAGGAAACAAAAACCTGTAGGCAAAGCGTCAAACAGGATAAGCATAAAAGAAACTCATATCAAGAAAGGAAATAAAGTAACAATGAAAAAAATAATAACTTATATGTCTGATGACGGCAAAACATTTGACGATGAACTGGAATGTGCTAAACATGAAAGAGACCAAGCTATGCGCAATAACGCTGAATTGTGCGTAGAAATGGCTCGTATTGATGACCTGATTGCAAAGAAATATATGCCAAACAGTGCTGACGAAGCACCTGTAAACAATAGCCTTTTATGGCTTATCGCAGACATAGAAAATATCATTTTAAAAGATAAGCAAGCAAAGAACGGTATAATTGATATAATAAACAGTTCTCCTCTTTCGGAACAAATCAAGAGCCTTTTAGATGAAAATAAAATAACTGAAAACATAAAAATTCGTTCCGATTTTTTGTCTGCATTTGCAAATTACGACTATACAGAAATAGCGAACAAATTAGAATACGCACTCTCAGAACAAGATATAAGTAACCTTGCATACATTTATCAGAATGAAAAATGTAAGGAAGAAATTGAAAATTTGCTTTGCAAATGCAACTTCCACAATGAATATGTAGATTTTGCTACAGGAAAATGTGATGAATATATTCTTGGAGAACCGCCGAAAACGGAAAAGAACAACAAGCCCAATGAGCGTTATTGAGGTAGAATACGAAGACGAAATGTTCAATATAGCTCTTGAAATGGTGCAAAAAGCCATAAACAACATTCCCGTTTTTCAAAAAGTGAAATAATGCCTAAAGCTATTTTGTATTGACAACTGCAATACATTATGCTATAATTAAGTCATTCAAAACATTAACCGTGTGCGAACCTCAAACTCACATAAAAGAGCAGGAGTATTCGCATACGATTAGGGTGACTTAGCACCCTTAAACCGAGCAAGTGAGCGTAATTCTTCCTTCGGGTAGTAGCCTAACTCTCGGTAAGGTACAAACCCTGTACATAAAATCCGTACAGGCATCACGCATATTAGTGCATTTTTGCTGAAGCAACCCGCACGTCAAGTGCGTGGCGTAAGTGTAATCTCAGTAAGGCTCTTTCGGCAGGCATCTGGAAGCAACCCGCACGTCAAGTGCGTGGCGTAAGAAGTATTGTGCCGATTGTTTTTTTTAGTGTGCAAGAAGCAACCCGCACGTCAAGTGCGTGGCGTAAGAAATGTATAATCGTATACACTTACAATGTACTGCTATGAAGCAACCCGCACGTTAAGTGCGTTGTGTTTGAGCAGAATGAATCCGAAGATAATTTTGAACGAGCATTTACAAGGAGAAATATGGATAAAAATCGTTTCTTAATACAAATTACATCTGATGAAAAAATCAATATTTGTGAACACACTGGGCTGAAAGCCCTACAGAAAAATGTTGACGGTTATATTGAAACCGTAGGAACAATGGATTTTAAGTCGTTGGGATTAGTCGTTTTCGCTGACGAAGAAGCTTTATTCAAGAATAAACAGCCACAGCTTTCCTTTAATATTCTTGTTTCAACAATGTTCGGACACTCCATCTATGGCAATTGTGTAATAACAAACGTTGATGATGACGGGGAAGAAAAAGGACTTTCAAAGGAAGAAGCTGATGAAATAGTATCACTACTTAAATTGAAAATTGAAAAATTAAAACCCCATATAAAGGAATATCATTCCAAATACGACAGACACGAAAAGTGACAAACTCAAATCGTATTTAAGGGTGACTTAGCACCCTTAAACCGAGTAAGTGGGCGTAATTCTTCCTTCGGGTAGTAGCCTAACTCTCGGTAAGGTACAAACCCTGTACATAAAACCCGTACAGGCGTCACGCATATTAGTGCATTTTTGCTGAAGCAACTCGCACGTCAAGTGCGTGGCGTAAGGTGTGCAATTGTCATTCTGTCACGTCCGACTCCATCGAAGCAACCCACACGGTAGCGTGGTGTAAGCTGACGAATTGAAGAAAAAGAACCACCGACAAAGCAATCACTCCGTTTATATGAATATGCGCCCTGTTATTCAACAGGACGTTTTTTGTTATGTGGCTTTGTGAACCATAAGTAAGGTGAAGAGAAATAAATTTATTGTGTCCTATAAATCGTACACACAAAAGGTTTTGTGTTGACGTTTGCATTACAAAATGCTATAATATAGGTAATGAAAAAGCCGATAGCCAAAGGAGAAAAATATGGGACACGCAATAAATTATGATGTATTTAAGACAACCACAAACAAGAGCGAAATATACTCTTATGTGAACCAAGCCGCAATTTACGAAGGTGATTATCACCACGAAGTTGGAACAATAGAGTTTAAAAATGTATGCTTCAACAGCGAAGAAGAAGCGAGAGAATATATAGAAGGTCTTGGCGGCTTCTATAGGCAAGTAGCGGTAAAGTTCAAACAGAATGACAGTAAGTATTCGAAGACTCTTACGGATAAAGAAAAGCAGTTGCAAAAAGCAAAGCAAGATTATTATTCTTTAGACCACAAAATACACTACGCCGATTGCAAAAGCGAATACATAGGTTGTAAACACTGTGGTTCAAAACTTGCAAGAAAATATATAAAATCCAACCATTGCCCTCTGTGCAACAAGGATATAAGACCCGAAAGCACGCTTGCTCGATTATCTAATATGAAAGCAAAAATAACGAAGCTTGAAGAAGATTATAAAAAGCAAAAGCGTGTTGAGGACGCAAAGAAGGCAAACAAGGCAGAAACATACTGGCTTGTAAAAACAGAATATCACGTTTGATATTATACAGCACTGAGCGGAGCGACAACGCTCCGCAATAAGTGTTAAGTGTAAAAGGAAAAACAAAATGACTGATTACGAACTCAGAAGCCTATATTTTACCCATAACAAAGAACTGCTTTCAAAGTATGCAAAGCACAAGAATGCTGAGTTTCGTAGAGCGGTTGCGTGGAACAAGTATACAGATGAAGCAGATTTACTGATGCTTTCAAAAGATGAAGACCCGATGGTGAGACGCAATGTGCTAAACAATAGTAGTTCACCTTATGTGTTACTATTAGAGTTAGCCAAAAGCGACAACAAGTTCCTTGCCGAAAAAGCTTCAGAAACAATAGAAATAAAGAAACATATTGATAAACTACGCTTTAAGAGGGAACGAGAATGCTAACAATTATAATAGGGAAATCCGCAAGTGGGAAAGACACGATACAAAGAGAACTGATTGAAAGCTACAATATACAGAACATCATAACGTCCACAACACGTCCTATCAGAGAAGGGGAGCAGGACGGAAAAGATTATTGTTTCATCTCAACAAAAATGTTTGAAAAAGCGATAGAAGACAATATGTTTTTAGAGTACCGAGTATATAACACATCGGTTGGAAACAAACATGATTTGTGGTATTACGGTACTCCAAAACAAAAACTGGCGATAGGCAAAAATTATTGCATTATAACAGATGTGCAAGGAGCAAAAGCAAATATAGACTACTATGGAAAAGAAAACTGTTTTGTTGTTTTTGTTCACACTACAGATAAGATAAGAACAAACAGAGCAATGCAACGTGGTTCTTTTGATATATATGAATGGGAAAGACGATTAAAAGATGATAGCCTTAAATTTTCCTCAACACAAACCGATGGTTTGATTGATTTGACTATAGATAATGACGGGAAAAACAATATTGCAGACCTTGCAAAAACAGTTTACGAAAATATAATAATAAAACAAAAAATGCGTGTTTTTCAAAACAGGAAGGAAAGATAAAAATGTATTACGCATCGGGAATAGATTATAAGAACACAATGAATAACGCTTATCGCCTTTGTGTGCTTTTCAATACTTCTGAACTCATTGAGCAGAATGAAGCTTATTGGCTACCAACTGACGGCGATAACTTAATGTGTTTGCAGGTCACACCACGTTGTTATGAAACCAGTGATTTCATAACGTTATTTGAAAGATATGCTTACAAATCTCTTTATACAACAGCGGAATTATCAGAAATAGACAGCCTTATAACAAAGCTAAACAAAGGAATTGTTAATTCAGATTCCGAGTATTTGAATTTTACGGGTCGGCTTTACGATTTATTCGAGCGCAGTTTAAAATACAGTGCGTACCGTGACCTTATTGAAACAGCAGAATCAGAATTAAGAATAGACAGAGAGAATATAAAAATACCTGTAGAAAATTGCTTTAAAAACGGCGAACAGCGTTATATGAATGGCAACGACTACATTCTTACAGGGGGAGACCCTCATTATGTGGCTTTCTATAATGAACAGTACACTGATTTTGGAACAGTCGGTATGAGTCTGAGCAATACCGCAAGCAAATTTGAAAATCTTTCTGAAAACGAAACGCCAACTTTTGATGAAGATGGTTTACTGTTTGCTACACATACCGCCCCGTATACAAAAAGTCTGCGTGAATGCGAAAAATTCATTAACAATCTCAATCATAGGATATACACACCAGAAGAAATCGTCACTTTGCGTAGCGAATTTAACAGAATAAAAGAAAGCGGCAATGACGAATGGTATTTTGATGATAAAAACAATTGTGCTAAACTCATATCCTTACTTGACAGGCAAGCAGAATATGAAGCAACTATGAAGCTGTTAAGAAGTGCCGAAAAGTTAGGAATACCTGAAGAAATTTTATGGGTAGAATGCTATCGACCAGAGCTAAAAGATACTGTAGTTATACACGCTAATGAATACAAGCAATTGTATCAATCAGATAAGACCAAAAACAAAGTGAAAATCCAGAAGGAGCAATAAACATGGGAATCGAATACATCAACAGAATAACAGTAAAAAAGAGCGGCGTATATATATCGACCAAGAGCAATAATGACGGTTATCCTTACCATTCGGTTAGATTAGAAGAATTGTCAAGAATATATGCCGAAGAAGGAAAAGACGCATACGAAAAAGGACTGTTAGATATGATACAATCATATTGTGAACTCAGAGGAAGTCACAAAAGCTTAGAAAAATATAGATATGCTTTATATTCACTCAAAGCAAGACAAATAGAAGAAAAGTTCTACGACAAAAAACAAGTTGTGATGCAACGTTTTGAAAAAGAATACGGCGATTACCGTGACTGGTCTGATGAAGTCAAAAAAGAATATCGAAGTATAGCCGATAAAATAAATGATGAAGAACTTACTGAGAGAGTAAATCTTGTAACAGAGTACGAAAATAAGATAAGGCTAAAAATGTGGAGCTTTTTGAATATGTCATTTGAAGAAAAAAGAAAAGCCGCCGAAAACAGTCAGACTCCTTCTGAGTTTTTATATTCTTTGGCATCAGCGGAGTATTCCGATGAAGAAAATCAACATGAAATATTTCTGGCACTTGCAAAAAACAAAAACATATCAGAAAAAGCAATGAAAATACTTGCTAAAAGTGAAGATACAACAGTTCAATGGCTTATGGTTAACAACTGCAACGTTACCGAAGACATCATCAGAGAACTCGTAAGAGATTATGCAGAAGATGATATACTTATCGAAGCTATAGCAAAATGTGAAATAACTCCTCTTGATATACTCGACAATCTTTCAAAAAGTGAAGACGAATGGGTTCGTGAAGGTGTCGCAGAAAATTTGAATACACCACCTGAAACACTTCTTGAAATGGCACTCAACAAAGATGAAAGGTTCGGTCTGGTTTATGACGAAATAGCAATGAATCCGAACAGCACCGTTGAAATCCTTTCTATCTTGCTTGATAAGAAACACGAATACAGCGAAAAGGGTATTAGCGATTGGACGGAAACAATATTTGCCTCAGTAAAGCAAAATAGAAACGCTACAGATGAAATAAAAAGCAGAGTAGACGAATACATGGAACAAATTACTGCAAATGAGCTGAAAGAAGTAGCAAAGGCACACAAAAAAGAATATTACGGCTTAGACCGAAACTGAAAATGTAAAGGAGCAACATTATGAACAACGTTAATATAACAAACAACCACAGGGACAGAGAAATGGTAGACATTCATACGGTAATCCTCACAGGAGTACACTTATCGAAAAATGATAAGGACAGTATGGACTACAGAATAAGCCCAGAAAAGGCAATCCGTACAGGAAAAGGCATTTTTGACTATTGGCAAGACGAAGTACCAAAAATGCAAGCTTCAGTATTTTCAAAAGTACTTGAAGCAGAAATGAAAAAAGAAGTCGCATACGATGTAAAACACAAAAACACAACTGTTGAGCTTCTGATTCCAGAGATAATTGAAGATGTAACCTATGGCATAAGTCAAAAAGAAAATGAAGGAGACAAAGAGACTTTAAACGACATTCTCAACGAAAGAAGAATCGGTGGTTTTGCCGTATGTTTTGAAGGAGCAATATCTCAGTCGATGCTTCAAGAACATTATGACATAAAAGACTATTTCGGCAAAGCAGATTACGTTTATTCTGATTGCGGAGATGGTGAATTTTCTTTGGTTTTCTACATTGCACAGTATGAAGACAAGACCATAGACTATTTATTCAATGATGACGGTTATCATTGCAATGACTTAAACAAAGAAATGGAAGAGGAGCGGCAAAGAGCAAAAGCCGCCGATAAGAGAATGGAACTCTTTGAAAGAGGATTTAAAGGACAATTTATGTATGAAAGATAAGAACTAAAAAATACCCCCTCGGTAAAGGCTACCGAGGGGGTAAATCATTTTCTTTTTTCATATGAACGATAAGACAGGACTACAATGGCAACAGAGGAACTGCTTAAAAAGCAATTTCAACAGTTTGCTGTTGCGGTCAGTCTACACGCTGTTCAACATTCAAGAACCGTAGGCTCAAACATCATCGTAAAAATCACCCGTTCATCATAAAAAAACAAAGCACAAAATCATCAATCAATATGTTATTTTCATCATCAACATCAAATATCAAAAATGCGCATTTTGCGGTGTACGGCGTACATTTGGCTCAACCAAGCCGTTAGCGAGGAGTTTTGCGTGTACGCAACGGTGTACGAGCGGTGTACGGTGTACACTCTTTTTACAAGAGCCTATTTAAAACACTTTCGTTATAACATCAACAATAAATCAAAAATCAATCTTACATCGGGTGTTTACATATATATTGTACCATAAAGCGGGCAGGAAGTCAATAGCAAAAGCAAAAAATTAATACTAAATACTAAAAAAACAATTATCAAACAGGAATAAAATTTTTATTCTGGAACGCAAACTCGGTACAAGGCACTAAGGAAAGAGCAGAGAACAAACAAAGCCGAAAAAAACAATTCCAAATCAGGAATAATATTTTTATTCTGAAAAAGTAATAACTGCATCAGCAGGAGCATTTGAGGGCGAGAACAAGTAAACTGAAAATAGCAATTACCATTATGGAATAAAATTTTTATTCCGAAACAAGACCACGCCAGAGCTTGCCGCTCCGAGCCTGCGCCCTTCAGAGAGAACTATCAAAGTGATAGAACAACTAAGTGTTCCCAGAGAACCACCCCACCCTTATTAGAGCAAGCACAGGTCTGACGGCAACACATTTCCGAAACAAGCCTGAGAGCAATATAAGTATAACAAGATATACTTATATTATAATATTCCCTGTCTTGCCCCAGACATATTAACCTGTTATAGAACACATCTGTAAAAACACTATTACTATTAGATATGTATAAAAGGCAAATTTAAACCACGACAGCGGGGCGGCGATTGTTCCATTCAATGCAAATTAAATTAAAGGCATTTATAATATGTGTGTTTCAAACAAGGTAGAGCATTGTCAAGGAAAAAAATATGCGTTAACATATATAAAAAAATAGCTCAGGACAAGCCTGAGCTAAAACAAATTGGTAATATAAAGAAATCAATAAAATGCAATACATTAAACATAGTTGTCAGCGGCAAGTTTGATACTTGCCGCTACACTGTTTACAGTCAACTATGTTTCCCATCATAACGTACCACAATAGATATTATAACATATTTCAACACAAAATGCAATACAAAAAGTTATAATTTACAACAAATTTGTAAAATAAATTGAATTAAAATTATTTATTTTTTTTGACAATTTGTTTGGAACAACTCGGCGGCGGTGTCCTGTGACAGGTTTGCTATTATAATATGTCTGAGGAAAAATATGGTTATATATGTATAAAAGTATATCTTGTTATACTTATTTTTAAACATCTTGTCCCCCCTGTTCCTTTGAATTTTGTCTTTTTCTCTGATAAAGCGGGATAGCGGCAAGGCTCACGGGTCGGCTCGCTTCCATTTTCTTGCATTTTTTCTCTTTCTTTCGCTCTTTTTGTGTTTTCTAACAGCTCTGTACAGGGGTTTTGTATTGACAATTGCAACATATTATGCTATAATATAGGCAATGAAAACGAAGATTATATTGTTCAGATTTGGATAAATATTCAATCTTTGTATGGAACACATTTATAAAAGGAGCAAAATTATGGCTATCACAGATGAAGAACTCGCTATTGCTAAGGATATAGCTAAGGATAAAACAAGACCTGTTTTCTTTTACTGGAATGACGGCGTTCCTTGTTGCCCGATATGTCACGAGCCTCTTACAAAGGCTGATAAGTGCCAGACTTGCGGTGTTATCCTTGCGAAAGACGCTTCTCTTTCAAGATATTGTCAACTCATAAATTCACCACAGGCAAAAGCAATCGCAAAAGGCAAGAACAAAAAGATTGCCGCTTATTGGGTTGAAGGTAAGCCTTACTGTCCGATATGTCATGAATCGCTTACAAAGGCTGATAAGTGCCAGTCCTGCGGTGCAGAAATGATTCACGATGAGTCGTTAGACCATTATTGTGAACTGTTACACGGTTAACAGCTTGTTCTATGTCGATAGGGAACATTAGCGGCAAACGTAGCTGTTTAATAACGGAAAAAGAGAGAAGCAATATGAAAAAGGGGTATTTTTCATTATGCAAATGGGTGGCTTGTATAACTATGCTTATAAGTCACTTAGGGGCAGTTTTAAAACCGTATGTCGATGAATGGATTTGGGTCGTCACGAATACAATCGGACGTGTAGCGTTTCCTCTGTTCGTCTTTTTAATGATAGAAGCCTTCTATTATACAAAGAGCAGACCCAAACATCTGTTACGCATCGGCATAATCGCATTAGTCAGCGAAGTTCCTTTTGATTTGCTGACGGCAGGCGCACCAATAAATTATCGTTACCAGAATGTATGTTTTACCTTGTTCTTAGGTTTTCTTATGCTCGTGATAATTCATTCTTCCGCTTATGCTAAGTTTGTTTTATCTGTAAAATGCTTGTTTGAAACGCATCTGAATACTAAGACGGATAAAATCGGGGGCTTCGTATCTTCCGTAATCACTCTGTTAATATGGTGTGCTTTTATGTTTACCGCATATCTTTCTTGTTGCGATTACGGTTGGTTTGGCATATTCCTCATTGGTGTTCTTGATTTTGCTCGGCGGGCAAAGAAAAAGAAGAGTTTTGTCTGTATTGGCATCGCCGCCTTTGCAATATTAAACAAGAATCCTGTCTATGCCATTTGTGTTGTAGATGCTTTTATGATTATTTATGCGTGGTGTGCAAACACCTGCACAGATTATCGTAAAACCGAAAGCAAAAAAATGAAATGAATAAACCTCTTAACAACTTTTCTGTATGGTTTTTCAGAGCTTTCTATCCTGTTCATTTGCTTGTTCTCGGCTTGCTCAACATCACACTGCCTCTTTTCATAAAATAAAAATCATATTACGAGGTAAAAGAGAATGAAAAGAGAATTTCTAAGAGTTGATGAATGCGCCGAAATGTTGGGTGTAAGCAATAAGTTTATATTGCACTTAATCCAAACTGAGGTAGTCGGTTATTTTCGTGTTGGTGCATCATATAGAGTGTTACGGTCTTCTATCGACAGCTATCTCGAAGAAACCTTGCACGTTACTAAATATTACACCTGTACAGGTATATCCAATATACTGAACATCGGCAGACTTGCAGTAACTGAACTTGTAAAAGAAAGTCTTCCGTATATAGAATTACCTTCTTATACACGTTGGTACGACAGCGTTCGTGTTAAGGAATCAGATTTCAACGCTTGGTATTCTAAGGAAAGAAGTAAACAACAGTTTTATACACCGAATGAAATAGCTTCCATTTTTAACATTGATTTAGCCACAGTCACAAAATGGATAGACGATGGTGTCTTCACTTATTATACCATTGAAGGTATGAAAAAAATTAAAGTCAGCGATATAGAAGAGTTCCTTCTACAGCGGGAAACGAAAAAGAAGGTATACACATATTCCGAAATTCTGCAACTGCTTAACGTCACGCCTGCGGAATTGGAACAGATGATAGAGGAAGAAGGCTTTCCTTTAATTGAGAACAACGCAGACAGATATATAGTCGATAGATTCAGTAAAAAATATGTACTTCCTATGAGGGAGCTTGATAGATGGCTTGAAAAAAACATGGTTAATCCCGTTTCCTTTGACAACTATGCAGATACTGAAAGCGAGGAAGAAATAAATGGCAGTAGCGAAAACAAAGAAGAACTATAATAGCACAAACCTTATAAGCAAGGATAGACTGCTCTTAACCTTCGCTCATATTCTTGCAACCGCCGATAGTGACGAACAAGCATTAAGTGATATGTATGAAGCAACACTTTTTGAACAGGAAGTAACCTTTGATATGCTTAATGAGATAAAAATACGCAGAGATGCCTTACCGCTTATCGAGAAAGCCGCAAAAGGAAATACCGATACGACAGTTTACCATATCCCTCTCGATACAATTGAAGCCATAGAAGAAACATATATCTTCTTCAAGGAACGGCTTCATCTTATAAACGCTGAGATTGTAAAGGAAGATAACGGAATTTCAATAAAAAGAAATTGCTGATATATTCACCAACTTCTTTTTTCGTTAATACATTTTTAGGGCGACTTAGCGTCCTTAAACCGAGCAAGTGGGCGTAATTCTGCTTTTGGGTAGTAGTCATACTCTCGGTAAGGTACAAACCCTGTACATTTAATCCGTACAGGCATCACGCACAATTGTGCAAATTTGCTGAAGCAACCCGCACGTCAAGTGCGTGGCGTAAGAGCTGATTTTCATCTTTCACCTATCGACTGGGAACGAAGCAACTCGCACGTTAAGTGCGTGGCGTAAGTATCCCGACAGGCAGAGCTAACGCCATAACAGCGGAAGCAACCCGCACGGCGGTGCGTGGTGTAAGATACCATGTCAGTTTGTATTTAGCTATTCTTCAGAAGCAATTCGTACCGTGATGTAAGCTAAAACACATATTTCTACATAACATACAAAAAGACCTTCTTATCAGGAAGGTCTTTCTCGTTTCTGAAATCATTTTTAAGCATAATTTAGCTGATATTGTTTTCCTTATTATTGAGTTTTGTATTGACAATTGCATTACAAAATGCTATAATATAGGTAGTAAATGCGAAAGGAATTTAAAATATGGCTAATTGGCACAGATGCAAATATGAAGAAGTGGGATACTATTTCTTTAATGCAGATTTTGCAAAAAAGAATGGATTCACACGAGCTTCATACTATTGCAACGAAGAATGTATTGAAAAAATTTTGAAGAGCGGAACATACGCCTCTTATGGCTATTTCAAACACCCTCGTGAAAGTGTGCCTTATTTAGACCACCCGCTTCTTTACAAGAATCCAAAAGAGAAAAAATGTTGCTTAGTGTATCTTCCGTATATGCCCGCAGACGACATCAGACCTGAAGTTGAACAATGGGCGAAAAGCAAAGGTCTTAAAGCTGAGTTATACCCCAAAAGTTGGTACAGCCACGCTTGCCTTGTAATAATCTCTTTACCAGATGTTCATGTTTTAGTTGATGATATGTACAAATAACGAGAAAGGACGTTCTAAATGAAAGCACACATTGCAGGAAGCTCTTATGTTTATAAAACAAGTCAAGCAAAAGCTATAAGAAACAGTAACATAATGGATATGTACGCTTGTTATCAAATAGCCATTGCATTAGCCTTGAAAAAGCTTTACGGTTTTGGAAACAAGAGAATCCGTGATGCTTTCTTCTGTATTGGTGAAGCTATGGATACATTTCATAGTTACGCATCTTTATCTCCAAACAAAATAAGCAAGCACGGGTACGATGACATAGGAACAGGGCAGGAGAAACTTTTTCGTATGGCAAAGAGCCGTAATATAGACACTGACTATTTAAAAGTCACACACTGTAACACTCCTTCGGCACAGCAAATGGATAAGCCCGATGTCTGTGGCATCTATTACATATTCCGTTTATGTGTTGCTATAGGGCTAAACGATAAATGCGGTTTTGGAAACAGCAGAATAAAACAAGTTTTTGATTATACAAACGAAGTGTTCTGTGAATTTGACAAGGCTTCTCATGCGTCAGATGAAATGAAGGCTCTCGGCTACAATGACCGAGATATAGGAAAAAAGCACTTGTTAAAAATGGCTGAAGAAGAGGGCATCGACTTATATGAGTCGGCGGGTATAACCTTCACAGATTATAGAACGGAGTGAAGATTATGAGCGATACAGTTCTTCTGAACAAAGGAGATATTGTTAAAGCAATAGATAAGCTTGCCGCTGAGAGTTTGTTCAACGATGGCGATGACGCACTTATAAGTGCGTCTTGTATTAAAAGAATATGTGAACAGTTACCGCAAATATCTCTTAATTCCAATCTTGTCAGATGCGAAAATTGTATCTATGCTACGCCTTTGGAAAAGCACTGTGTATACAGCAGTAAAATATATCTTAACTGTTCGTTAGGAAGAGGAGACTTTGTTCAGAACGTATGGCATAAATACACAAAAAAATACAGAGATTACAGTCTTGTAGACAAAAGCGGCTTTTGCGATAGCGGAGAGGCAAAAATATATGACGAACACTAATAATTGCATATATCTGTTCTCTGGGAAGTGTAAACAAACAGACGAATGGATAACAGGAAGTCTTGTCGGTACTAAGAAAAAAATGTATATTCTAAAAAGTAAAGCAACCGCCTATATACCATTAAAAAGCACAACACTCTGTACCAATTCTTGTTATGAAGTAAATCCTGAAACAGTACGACCATATACAGGTTTCATCGACAGAGAGGGACAGTATATATTTCTTTCGGATATTGTTGAGTATGAGCAGGAAGGCAAACGTGTTGTTTGTACAGTTGAAATACGCAACTACACTCTTTATCCGTTTGTTAATGTTTTGCCACAGCTTGTTAAAGTCATAGGGAACACGTTCGATAATCTCGATTTGATGTCATCAAAGAAAGGGAATTAACATGGAAAACTACGTTAATAATTTGGCGGTACACTATCTCTTATCTCGTGGCATAAAGGAGATAAATGTAGAAGACCCTTTGGATATTACTATTCCTAAAATTCTGATAAGCATAAAACCCAATTACTGCGAATTGATTGAGAATGGCAAGAAGACACTCGAACTGCGTAAAAGCAAGCCAAAAATCAATACTCCTTTTAAAGGCTATATCTACCGTACAAAGGATAAACGCAACAACAGCAACAAAAACGGAAAAGTCATAGGCGAATTTGTGTGTGACAGCATCATTGAATATCAAGCAGAATTTCACAAAGGCGATGATACTTATCAAGATATTCAAAAAGTTTGGATAGATGAAGATTATCCCGAAGACGGCAAGCATTATCAGAAAATAACAGCAAATGACGAAGACGAACCAAACAACTGTGAATTATGTCAAAAAAGCTGTTTGTCTTTTACAGATATAAAAAACTATATTGGCGAAGAAAGTTTCTTTGAAACATTTTTCGGTTGGCACATATCGTTTCTTAAAATTTATGAAGAACCAAAAGAATTAAACGAGTTCGTTTGTAACGGTAAAACAATCAACCGCCCGCCTCAGTCTTGGTGCTATATAGAATAAAAGCAAAAATCAACTGTTCAGATTACACAAGGAAGGAAAGATACTTATGAATACTACAAAAACGATTGCTTACGATTATTCCTTTAATAGTTCTAAGAAAATTTTATATAACGGGAAAATCGTAGATGGCGCAGACCTTGATGTTTCTATACTTGCTTTCAACAAAAAGGGAGAACAGGTAGAGCTTGTAGATGGAATGAAAACTGCTGAAGGGTATCATCTCTGTTCTGTCATTCGTACATACATCGGTGGAAATAATCTTTTCGGCATTGAGTGTCGGCAAGATGTGTTAGATGCTCTCTACAGAGATTTCGGCATAACCGATATATATTGCAATATAGTAGGTTATTATCTTTCCGTACTGGTTACAGAATGCTATGCTGAGTCTTGGAAAGTTGACGAGGCAATATTTAAATCATTTCTTAAAGACAACTTCTCTTTGTTTGTCAACTCGGACAACTACTCTGGAGAATGCCTTGCTTGGGTTATAAGCGACATAGATTTGAACTTGGAAAAGTCGGATTATCATTTTGTTGCTTCAATTGTAAACAAATGCTGTATTGGCAATTCTGGGGGAGGGAAGCACTTCTATATAAGAAAGGAAACCTCAAAATGAAAAAAATTTTAAAAACTGCAATTATTTTTTCTTGTTTTCTTCTGTGCTTAACGCTTATCATTGCTTATCTTTCCTCTGATAATTTTTTTGAACAAATAATCAATAACGCAGACGCTTCATTAAACTTTGCTTTAAAAATTTTAATGCTCGGTTTTGTTTTTTCGATTGTATATGACGGACTTGCTAAATTTCTTAATAAGATTTTTGGTGTCGTAAACAACAAAGACAATGAAAACAATAAAGACAATGAAAACAATAATTATAAGGAAGGATAAAACTTATGATTTGCGAGAAGTGTTTACATAAAGATGTTTGTTCTCTTAAAAGCAGAAAAAGAAATTCTCAGTTTTGTGAGCATTACAAAGATGCAAATGAATGGCTGAAAATTCCTTGTATAGCAATGATAGAACAATTTATCGGTGAAAAAGGCGAGTTCAGCACACGATGCACGGCACATAACGGTAAGACAGCAGTTATATACCGCCGAAACAATTATGACGGTGTTCTGATAGACGTTACAAACGAATGCTATCATACTGATGTAGCTAAAAAGCGTATTGCCGCTATTGTAAACGAAAACAAAAAGAACAAATGAGGTCAAAAGATGATGAAAAACAAGTATTTTAAGTATTTTCAGCCAAACAAATTAGACCTTAAAGACGAGTACGGAGACTGTGCTGTGAGAACAATCTGCAAAGCAGAAAATATGGAATGGCTTGAAGCTTATGACTTGATGTGGTCTTATTCCAGAGAAGTACAAAGCCCTTTGAATTGCAAATATGGGTTTGAACACATTCTGAAAAAATTGGGCTACAAATATTGTCCGATAAGCAATAAAAAAGGCAGTAAAAGACCAACTGTAACAGGATTTTCAAAAACACATACAAGCGGCACTTATGTTCTTGTAGTTGCAAACCATTATGTTTGCAGTAAAGACGGATTTTTCTATGATACTTTTGATTCTGGTGACAAATCCTTATATGGATATTGGGAAAAAGAGTAAAGCTTGGAAAATGAGGTTTACAATGAAAAAAGGTATTATGTATACAACGTTAATGGTAAAGTTATTTCCTTTTTACAAACTACCAAAGCGATGCCGCACCTGCGAGCTTCTTGGCATTTGTCGTCACAAAAGAGAAGAACAATGGAAGTGTTATAATGCTTGTATGCTTTTGAATAAAACAAACAATGGGTAAGGAACGGAAATGAGCAGAAAAGATATAACAAAGTATTTATCGGAATTGTTAGAAAAACATCTTAACCCTTCAAATGATACAAGGATATATATATCAAGAGAAGTTAGCTTTAACTGTTACGGTGGAGAACAGAAGATAAGAGTGGATTATATGCGGTTCAAACCTGTTAATAACTACACTGCCGAAGGAATCGAAAACGGCAAATTCTATTGTTATGAAATCAAATCATCTGTAGAGGACTTTCATTCAAAAAACGGACACAATTTCATCGGTGATTATAACTACTACGTTATGCCAGAAGAAGTTTTTGAAAAGGTAAAAGACGAAATACCTTCTAATGTTGGCGTTTTTGTTCCTTATTGCGGTGAATACTACGCATGGCTTAGGTCTGTAAAAAACGCAAAAAAGCAACAAAAAAGATTTACAACTTACGAAATGTTACTTATGATGTTTCGCTCTGCCAACAGAGAAACCATAAAAAATAAGAATATATAAATATAAATGGAGATACTAATATGAATATTTGCTTCGATACAGAGACAACGGGTCTCAGCTTCCTTAATGATGAAGTGTTACAGCTTTCTATTATTGACGCTGACAGTGGGAAAACGCTTTTCAATGAATATATGAAGCCTACGCACACAGATTCGTGGGAACAGGCACAGGCTGTTAACGGTATAGCACCTGAAATGGTAGAAGATTGTCTTACGATTGAAGAATACAGAAGCACTATACAACGCATTTTTGATAATGCTGATACGGTGCTTGGCTATAACGTAAACTTTGATGTAGGCTTTCTTCGGACAGCAGGCATTAAAATAGAAAATCGTCTTGTCGATGTAATGACTGAATTTGCAAAGATATACGGCGAATGGAATGACGCTCGTGATGATTGGAAATGGCAAAAACTAACTACCGCCGCCGCTTACTATGGTCTCAGCTTTGAAGGAACAGCGCACGATAGCCTTGCAGATGCAAAAATGACAGCGGCTGTTTACAAAGAAATGCACAAGATTTGAGTTGAAACAAGAGGTAAGTCATAAAGGATTACCTCTTTTGAATGAAAGGGCATTGTATGCTTGAAATAATATATAGAATATACGAAGTTGCTGAGGAAGAAGAGGCAAAAAGAAATCTTGAAAAAGAAAGAGATTTTGGCGTTTACTCTTCTATAAGCAAGACTGTTAACAATGAGCTTGTGATGGACTGCTTAGTGTGCGAAAGCAGAGAACAGTTCAAAGAAATAATAAAAAGCCAATATGGTGAAGATATTGCTTTCAAATACTCCAAAAAACTATCCGCAGGTGCTTTGTATTGCGTTATAATCGGAGAACATTGCTTCAACACAAATCGCTATTTCAACAAAATAACTTTCACTTGCGATTGCTGTGGCGCAACTGTAAGCACATACTATGGCAAGCCTATATGTTTTTCTGACTACGAACTTCATAACACTTTGTTCTCTTTAGAAGAATATTCTAAAAAGCGTTTCTGTAGCAACACTTGTAAAGAACAATATCTTAAAGAAGAACGTTCAAAATTATCACCCGACTCAGAAACGGAATACTTCATTACAAGAGAAATGTTTGAAGCCGATATAGCGGGATATATCTACAAAATCACAAAAAAGTCTTCTGATGAGTTCTATGTAGGGCAAACAATATACAACCCTGTTTTTCGTTGGGGACAGCATCTGAACACGGAAAGATTTCCTCTTTCTGATATTTGTGATTACAAATTCGAGGTTCTGGAAATTGTGCCAAAAGGCAAAAATATCCTTGAACGAGAAAAATATTACATTCAGAAGCTATACAAAGAAAATCCCCAAAAATCGCTTAATATTATGTGTACTGCGGGTCTTATAGAACCAGAAATAGACGGTCAGATGACTCTTGAAGACAATTCCTAACAAGCACATCAATTACACACATTATATACTTTTGTATTGACAACTGCAATACATTATGCTATAATTAAGTCATTCAAAACAGTGTCGTGTGCGAACCGCAAGCTCACATAAAAGAGCAGGAGCATTCGCATACGAATAGGGCGACTTAGCGTCCTTAAACCGAGTAAGTGGGCGTAATTCTTCCTTCGGGCAGTAGCTTAACTCTCGGTAAGGTACAAACCCTGTACATTTAATCCGTACAGGCATCACGCACAATTGTGCAAATTTGCTGAAGCAACCCGCACGTCAAGTGCGTGGCGTAAGTTTTGTGTCAGATGGAATCGGTGCTTAATTGATGCGAAGCAACCCGCACGTTCGTGCGGAGCGTAAGTTTATATTCATTTACGCTAAACGAATATCCTCTGCGAAGCAACCCGCACGTTCGTGCGGAGCGTAAGCTTTTGGGTTTTATTTCCTGTGTTTGCTGATAACGAAGCAACCCGCACGTTCGTGCGGAGTGTAAGTCAAGGTTCTGTAATTTCAGCTCGGTGTAATTGTCGAAGCAACTCGCACGTTCGTGCGGAGCGTAAGATATACACATTTGCAATCCGTAAGCAAAGTGGCATGAAGCAACCCGCACGTCAAGTGCATGATGTAAGGTCTCTGACATTTTAGGGTTGCTCATTGGTAGCCTGTTATAACTCGCACGTTATGTGCGCAGTGTAAGTGGTGATGTGCTATTTGATGAATAAAAATAATAGCGAATTACTGTATGCCAATGTGTGATGTAAGTCCATATCGGCTATGTTATAAGCTACGACTTATGTTCAAGGGCAAAGAAAAACAATGAAAAAAGAATGTTGTTTATGCAGACGTTCAATCGTCTTGTTATGTAAAAAAAACGCTGATGGTTATATTTGTAACAAATGCAAAAAATATATTTCATCTAAAATCAATCTGAAATATGCTGACGCAGAATATTTAAAATCCCTTTATGAAGAAAACAAGAAAAGAAGCAAAACTTTTTCTTGTACAGCTTCTTATGGTTCTTTGTTTATAGACGGGAAAAACAATATGTTCTGTATCAGTAACAGGCAAGCTAACAGGTTGCCGCTATGTTTCGGAGATATATATTATGTCAGCGAATTAAGCTGTGTAGGGCTTTATTGTACAAATGCACGATTTGTAAACAATAGAGTCCTTTGTGATATTAAGTTCAGTTTTACAACTGAAAACACGTCATCTGAAACAACAATTGCGAGAGGGCAAAAATGTTCTTTTAAAATTCAAGGTGACAAAGTTGCTTGGAATGAGCCGCCTGTTTTTTGTGTTTTCAGGGAAATGTTCAAGCAAATGATTGATAACGAATATTTCGGGTTAAATAAAAAACTACAAAGCATACAAAAAATGAAATATGAAATAACTCACACGGAAAATAATTACGATTGGGCGAAAGGCATCATGTTCTTTGATACTGAAGATGAACCGTCCTCTGCCGAATTAAAGAAGCACAGAAATACACTTGTAAAAGCATTTCACCCAGACCTGAATGATGCTTTACACGAAGAAGAAAACACACAAATCACCGCTCGTATCAATAAAGCTTACGAAATATTGAATGACGGAAACAAGTGATATATTTTTTGTTAAAATCCCGTAATTTGTTTAGGAGAAATTCATGATTTACGACCAAATAATTAAAATATGCGAAATCAACAATACTAAGCCAACACCTGTTTTGCGTAGCTTAGGATATAGTGCGGGCAATTTACGGAGTTGGAAAAATGGTTCAGGAGTAAATTCTGATACATTAAAGGCTTTAGCTGACTATTTCGATGTTCCAGTAGATTATTTTTTTGCTGAAAAAGATTCCCCCGACCTGCTTAATATAAGCACAACATCTTACAAAGAAGCAATGAACGTGTACGCCACGAGACCAACATTCTTTGATGACATAGAAAAGAGTTCAGCAGTTAATCAGGGAGAACTTGAAATTATCGCAGATTACTTAGGTTGCAACATCAATATATTCAGTAGAAGCGGCGTGACTGTTAACGATACAAAAACATCGTATAAGCGGTCTGACGCTTTTACACTTGTATTGGAAATACTCAATACGATTGCGACAAGCAAAGAATACAAAGAGTTGCAATGTACCTTATCATCGGTAATTGCTAATAATCTGTATAAACTCGGCATATCGGCAAGAGAATTAACTAAAATAGGCGTTACATCTCCCTACGAAACACCGTTTTCTACGTTTACTCTTATTCGTATCTCTAAACACTTCCATCTGGGGTTAGAATCAATTGTCACAGGGAAAATGTTAGCTTTATAACAAGAAAGGAAATAATTACTTTTATGTTTTTTAAAAAATTTAAAAATTTATGTGAGAAAAAAGGAGTTAAACCAACACCTGTAATTAAAACACTTGGTATTAGCACTTCGTATGAAAAAAGATGGCAAGACGGATTATTGCCAAATGCTGAAATGTTAAAAAAACTATCTGCATATTTTGATGTTCCTATTGATTACTTATTAACCGATACTATGTCATGGGTTGACACAGCCGATAATACTGCATCGTTCAAGAAGGCAATTAGCTTATACACTTCGAATCCTTCCTTTTTCTCAGATGCCGACCTTTGTTCATCTCTTAACAGAGGAGAACTTGAAATAGTCGCTGACTATATGGGGTGTACTGTAAAAATTCTTAAAAGAAGCGGCATTGTTATAAATGACACAAATACAAGCTATAAGGCTTGTGACGCTCTCACTTTGATATTGAAAATTTTAAATACATTTGCAGAAAGCGAAGAATACTATAATTTACAAAAAATTATTTCACAAGCAATTGTTCACAATCTGTTCAAATGTAACATAACCGAAGAAGATTTATCTGCCGCAGGCTTTAGTTTGCCTAACGAAAAACCATATAACATTACAAACCTTCTTACCATATCAGGGCATTTCCACATCAGTCTGGAAGCAATGCTTACAGGAAAAAACTGATTATCTACAAACTCATAAAAGGAAAATTATCATAGGGGGGAATATCAATGACTGTTGAAGAGTATAGGGAAATCAACAAGCAACAAGAGAATAGTAAATACAGAGCGCAAAAAACACACTGTCAATACGGACACGTTCACGACAGCAAAAAAGAAGCTGACAGATGTAATGTTTTGCACCTGATGCAAAAAGCAGATTTAATAAGAGATTTGAAAATACAAATTCCTTATCTTCTTATTGCCGCTTGTCAATATGAGAATATGGAAGATGAGCGGGCAGTTGAATATAAAGCTGATTTTGTGTATTTCGATGTCAAATCAAAAAAGACTGTTATCGAAGATGCTAAAGGCGTAAGGACAAAAGAATACATAATCAAGCGCAAACTAATGAAGATGAAATTTTGTGATAAAAACACAATATTTATAGAAAGTTAGGTGTATTTACAAATGGAAAATAAAAAAACAAGTTATCCTTTAACTATTGTACTCAGTGCTTTAAGCACGATACTTCCCGTTGCTTCTGGTGTCTATTGGGCGTACAGATTGTTTCTGAGCAAGCAATGCGATTATTACATACAAGTTGACAACATCGAAATACCTGTTATTGCTTCTATCGTATTTTTAATAGCATTCATACAATGGTTTGTATTCAGACAGCCGCTTAAACGTATGCTTGGAAAAGCTATTGCCGACAACGAATATGATGAGTTTGGACGCAGTAAAAAGAACACTTATTCCAATTTGACAAGAGCGGAAAGAGAAAACCTTGATAAACAACGTTTAGCTCAGATAGAGCAATTACTTCCAACAAGCGTTTTACAGAAGATAACGAAAAAGGGCAGTCTTAATCCAGAGGAAGACCTTAATTCTCTGGTCGGTCTTATTCCTGTTAAAAATAAGGTAACTGAAATGGTTGCTCGTATGAAATTTGAGCAAGAAACACGAAAGAAAAAATATGATAAAGAAAAACGTCAGTACGGAACAAACGGAAGGCATTACGTTTTTTATGGTTCTGCGGGTACAGGAAAAACTACCGTTGCCAGAATCATTACAGGTTTTCTCTACAAATACGGTTATATCAAAGAAAATAAGTGCATTGAGATTGATGGCAACTTTCTCAAAGCAGGAGATATGAGTGACACAAAAACCAAACTCCTTATTCAGCAGGCTTACGGCGGTGTTTTATTTATTGATGAAGCATACGCTATTCTTGACGGCTCTGCGGAATACGGCAACGCCGTTATTGCTACCCTTATAAAAGAAATGGAAGATAACCGTGATAAGTTTACTGTTATCCTCGCAGGTTACAAGAATGATATGAAAGGTCTTCTTGATTCTAACGAAGGCTTTAAAAGCCGTATTAAAGAATATCTCGATTTCCCCGATTACAGCACTGAGGAGATGAAAAAGATATTTGTGAATATGGCAAACTCGGAAGGGTTCGCCGTATCCGATGAGGCTTTAGAGAAATTTGCACTCCGCTGTGAAAAAGAACGTAAGTTATCCTCTTTTGGTAATGGTCGTACCGTAAGAAATGTTCTTGATGAAACATTAGACCGTCACGCTCTCAACTATGGCAATGGTTCTCTTGTTCGTAATTCAAGTGATACTTCTCCCGATAACAATAGCAACAAATTTATGATATGTCCGTGCGATATAAGCATAAATGTTAATAAATCGGTTCTTTGATTGTTTTGTGCCATCGTTTTGTATTGACAATTGCATTACATTATGCTATAATATATGCAACGAAAGCAGAAATGCTAAAAAAAGACCGATATTTGAAAGGATTGCAAAATGACAAAGATAGTAAGAGTCCCTTTAATCTGTGCCACTGTCAACAACAACGGCGAGGAAGTAGATTATAAGAAGGTCAACGAAATCCTCTGGGATTTACAGCGGCAAACCAGAGATATAAGAAACAAGTCTTTACAGTATGCTTGGGAATGGCTCGGCTTTTCTAATGACTATAAAGAGCAGTATGAAGAATACCCAAAAGAAAAGGATATTCTGAATTATACGTTAGGTGGATACGTTTATGACAAGCTGAAATCAACAGGCAAGTATACGTTGTATACAAGCAATTTGTCGGCATCTTCAAGGGACGCACTTGCAAAATTCAATGGTATGAAGAAAGAAATGTTACGTGGAGATGTTTCTGTTCCTTCATATAAAGCAGATATGCCGTTAGATATAAGCAAACAGTGTATTGACCTCACATACGAGGACGGACATTTTTATCTAACTCTTAAACTGCTCAACAGGGCAGGGGGAGCAAAATACGAAGTGCCTCTGGGATTTAAATTCAAAGCAAGCGTTAAAGATAAATCACAAATTGCTATCCTTGAACGTTGCTATGACAAAGTATACGATATTGCAGGTAGCAAGCTTTTATACGATAAGAAGAAGAAAATGTGGTGTCTGAATCTTTGCTACTGCTTTGAAGCAACTATGGCAGAAAACCTTGATAAAGAAAAAATACTCGGTGTTAATCTGGGTATTGTATATCCTTTATTCGCCTCTGTTAAGGGTGACAGAAAACGTTTTTCCATTGAAGGTGGCGAAATCGAAGCATTCCGTAAGAGGGTAGAAGCTCGCAGAATTTCCGTCCTTAAAGCTACAAAGCATTGTGGTAAGGGCAGAATCGGACACGGAACTAAGACTCGTATAAAACCTGCTTTTGATGTAGCAAAAACAATTGCAAACTTCAGAGATTCGGTAAATCATAAATATTCTACCGCACTCGTAAACTATGCGAAGAACAACAATTGCGGAATTATTCAGATGGAAAACTTAAAAGGTATTTCCTCGTCTGACCCCGATAATACGCCTTTCTTAAAGAAGTGGTCGTATTACGACTTACAGAGCAAAATCGAACAGAAAGCAAAAGCTTGTGGCATTAAAGTGGTTTACATTGACCCCAAGTACACCACTTTAAGATGTAGCAAGTGTGGTTGTATACATACTGACAACAGACCGACAAGAGAACGTTTCAGATGTACCAACTGTGGATTTGAAGAATGTTCAGATTATAATGCAAGTCAGAATATCGCTACACAGGACATTGAAGAAATCATCAAGGAAGCAGTTAAAAACAAAGAATAAACCTCGAAAAGCATCGTGAAAACGGTGCTTTTTCCTATTATAATGTATTGACATTTGCAACACGTTATGATATAATATAGTCAATGCAGAACTTCTTATACAACGAGAGAATCAATCCAGCTCTCAGAAGAAGAACCATCGTGCAAATGGTGAGACTCCTAACACCACGGCAAAATTTGCACATTTACCATTTTCTGCACGTTTGTATACCACAAATGCAAACGACAAAAATGTAACCAACCATTAAAAGACCGTGTACGGAAAACGGCAAATCGTTACATAATGCACAGATGCGACTGATTAGGGCAATGTCAGTCGCATTTTTTGTGCTTTTTCCACATTGACTTTATCAATTTAGAGTGTTATAATGCAAAATAGGGAATAAAATTACAGAAAGGGAAAATTAAACGTAACTCATGGGAACAACAATTACATTTTATGAGGCAGAACCTTTTTACGATGATGCCTACACACTGTTTCCTGTTTTTATGAAAAAAGACGGGAAAAGTTACTTCGTTTACAATCGTAGAGAAGGAGAAACCGAAAAGCAACTGCTAAAAGACGATATGCTTAAAGAACAGCTTATTCAAAACGGTGGCGTTTATGGCACATACAAGGGCTATTATAGAAATCCCTTAGATATGTTGCGGGAAATGATAGGGCGCAAACAGCATTTTACACGTCCTGAGAAAATCTTCGAGAATGTCTTTGAAAAGCAAGGATATGGTAACTTCAGCGGTAGCAGAGCAGAAGCAAGTGCTGATGTAGCAGATTTTTATTACCGCTTTTATGATATTGATGTTTATGATTCTTTAAAGCAATTAGTGATAAATATACTCAACGAAAACTGGCAAAAAGCTATTGAAGAACTTGTGACGGTCGATAAAAAAATTAAAGAATTAAGTGTTGATTCTATTGCAAGCTAAAAATATAACGGGTATCTCACGATACCCGTTTTTCTTATCTTTCTTTTGCCGCTGTCTTGCGTTCTTTTATTGCTCTGTTTTCTAACTGTCTATTTGCAATATATCGCACTGTATCGCAAACATCGTTTTTCATTTCTGTTAAAACTGCTGTCGGTGTATTACTATTATTTGATACTACACAACGTACACTTTGGCTTTCGTGTTTTGCCAATGCCGTAAGAATAGCCGCCCTGTTCGAATATTCCGCTATATTGTATATAAAATCAATATCGTCCCATCTTTCTTTGATAACAGGTAACAACCCTTTATCTGGTATCTGAGAATTATTAAATATCGTAGAGTCTATTAGCCTTACATTAACCTTGAATAATTTTGGTAACAGGTCGATAGGAAGATTAGGATTTCTTGCAATTGCCGATGCTATTAAAAAATCCTTTTCTTCAAGCAAAAAATCTAAGGTTTTGGCATCTGTATTTTTGTTACAAGCAACATTCATACGTACATCATTCCTATTGTCTCTTGCAAGTACAGATAACAAATTAGCAGGTATGTTTTCATTGCTTGCTACAGCTTCACGCAGTCGGTAATCTGGGCTTTTTGCAAATTGTTTAAATAATTCTTCTGATAAGTTAGGATTCATTGCTATTAAAATGCAAAGTTCTCTTTTATCTTGCGTACTCATTTTCTTTTCCATCAGGCGTTCAAGAATAGAAGTCGATGTTCTTATGTTTAATGCAAGAGCAAAACACACTTCATCTTCTTTATCAAATAAAAGAGTTTCCAACGTATCTTCTGCTGTACTTGCGTTCTTTGCTACCTCTTCTCGTACTTCCCATTTAATGTGCTTTGATAATTCATCAAGAACATCAGGCGGTGTTTTCTCATTTTCTGCTACTTTGCATTGAACCCACCAATCTTTATCTTTGGCTAAATATCTAAGAATATCTTGATTATTTGTTTTTTTTGCTACTTCACTGCGGCAATAAGGATTACTGTTTTGTGCCAAAATTTCTTCAACCTCGTGAGTACAATTAGAGTTATTAAGTATATTTTTGCAAATGTTAATATCGGTATCCGTAGCAAGGGCTTTAAGAAATTTTACATTATCAGTATACTTTGCTACGATAGCTCTTATATGTTCATTCTCACTCATCATCAATTGCTCGTGATAAAATCCTTGTTCGGCTATAATAGCAAGGGCTGAAGGGTTTTCACTTTCTATGATGCTCTGGATAAGCATTTCAAGTTGTTCATTTGAATATTTTTCTGTCATCATTTTTTCCTTTCTGCAACTTCTGTTGAACGAAAACAGAAGTTATTTTGTGAATTTCGTTTACGTTTATCTTTCTTTTATATTTCTGCTGTGAGTTTTTTCTAACAACAGTGAAAGCCTGAATCGTGCAACTGCACTTACATATTCTTCTTTATCGGTCATAAGTATGCGAGTTTCCCGCTACGCACGTTCTTACACTCACGTTTTCATCTTTTGCCAAATAATCTAAAAGAGCGGTGTCTTTGGTACTTTGTGCTACCGCCGTCCGTACAAAGCTACTGCTGTCGTTTGCCATTTGTGATAACAACGTTTCATTATCAGACATCAAAGCTATCATATAACGAACCGCTTCGTTCTTGTCTTTAGAAAGTAATTCTATTATTTCTTTGTCCTTAGTATATTTTGCAACCACAAATCTCACATTTGAATCTTCATCGAATGCGAATGACGCTAAATGCTGACCCGATTCAATCATTTCCCGCTTTTGCTGATATGTATAATCAATAATTTTTTTGTTCTTCATACGTGTTCCTTTCGTAAAAAACATTCTACTATATATATAGGTCACAAACCCACACAACCAAAAACGTGTTAAAAGGTTCGAACTTCTTGAAATGCAAATATAAATATTTTGACAACTGCGATATGATATGCTATAATATGAGCAATTCCATTTAAAAATCGTATGCGAATCGCAAGCTCACATAAAAGAGCAGGTGTATTCGCATACGATTAGGGCGACTTAGCGTCCTTAAACCGAGCAAGTGAGCGTAATTCTTCCTTCGGGCAGTAGCTTAACTCTCGGTAAGGTACAAACCCTGTACATAAAATCCGTACAGGCATCACGCACAATTGTGCATATTTGCTGAAGCAACCCGCACGTCAAGTGCGTGGCGTAAGAGTGCAGACAGCTCATACTATCTGTTACGCTCGGAAGCAACCCGCACGTCAAGTGCGTAGCGTAAGATACTGCTGTTATATGATGAAAATTTACCGATTACGAAGCAACCCGCAAAGTAACACGCATACCAGTACATATTGTAAACAATTGCAAATAACAATTCTAAAGCACTTTTTAAAAGTGCTTTTAATTTTTTCAATTTTATGCCGAATCTGTCCCATAAAGCGTACACTCCATAGGTTTTGTATTGACAATTGCATTACAAAATGCTATAATATAGGCAGTAAACGAAGCCTATATGAATAACAAGGAGCGTATGAACTATGAACGTTAATATTTTACTGAATAGCACCCATTCTTATAATGGAAGACATTTTGAATATTACGATGTGGAAGTTGATGGGACAATTTGCGGTATGATAACTGCTACAAATCCCTGTATAGGTTATGATAAATACGACCGTTCTCGCATTGTTTATAGCGTGGAGTTTTATACCAATGTAACTATTTGCAACGGAGAATGTAAAACGGACAATAAATGTCTCTACAAAGAGTTCAAAACATTAGCTGAAGCCAAATATGCTTTCATCGAAGAATATAAAGCAAATCCTACACGCATCACAAAAAAAGAAACCTTCTCAGATATAAAAGGGCTACCGCAAGATTCCTCTGCCGAGTTTTTCCCCACTCCGAAAAACCTTGCAGGTCTTATGATTTCGGGTATTAAAAATTTTAGGGATATTGACACGGTACTTGAACCTTCAGCGGGTAAAGGAGATTTAGCTGAAGCTTTTATAATAGCAAATAAAAAAGCTTACGATAAAAGATACGGATATTCTTCAACTCATCGTGCGAGAGTAGATTGTATTGAACAGGATACAAACCTTCAGTATATACTTGAAGGAAAGCACTATAACGTTATATTTGATGATTTTCTGCACTTTAACACTGTTAAAAGCTACGACCTTATATTAATGAACCCGCCTTTTTCAAATGGCTGTAAACATCTCTTAAAGGCTATTGAAATACAGCGTTACGGCGGTCAGATATGCTGTCTTCTGAACGCAGAAACTCTCCGCAATCCTTTCAGCAACGAAAGAAAAATGCTTATTTCATTGCTTTCTAAATACAACGCTTCCGTCAAATATGTAAACAACGCTTTTGCTTCTGCTGAAAGAAAAGCACGGGTTGATGTTGCAATTGTTTGGATAAATATACCCAGAGCAACCCGCAGTTCTTCTATTCTGGAAGGTCTTAAAAAAGCAGAACAGGAAGAACAGACTAAAACGCCTGATATTACAGACGTTGTATCAAACAATCCTATAGAAGCTTTAGTTGCACGTTATAATACGGAATGTAAGCTGTGTAGAGAGTTTCTGTCCGAATATCAGGCTATCAAGCCTTATATTATGAGTTCAGCAAAAGAACGCCAATATGACAAACCTATCATAGAACTTAAAATCAACGGAAAAGAAGATAACACAAGTATTAACACCTGCATCAATGCACTAAGAATTAAATATTGGCGTTATTTCTTTCAGCAAGAAGAACTGACATCAAAGTTCACATCTGAGTTACAGAACAAATATAGTTCTCTTGTGAACGAAATGGTTGATTTTGATTTTAATACTTATAATCTTAATAAAATCCTAACAAAGATGAACAGCGAACTTATAAGCGGTGTTGAAGAAGAAATCTACAAAACGTTTGACAAACTTTCTTCTGACTATTCGTGGTATCCTGAATCAACAAAAACGAATATACATTATTTCAATGGTTGGAAGACAAATAAAGCACATAAAGTCGGTATGAAAGCTATCATTCCTGCTAACGGCGTATTCTCTTCTTATTCGTGGGATAAAGGAACTTTTAATTCCACTGCCGCTTACAATATATTAAGTGACATTGAAAAGGTTCTTAATTACCTTGACGGTGGTGCAACTCAGGAAGTATCTTTGTCAAACGTTCTTAATTACCGCACGTCAACAAAAAACATAGAATGCAAATATTTCACTGTTACCTTCTATAAAAAGGGTACGGTTCATATCAATTTTAAACCTCAGACAGAACGTTTGATAGATGCGCTTAACATCTTTGTGTGCAGAGGCAGGAACTGGCTTCCACCGCATTACGGCACAAAGTCATACAACTGTATGACCGAAGAGGAAAAGGCTGTTATTGATGATTTTGAGGGCGCAGAGAAGTATAACGAAGTGTGCAAACACCCCGAAATATATCTTTACGAAATACCCAAAGAAACTACAGCTCTTTTACTTGCCTGAGCAAAGCAAAAAAGGCATAAGAATAGCCGATACAAAACGGCTATTCTTACTGTTCCTTTGTTTCGTGGCTTAATGAACCATACTATAAGCAAAGAGGTGAAAATAATATGAGTGAACTTTTACATTCTTTATCCGAAGAAAACAAAAACATAATTCGAAGCCTCATGTTCTGGTCTTGCCGCTATACGAGAGCAAAAGAACATTTTTTAGCATCGGATAAAAAATTGTTATCTTCATATTTATCCCCTTTTGCGAGTAACGAAAAAATATATTCAATAGATATTGCGGAACACTTCAAAAAAGCGATGCGTATAGCTGACGTAAACATAAAAGATGCCTTAACGACATTAGATAAGAACGGTGTTTCAAAGGCTATACAAATTGCCGCAATACGTTGGTCTCAGCAAAAAGGCTACGATGAATATGACCCTGAACCTTTTTTTGATAGCATTGCTTCAAAAAACACTAAAAGCAAAAATGAAAGATGAAAGGAAAAAAGAAAATGAAATCTTACAAGGACTATTCTAAAACCTACATCGGTGGCAGTGACTCAGCACGTTTAACGTTAAAAACAAGTGACGGTGCAACAGAGCCGTTATACTTTGGTAAAGACGGTGATTATTCTGCTTACATCGTTAATGAATACACACCCGTTCCTGAACATTATCACAAGAAATTTGAGTGTCACGACAGTCTTGAAATATACAATGATTTTGGTGAGCTTGAATGGTCTGCAAAAGCAAAAAACATTTCTGTCTACACAGCAGGTAATTTTGGTTGCTTGATAAAGCTCGAAGGAGCTGAAAATTACAAATTCAACATAGCTAATCTGACATGGAATATTATACACGAATCCGATGATAAAAATGGAAAGCCCTCACTTTGGGCTACGGAAATCGACCATAAAGATTACGGCAGATTCGCTTGGATTGTTAAGTATGATGATAATACTTATAGCGTAGAAGTTGAAAACAAACAGAAAAACGGATATGACAAGTTGTTTGAGAGCAATACGCTTTATAAAGCACAAAAATGGGCTTTTGCAGAGTTTACTCGTTACGAGAGTCAGTCTATCAGTAATGAAAGTCACTGTCGTAAAGGAGTAGAACGATGAGTATAGCTAAATACAACATAGGAGATAATTGCTACTATGTCACCGAAAAAAACGAAATAATACTTATTTCAATCAAAACCGTAAAATATGTAAAAACATTACGCACATTTGTTTATACCACAGATGCTAATTATGGTTATATTCCTGAGTCAAAATTATTTGATTCGTTTGCCGCAAGCAAAGAAGGCTAATAAAACAGTTCTTGTCAAAAATCGTGTTTTATGTTACAATATTTATAACATATTATTGTATATGCGAATCACAAGCCCACACGAAAGAGCAGGAGCATTCGCATACGAATAGGGCGACTTAGCGTCCTTAAACCGAGCAAGTGGGCGTAATTCTGCTTTCGGGTAGTAGTCAAACTCTCGGTAAGGTAAAAACCCTGTACATTTAATCCGTACAGGCATCACGCACAATTGTGCAGTTTTGCTGAAGTGACTCGCACGTTAAATGCGTGGCGTAAGTCTTGGAAAGAAACTGACTGTTCTTACAAAGAAGAAGTAACACGCACGTTCGTGCGGGACGTAAGTTTGAAGGCAGTACAAAGTATCTTGCAGAGCTTATAAAGCAACTTGCACGTTAAGTTCGTGGTGTAAGAGCCGTAAATCACTGCGATACAGCATGGTAAACATAGAAGCAACCCGCACGTCAAGTGCGTGGCGTAATCGTCAACAGCGCAGAGCTGTTTGCAAGCGAGAAGGAGTCAGGTCGATGGACTTAAATAAAGTGAAATCAATAGCAAATTCTTTTTTGCACTTGGAAATGGAACAAAATAAAGAATTTCCTATATTTGTACATCACCCTTTTTTCGATAGCATTATGATTTGCGACAAAGAAGGAATCTTCAACGTTTTAGAAGAGCCAGAACGTTATGACAGATTTCTTTCCGATTATAATAATATGTTCATAAAAAAAGCCGATAGCTTAACAGCAATCACAAGGCTCATCAGGAATAATTACAAAGTATGCTTTTTGAGGTTTCTTTATGAGTCTAATGCTATCACATTGAAAGAATGTGGTAATGAATTAGCTCTATGGTGGTCTTTTGTAAACGTTAATCACGATGTTAATGTTTCAAAAACAGCCGTTATGAAATGGCTGAAGGCGGCAGACAAAGAATCTTTAATGGATAATGAAGATTACACTGTTTATAATAACCTTCCTGATAAAGTGACGGTATACAGAGGCGTACAAGAGAAAGACCACGCTAAAGGTTTCAATTGGAGTTTATCTAAAAAAGTCGCAACTCGTTTTGCAACCGATATTGCCTATAAAAAAAGAGGGCATTGTTTGTGAAACTACGGTAGACAGAAAAGATATTATCGCATATACAGACCAAAGAAACGAAAAAGAAATCATACTTGACTATAAGAAGCTTGATAATATTAAGTTTATGAAAGTAAAATCTTCCCGTGAAATAGAAAGATGATAAAAGGAAAGAAGGGCTAATCATGAGATTTCAAGATATACCAAAATTTACACCAGACGGCTCATATCAAGTAGATATACCATTGGCTTTTTTGGAACGCAGTTTAGGTTCATACGATGAAGCATACGGGCTTCATCTAAATCCCGACTTCCAACGAGGTAACGTGTGGTCTGAAGAACAGCAAATTAAATGGTTGGAATTTTTCTTTAGAGGGGGAAGAAGCGCAAACGTCATATACTTCAATTGTCCTGATTTTTCTGCACATAAAGCACATAAATCGGAACTTTGTGATATACAAGGAATGTACTGTGTAGATGGTCTTCAGCGTCTTACAGCAATGAGAAGATTTCTTAAAAATGAAATCCCGATATTTGGTACATATTGTAACGAATTTGAAGATTCCAATGCACTTTACTCTTTTTCTTTAAAATTCAATGTCAATTGCCTGCAAACACGAAAGGATATGTTGCAGTGGTACATTGATATGAATAGTGGCGGTACAGTCCACTCAGAAGAAGAAATAAATCGTGTCAAAAAATTACTTACAGCCTGTGACAAACAACCGCCGAAAAGCAAAAACGAGCCAACAAGATAAATAACGACCCAAGCACCCGCTCCATAGCAGGTGCTTTTTTATAACAATTTTTTGGTGGTTTTTCTTTCAAAAACAGTGGACGAATCATTTAAAATATGTTATAATTAAACTATACCATTTTGTGTGGTTTGAATAACAGAAAAGGTGGTGGCTTATGTACGATATTGGCTTGCCCGAACTTAAAATAACCGAAAAAGCAACAGGTGAAAATAACGATTATACTTATCAGTCAACAGTTAAAAACTCACCTGAGATGTGTCCTGAATGTGGCTCGACTCATATTGTTAAGCACAAGAAGCACGATAGAACAATACGTGACTTGAATGAATATGAACATCGTGTCAGCATCATCATTCACGGACATCGTTATCAATGTAAAGAGTGCGGTAATACTTTTGGTGAAGAATTAAACTGCGTTGACAAGTCAGGCAGACTTACCAAGAGGCTTATTTCAAATATACAGCTTGAATGTTTTGACAAGACCTTCAAAGATATTGCAGACGAATACGGCATTTCACAGCCTTCGGTAAAGCGGATATTTGAAGACTATGTTGATGAGTTGTCAGAGACATATACACGGTATTCCCCTCAAATATTAGGCATTGATGAAGTACATCTTCATAATCAATACTGCGGCGTTTTCATTGATGTGTTAGGGCAGAAGGTAATTGAAATGACCGAAAATAGAAATAAGGATACGGTCAAGGCATTCCTTAAATCTCTCCCTGAAAATCATAAGATACAATGCGTAACAATGAATATGTGGCAACCGTATAAGGATTCTGTGCTTGATGTTTTAGGCGATGTGCCAATAGTGATTGACAGGGTTCATATCATTAAAGAGATGAACAGAGTATTAGAGGACATAAGCAAAACGCTCCGAAACGATACGAAAAAAGAAAATCTTATTTCTTTGAAAAATATGCGTTTTCTGTTTATGACGGGCAGTGAAAGGCTCACTTCCCGACAGGTTAAACGGCTTGATGTGTTCCTTGAAGCATATCCACAGCTCAAAACGATATATTATCTCAAAGAGGCATTCTGCAACATCTATCAGTTTGCCAAAACGAGAGAAGAAGCAGAGCAGATGTATGCCAATTGGATACAGGCAAACAAGGACGAGAATTGCCACGACTTTGATAGCTTTATCAATACGGTAGGAAACTGGCACACAGAGATATTCAATTACTTTGATAACCACTATACGACCGCACAGACCGAGAGACTTAACAAGGTCATTCGAGAGATTGACCGAGCAGGCAGAGGATACACCTTTCCTGTTCTTCGTGCAAAAATCCTGTTTCGTCACATTACCGAAAAGGAAGGCAAACACATTTCTAAGAAATAGGCATAAACAATCCCCTTACCATTTGGCAAGGGGATTTAATTTCAAAAAAGGTTTTGAGGTATTTTGGTTACATCTATTCTTCCAAATTTATCAAATACTCCTATTTCTCTGAAAAACAACAATCTTTTCCATTCGGGTTCATTTACGCAATACCAACAGGTAGTATTTGACATGATATTGAACTTAACACAAAAATCTTGCCGCTTTTGCACTCCTTCTTCAAATGTCAAACCATTTTCACAAACAACGCCATAATTGCTCTTTTCTTCTTCGGATAAACCGTTCAAGTCATCAACATCATAAAGAATTTTATGCGATATAGCTTTTTGTCTTTCAGAAATAAACGACTTATTATAAGAAAGGTATTTTTGTGAATTTATTCTTTCTTCATCAGCGGGATTTATCTTCTCAATTTGTCGAAATAACCGTCCGTCATAGCAAACAAAATCTAAAGTCAATACGTCAGGTAAATAATTAGAGCAAATTTTTCTGATATGTCGCAATTCATCTTGCAATGATATAGCTTCTGCTTCTAAAGAAGAATCTTGGTACGAGGGCTTGTATCCTTTATCTTTGTGAGCATAATGTTTATCACGCTCGGTATACACTTGCTTAACAATACTGTCTGCTTCAACGATATTTCGTTTTTTGCCGTTTGTGCAAATAGACTTATCCAAAACAGCACAAACATTGATATAATAGTCACTTCTGGAATTGTAGCACAGCCCTCTGACATCATAAAGGTCTGTAATGTGCTTTGAGATGTACCAAAGCGAGTCCAATGCTTTTTTAGCATCAAGTAAATTTCGTGCGAGATGCCACTTTTCAATATTTGTCATAAAGAGCCACCCTCTTACACAAACATCTGCTGAAGCAAACCCTTTTTCAGTTCTTTCCACTTATCAAGCTCTTGCTTTGCGTAACTGATAGCTTCATCAAAAGCAGAAAGAAAGTCTGCAATTTTTTGCTGTTCTTCAAAATGGGGCATTGGAATTTTACATTTACCTAATTCACCTTTACTTATCTCATTGAAAGTCGAACCGCAGGCTTTTTTGTTGCAATAATTCTTAATAGTGGGCTGTAAATAATAGAGATATTCTCCGTTAATTCTTCGAGGAATTAACGATTGAAAACCTTGATTTGTAGTACATTCGATTGTTGCGATAGCCATTTCTCCAAGCGTCGCTCTCGAAGTCAACAAAATTGTCCCAACAGGCAATTTACGGGCAGATGACTTTTCAAACCCTACCTGTGATATTGTCCTTACACTTTTTGACACATACTTTGTTTTGCCGATTTCAGACGGTGTGAACCACTGTATATTGCCGTTCCAATAATCAATATTTTTCGTACTCGGTGTTCCACCACCTACAATATTGCAAACGTCTTCCAAAGATGTTTGCTCCCACTCTGGATACTCCGTCCCGTCCTCACGCTTGAAGCGTAACTCTTGTGAAAAGATTTTCTGCATAGCGGATTTCTTCTGTTGCTCAAGATTCCGAACCTCTGCTTCAGATTGTGTTATTACCTCATCAACGGTAGAGAGGAAGCCTGCAATTTTTTGCTGTTCTTCAGGGCAAGAAGTCTTGATTGAAAACGCTCTAATATCTTCAATTGTAACTGTGGCTTGTCCGCTCCCTTTAGTTGCATTTCTAATTTGTGATTGTCCTGATTCTGAACACATAAAGTAATACAGATAGGCAGTCTGTTCCTCTTTTATTGGCTTAGCCACACAAATAGCCCCACTTAGAAAACATTTCGTAGTGTTGGGAAATAATGCAATGTTTCCTACACTCGCTCCCACAATAGAAAACAACAAGCATTTTCTGTCAAGAATAATTTGTTCAAACTGGCTTGCCACTTCTATAGGAATATAATAATCAGTTGAATAATTAAAATTCTTTCCTGAAAAATTCTTTGTTTGTAAATACGGAAGTGTATTATCTTCCTGTTTAGTTAGCAATGCTTGTTTAATCGTTTTAGAATAATCAAAACCCGTCTGTTTAGTAACAACATCACAAAAAGAAACGAATGGCTTTTCTTTCCACTCAGGATAATCCGTCCCGTCTTCACGCTTAAATCTTAATTTTGGTACTAACATAACGCCCCTCACAATCCAAGCAGTTTTAATCCTGCGTTCACTTTGTCAATAGCCGCCTGTTTCTTTGTTGTAATGTCTGTAAGTTCCGCACGAACCGCCTGAAGGTCAATCTGTTCTTCTTCCTCAAAGGTATTAACATAACGAGGAATATTGCAGTTAAAGCCGTTCTCTCTGATTTCATCAATAGATGCTATATGAGAGAACTTCTCAATCTCAGCCCTCTGTTCGTATGCGTTAACGATACGGTCAATATCATCATCGGAAAGTTCGTTCATATTCTTTCCCTCTGTGTAATATTTGCTTGCATCGCAGAACCAAATATTGCCGCTGTTACCGTTCCTGTTCTTTTTCAGAACGATACAGCACACGGGGATAGAAGTGCCGTGAAAGCAGTTTGCGGGCAGACCAATAATTGCATCAATGACATTCTGGTTTTCAATCAAATACCGTCTTATCGTTTCTTCTTTGTTACCTCTGAACAGTACGCCGTGAGGGAGCAGAACAGCCGCTCTGCCGTCCTTATCAAGATGATAAGCGATGTGTTCAAGGAACATCAAGTCGGCGTAAGACTTCGGGGCTAATGTCCCACAGTTTGAAAAACGGGGGTCACTCTCAAACTTTGAGTCGGCAGACCACTTTGCAGAATAAGGGGGATTAGCAACCTGAACCTGAAACTTATCTTCACCGAAATTATCGTGTTCAATAGTGTCGTCATTGAATACGGTAAATTCCTTATATGGAACACCGTGCATAAGCATATTCTGTCTCATAAGGTTGTATGTCGTGCCGTTCATTTCCTGTCCGTAATAATGATTAACCGTCCTGTTGGAACAGTGACGTTTGACTTCGAGCAGGAGAGAGCCACTTCCTGCACACGGGTCACAGGCACTTCTTACAGTGTCAAGACCAAGCGTAGCAAGCCGTGCTACGAGTTCCGACATTTTTGTAGGTGTAAAGAACTCACCGCCTTTCTTGCCTGCATCGGAAGCAAACAGACCAATCAATATCATATACGCTGTACCGAGAACATCAAACTCAGCATCTTCAAAATTAAAATCAATGTCATACACCTTATTGATGACCTTGCTGATAAGTTTTGTTCTCTGCGAAACTTCCTTGCCTAAATCCTTATCTTGTAAATTCATATCATCGAACAGTTTATCGAAAGCAACTTCACTTTCTTGACCGACAGTAGAACCGATAAGAGAAGCGATAGCTTTCTCATAATCTTCAATGCTGAATTTGCCGCTTTTTATTCTTTCGACAATAGAATTGAACAGATTGTCAGGCTCTATGATATAACCCAAGTGGTCGAGTGACATTTCCTTAACAGCCTCTGCCAACTCTGGGTTGGCAAGGGCTTCACGGTAGGTTACGCCGTCATTTTTCAGAATTTCATTCATATATTTCTCTGTACGCTCAGACAGATAGCGATAAAAGATAGTACCGAGAATATAATTCTTGAATTTAGAACTATCCATACTGCCACGCAAATCATTTGCAATAGCCCATAACTGTTTCGCAAGTTCCTGTGATTTTGTACTAATATCAGACATATATTACACTCCTTCTGCTGTGAATTTATCGTACATATCCTTGATGAAAGTCATAATTGCATTTATCAGCTTTGTTTGTTTTAAAAGCGGAAGTTGCATATCTACAAGACGTTCACGAATTTTATTTTTTGTGATACTGTGTTCATCAACAAAATATTCGTTCAGAATTGAAAGTACAAGGTCAGGGGTGATGCCGTTTGCCTCTGCAAATTCGGTAACATCGTTCTCCATTACTTCCTTCTCATACTGTTCATATTCCTTGACAATATCTTCATCTGGGTCAAGGTCAAAGAAACGAGAGTTGATAAACGCTTTCATTATGCCAGACTTGTAACGCATTTTTTCGTTATCGGAACGGTCAATCTCTCGTAGAATAAGGTCAATGCTTTTCTGCATTTCTTCCTTGTTCTTACGATTGATTTCTTTCAATAAGTTCAGCACATATACTACATTGATTTTATCAGTACGGACAAGCTCAATATTGAAATCAATATCCGCAAGGGTAGTCTTTATACCTTCCTTTGCCTTTGCCTTCTGTTCATCAAAGAAAGTTAAGTACCACGACTTGTATTCTGTATATTCTTCCTCATTCAAAAACATTTCAAGGTCAGCCCAATCAAATTTGCTAAAAGTTTTCATTGTAGCCAAAGCCTTTGCAAGTATTCTGAATATGATGATAAATTCCTTCTGCTTATCTTCTTCAATAAGATTGCCACAGTCAGCGGCAAGCGGGCAAATCTTACGGAGTGCTTCCGCTTGCTTGCAATATTCGGTCACATAGTATTCGTAGCTTTCCAGAAGATAATCGTTAGGGTTTCCACTGCCGCTAAACAGTTTCAAAGCGGCATCTTGTGCCTTCTTGATGTTACGATAAGTCACTATCTGCCCGAACTGTTTTGTAGGCTTGTCTATACGGTTTGTACGACTGTATGCCTGTACCAAAGAATGATAGATAAGGTTTTTATCAAGGAACAATGTATTCGTGGGCTTGCTGTCAAAGCCCGTAAGAAACATATCCACAACAATAAGCAAATCGACTTGCGGAATATCCTTCTGTTTCAAACGTTTTGCAATATCCTTACGATAAGCATCAAAAGTTGTAAGGTCAAAACTTGTGCCAAACATAGCGTTGTAATCGTCCATACACTCCTGCAAATACCGTGCCGAATGTTCGTCCTGTCCTTCAGAAAGTTCTTCGTTCGGCTGAAAAGTGAAGATAGCACAAATCTTGTAGTCTTTGTCATTCTTCTCCTTGAAAACGTGGTAATAATCCATAAGCGTCTGTATCTTATCAACTGCAAACAACGCCGTATATACATCTTTTCCTGTCGGCTTAATATGAGAATCAAGCGTAGAAAGGATATGTTCTGCAATCATAGAGATTCGATGCGGATTGTGATACAATTCATCAAGTTCAATGTTCTTGCTCTTGCAGTAATCAGGGTCGTCAATTTTTTCAGGGTCAAAACCTTGTATCGGAATACTGTCTGCGCTGATGGAACGCATATACTCAACAGAGAAGCGGAGTACATTGCCGTCTGCAATAGCCTCTTTAATCATATAGCGATGAATACAAGGGTCAAGTGTTCCCGAAAAGAACATATCTGCCGTTGTCCTACTGTTGCTTCCTTTATTTTCTTTAAAGATAGGCGTTCCTGTGAAGCCGATGTAATTACCGTTATGGAAATGCCTCTTGATGTCGCCGTGCATTTTTCCGAATTGTGAACGATGACATTCATCAATAATGAATACGCATTTCTTATCGGCAAGTTGAGCCATTACATTTTCATATTTCTTGTTTTTTACCGCATTTGCCATTTTCTGAATAGTTGTAATTACAAGAGTCTTGTTAGTATCCTGTAAATCTTCAACAAGATTTCTTGTGCTGTCTGTATTATCAACACAGCCTTGTTCAAAGCTGTTGTATTCGTCAACCGTCTGGTCGTCCAAGTCCTTACGGTCAATCAGAAAAAACACCTTATCAATCAACGGATTGTCACGAAGCAAGCTTGCAAGCTTATAACTCGTAAGCGTCTTACCTGACCCCGTAGTATGGAATACATAGCCGTTCAAATTACTGCTGAGAATGCGTTCCATAGACTCTTTAACAGCGTAAATCTGATAAGGACGCATAACCATAATGATAGGTTCTGTTTCTTTAATAACCATAAATTTCGTGAGCATTTCGGTCAGAGAGAACTTATCAAAGAAATCTTGTGTAAACTCACCAAGTCGATTGATACGAATGTTATTTCTATCCGTCCAATAGAATGCAAGGGATTTCAAAATAAGTTGTTCTGTTCCGTCTGCTTTTCGTTCATTAGCGTTCGCAAAATATTTTGTCTGTACGCTGTTCGATACCACAAATATCTGAATAAAGCGGAACAAGCCCTTGAAGGAATAGGTGCGATAGCGGTTAATTTGATTGATAGCCTCGTTCAACTCTACGCCTGAACGCTTTAACTCAATCTGCACCAAAGGCAGACCGTTAATAAGCACGGTCACATCATAACGATTCTTATATTCTACATCGTCTTTGTGCGCCTTATCCATAGTAACCTGATGCGTAACCTGATATGTATTCCTGTATATATCGGAAGTCAGAAATTCGGCATATATTGTCTTGCCGCTATCCAATTCAAGCACCCATTTCTCACGGAGAACCTTAGCAGATTCATAAATCGTATGGTTTTCCAAACGGAGCAGGACTTTATTAAATTCGCTGTCAGACAGTTCTGCTACGCCTTTTGCCTCGATAAGAGCTTTTGCGTTCACTTTACAAAACTGCACACGGAAGTTGGCAAGCACATCATCATAGTTTGCCATATCAATATAAGAATAGCCCTGTTCATTATTAAGCTGATTTATGAAGATTTTTTCAACTTCATATTCGGTTTTCAGCCCGCTCATAATCATCGCCCTTTCATCGTATTGCTCGTCATAAATAACCACATAAAAAGTAACAGTTTTTAGTCGCCTTCATTGTATCATAAACAAAGCGGAATGTCAATACACGACCACCTAATTTGTTACAGATATTTCAACACGTTGCATACCACTATTTTTCACTACAAAATCTATCTAAACATCTCTTTTTCAAAAAAAATAATTTTTTTCTTCGTAAAAGGCGGGTTTTGTATTGACATCTGCATTACAAAATGCTATAATATAGGCAGTTAAAAAACAATATTTGCCGAAAGGAAACTATTACAATGACAAACTTGAAAAATTTCGTGATAGATTTCAATTCTATCCAAAAGGAAATCAATACGATTGCCGACTCAGAAAAGAGTTATCTTGTCACAGCTCCCGAAGAATACCTTTGCGTACCTGAAAAGTATTCCGAGTACGGTTTATGTACTCTCGGACAGCTTATAGGCTTTCCTGCAAATTTCATAGAAAAGGTAAACACAACAAACAAAGACCTCGCACGAGAAATTATTGCCGATAGAATGAAGCTATATTTCAAAAACGATAAAAGCTTTGTTGTGCGTGAGTTCAACGAAAAAATAAGTGGAGTTGTTTCAAAGAATTACACTTTTTTTGATGATAAACAGGTTGCCGAAATATTACAGGCAAGTCCTCTTGCTAAAAAGCCTTTTGCTTATTCCTGCGTAACACCCGAAAGGCTTCATCTGAGAGCAATAGACAGTGAAAACCCTTTTACCATAGGAACTGATAAAAGCCCTCTTTTCTTCTGTTATTTCGTTGATAACTCAATGGTAGGGCAGAGTGCTTTTAAAGTAACATTAGGCATTTACCGCCTTGCCTGCACAAACGGTATGCTTGTTCAGAGAAATAAATTTTCTATTTGCAAGCAGATACACAGAGGCACAAAAGACATAGCCGCAGAGTTCAACAATGCTCTTGCTGTTATCGACTCTAAGAGAGAAGAAATAAAGGATATGCTCATAAAACTTTCAAACGAACCCGCTCAGATAAGCAAGCTTGATGAATCGGTTGCAAAGGCTTATCTTGCAAAAGCGTTGATTCTCTCAAAGAAAGAAACAAATAAGGTTCTGGAACTTTATCATAACACCTACGGCGGTAAATCAAAGTGGGATATGACAAATGCTATTACAGAGTTCGCTCGTGATGTGAATAGCATTGAGCGAAGAACACAGTTAGAAGCAAAAGCTCTGATTGTAGCTTAAACAAAAAACAAATACGGCTCAGGGAAAAGTCGTATTACCGATGCTGTTCAATGCAATAGCACTGAACAAAGAAGTATAGACAGCTTACGGCTGTAGGCTGTCTGTGCTTAAATCGAAAGGAACGTAACTCATGAAAAAGAAAAAATGTCGTTATATAAAATATGTAGCAATGTTATTTGCTCTTACCGTTGGCTTGTATTTTTTTATTGCTTTTGAAATGGCAGACAAAATGGATACCTCAACCGTAGAATCCTTTTATTCGATAATGGGCGTATCGTTAGTATTCTTCTTTATAATAACTTTTGAAGGCTTGATTCTTCTTGAACACTTCTGCTACAACATAAAAAGATTCATTCTGATATACAAGGATTGTGTAAGAGAAGAACGATTGAAAAAGGCTCAGGCGCAACAGCAGAAAATACGTTAAGTAAAAATATAATAAAATAATGAAAGCGGCAATGCAAAAAACTGTTAAGTTTTATTGACATTGCCGCTTTTTGGTGCTATGATATATATGAAGAAAGAATAAGGTAAACGCTTTATAAGGAAGGTGTTGTTTAAATGACAAGTCAAAAGTATTACGACATAAACGGATTAGAAATCAAAAGTGGTATGACCCTTTTAATAGGAGAAAAGAACACAGATGTTCCCGTAAGGATTCTCGTGTTTTCTGAAATGTACGAAGATGAAAACGGAGTAAGGAAAGAGTTAGGCTACGAATTTGAAGAAACGCATGAATTTGTTCCGCTTTCATATATTTCTCCTGAAAAAAAGGCTCGTATCATATATGTGCCGCCTGAGTACGAAAATGAAGAGTGTTACAAGGGTATAAAAGAATAAAACACAAAATCCCCTCTGACGTATGTTCAGAGGGGATTGTTTATATATCTATTGCTCTTTTGTAGAAAAATGCTGAACTTTCATATTTTCTAAATCGTTTTTAATAATACGCTTTAAATAAGCAAAACGGTTATTAATATTAACTCTTTTAGCATAATTCTGCAAAACACTGTATTTTTGAGACAAATAGGCATCTCTTCTCAGTGTTATGTCATCAATATCGATAACAGGAAGATACTCATTTGGCACACAACTTATCAAGTGGAATAATTCATTGATTTCTTGCTTTGTAAATTCATTCGCACATGAGACAGATAGTATTTCTAATATATCTTCAAAACTTTCGTCAAAATCTTCGGCTTTGTTATCCTCAACTTTTTCGAGTTCTTCTTGCTTTTCATTTTCTTCGTCAAAATCTTCAGCAGGTTTTTTTTCAAGTGGTAAAGACTTGGTTAATACGACATTGCTATAAACCGTAATCTCAATACCTTTTGTGTATCTGCCTACTTTATAAGGTTCATAATCAAAATTTAACGATGTTTTTTCAGTGATTTCTTTATGGCAAGCACTTAGAACTCTTCTGTTAAATTCTTTATATTCATTGTAGCTCTTTACCGTATCACATCTTAGCATTTGCTTTAACTCAATTAAATCTACTTTCCATGTAATAGGCTCGTGATTTTTTGTTTGTCTGCGGCTCTGTACATAGTTTTCAATATAGTTAAAAAGAATGTAACTACTTGTTCTTGTTAATTGAGTTATGCTTTTCAAGCGGTATTTAATATAGCCGATTTCTTTCAGATTGAATATGTATTGCATTGCTTCAGGAGAACAAGTAAGCGTTATTCTCCATACGCCATCTTCATCTTTTTTTGCTGTAGCTTGACTAAACAGTATTATATTGTTATATTCGTTTGCATCTTTTGATAATGATACTTTAGTGGTTTGTAATTTTTCAAGCTGAGGGAAAAGGCTTTCCTTTCGTAATCTGGAAACCCCGAAAATTTCTTCTACTTTTCCTTTTTCTATTACTACCGTTCTCTTTTTCGGATTATCACTATTGATTTTAGATAAATATAAATCTAACAGCTTAAATTCGTATATTTCAAAATCTGAACGCCACAGATTGAGTAAAGGACGGCTTTTTTGAATTAAGTTATCTAAATGCTTTTCATTTTTCTCATTCATTTGCTTTCCTCACATAATAAAAAATTCAGTGTTGACATTTTTTTTGCCTTTCAATGTATTTGTTAACAGCTTCATCAGAAACCGTTCCCAATGTTTCGCAAAAATAAGAATTATTCCACATCTGATTGTTCCAAAGCAAAGGAACTATTTCAGGATATTCCTTTAAAATAATTTTTCCGCTTATTCCTTTTATGTATTTCACTATTTGTGTAACGGACAGTTTAGGTGGTGCAGACACAATACAACTAACATGGTCGCAATCATAAGTTTCGCATTCTATAATATCAAAGCCCTTTTCCTTTGCTATTGTTTGTACTAATTCATATAAGCGATTACTTATCTCAGGTCTAAGCACCTTTCTTCTATACATAACGCACCATACAATATGGTATCTGTTTTGATAAACACAAGTTCTGTCGTAAGTATATTCATTTTTCATACATATAGTATAGCACGGGAAAAGTTGTTTGTCAATACGTCAAGCCTTTTCTTTCATACACATAGTTAAAATAAATTTTCGGTTTTTATCAGAAAAGTGGATTTGGTGTACACCTGAAATGGATTTCTTGTACACCTGAAATGGATTTCTTGTACACCTGAAGTGGATTCCGTGTACACCTGAGATGGATTTCTTGTACACCTGAAGTGGATTCCGTGTACACCTGAGATGGATTCCGTGTACACCTGAGATGGATTCCGTGTACACCTGAGATGGATTCCGTGTACACCTGAAGTGGATTCGATGTACACCTGAGATGGATTTCGTGTACACCTGAAATGGATTCTTTGTACACCCGAAGTGGATTCCTTGTACACCTGAGATGGATTCGGTGTACACCCGAAGTGGATTCCTTGTACACCTGAGATGGATTCGGTGTACACCCGAAGTGGATTCCTTGTACACCTGAAGTGGATTCGGTGTACACCCGAAGTGGATTCCTTGTACACCTGAAGTGGATTCGGTGTACACCTGAATCAAAAATAAGAAAGCCGCTTCAGCTTGCAAATTAACATTATATGGTATTTATGATAATTTAAACAAGCACTTTTTATTAAAGCCGATTTGATAAATTGGCTTTAAGAGAAAATTGTGTAAAATCTTCTTATAATTAACATTTTTTTCATAATAAAACAATTAAAAATTGAACACTTATATAATTTTTTTCAACAGATTGGTTGTTTTGCAAATTTCCCATAACAATGCGGAATAAGAACGTATTGTTGAAAAAATGTTGATAATATGTTGAAAAACAAGATAAAACAACAAAAAGAGTGGATTTCTTGTACACCTGAGATGGATTCGGTGTACACCCGAAGTGGATTTGATGTACACCTAAGATGGATTCCGTGTACACCTGAGATGGATTTCTTGTACACCCGAAGTGGATTTGATGTACACCTAAGATGGATTCGGTGTACACCCGAAGTGGATTCTTTGTACACTTTAATTTTCGTAAATCGGCTCTACAAGCTGTTTTACGGCTTCCGTAATCAAGAATATAATCAAGAATCATAATCAAGTCAAATAATCAGAAATAATCAAGAGTTTATAATCAATCTATCAATCATTACGACCGACCGAAAGATAAGCACAGCTTAAAAATTATCCGATTTTTTCTGTTCAAAACGATTTTTGTATTGACATCTGCAACACAAAATGATATAATGTAGGAAATTAAAGCAGTTCACTCAACAAAAAAAGGAAAGGATTATAATAATGGCTAAGTATGATGTTACATATTCTTGCGGGCATAGCGGAATTGTTGAGTTAGTTGGTAAAGGTTCTGAGCGAGAAAGAAAAATAAAATTCTTTGAAGAATGCGGTCTTTGCCCCGAATGCTATAAAAAGAAAAAGCAAGAAGAAAAAAGTAATGAGCCGTTTCAGTTAGAAATACGGATTCAACCATTTCATCGGAAGCCTTTCCAAATTGTTTTTATATCAGGCGATACGAAATCGCACAAAGACAACATAAAGGAACTTGGTTTCAAATGGGCTGAAATAAATGTTGACAGTTACATAATACCTAATATAGAATACATCATGCACAACACATACGCTTGGTGCAAGAATGTAAATGAAGATGAAATTGAAGCTGAATGTAAAAAAGTAGCTGAAACTCTCCCAAACGTTTTAGAAAAAGTGCATCGTGGATATACAAACAGAGAACTGCTTGCATATAAAATGAGCAAGGAAATGTTCAAAAACGTTATTTATCCAGAGAAACCTTCGTGCTATCCCAAAGGATACTGGAATGGTTCTTTTTATAAAGCTAAAGATGGAAACAGAAGAATCTATGTAGATAAAGCAGAAGTTCTTATAAGCGAATCTGATGCTTTATTGATTGAAAACTATCAAAAAGAGATGAAAGAATACAAAAAACAGGTAAAACAAATCGAAGAAACAGTTTTAAGCGAATTATAAAACTTTTGTGTGCGAATCGCAAGCTCACATAAAAGAGCAGGAGCATTCGCATACGATTAGGGTGACTTAGCACCCTTAAACCGAGCAAGTGGGCGTAATTCTGCTTTCGGGCAGTAGCTTAACTCTCGGTAAGGTACAAACCCTGTACATAAAATCCGTACAGGCATCACGCACAATTGTGTATATTTGCTGAAGCAACTCGCACGTTAAGTGCGTGGCGTAAGGCAGAAGTACCCTTTTATTGTTCCTAAGGAAACGAGAAGCAACTCGCACGTTAAGTGCGTGGCGTAAGGTGGCTAATATCAAGTAATATAGTAGGGCGGTCGAAGCAACTCGCACGTTAAGTGTGTGACGTAAGTGAGGCTGACAACATCTAAAGTCTTGACAAGCTCGGACGCAACCCGCACGTCAAGTGCGTGACGTAAGTGTCGGCTGAAATGCTGAACAGCAACTCACACGTCAAGTGCGTGGCGTAAGTTCCTGAACTTGAAATAGTCGGTGAGTGAAGTAACACGCACGTTAAATGCGTGACGTAAGAAGATACACGACAGGCAAATATGGAACGCAGTGGGAAGCAACTCGCACGGCAGTGCGCAGTGTAAAATGTTAAAACGTAATTATATAGAAATAAAAAGACCTTTTTTAGGTCTTTTTTTGTTTTATCCAAAAAAACGGAAGCTCTGATGTGGCTTAGTGATACATATATCTTTTGAAAATGAAAATTTTCTACCTTGTGGAAGCGTAAAACGCTTAAAAAAATACATTTAAATGTTATAAATGCGGTAATTCACAAGCAAGTCCGTCATATTTGTACAAACTTTTCGATGCAATGATGACTGCTTTTTGTGAAAAATTGCTTTTTATTTCAGAAAGGAAAGAAAAATGAATAGTTTGTACAACATTTTTAAAAATGAAAAACAAAGAAATCCAGACATGACGGTTTATTATCGTGATAACAAAGTTCAGAAACTTTGCTATAGGAACAATGACGGAACAATGGAAATTAATTTCAAGTACAACACTGACAAAAAATGCGAGCTTGAAAATATGTATTTCACTCCTGTCAATGAAAAACACGGTTCAAAAATAGCAGATATAGAAGTTTATGCAAACGGAACAGTATATTCTGCTTTTTCAAAAGCGGCGTACAAATTACCCGATAGATTTAAAGTGTTATTTGACGAATGGAGATTTGAACGAAAAATATTGAAAGTGGACGAAAGAGCCTCGTATACATACAACAAAAAGCCGAAAAATATCCATAAACAAACTGGAATAGAGATGTAAGAAAGGTAAGTTATGAGAGACGAATTTTTAATATCACAACCTCATTTAACTGCATTGGAAGAAACAATCAAAAAGCACAATCCTTTTTTGATTGTTAATGTAGGTGTTACTGGCGTAGATAACGCTGAATATGCAAATAATATGCCGATACGTGTAATGGTAAAAGAATATCAGTATTCGGAAAACTCAAAGTGTTATGAAGATGTAATGACATTCGACAGAATCATCAAATACGAAGATAAAGCTTTTAACGAGTATCTGAGTAATCCTAAAAGGGATATTTTTGCTTTAAACGGCATTGATAAATTGGAATATGAAAACGGTGGAGTAAATGTTGTTTCTTCAGACAAATTCTGTAAAGAATTTAATGATTTACTTATGTCGTATTTTAAAACAGATATACAAGTCATTTCAAACGATGCGGAAACGAACATCAAATATCTTGAAAAAATAGGTTGTGCAGAAACCGTTAAAGATTTTGCAAACCAAGGAAATGTACTTGATTTACCGAAAGTTGCTAAAGAATATATTACAAGAAACACATCGGGAACGTCTGCGAAAAATATTTCCTTATCAAATCTTGTGAAAATTATGAAGGAAAAGAGCAACAGCACTTTATCAGATGCCGAAAAGTCACTTAACGGAATAGACGTTCGAACAAATGTAATAGCAGAATTTGTTTCTTTCTATGGTCGTGAAAAGAACTTGCTTCCGAGCAATGATGAAGTACGCTTTACCGAAGCAGAAAATACATATACCGAAGATACTTCTCAAAGAGGTAAAGAAAAATATGAGAAGGCAAGTATAAGCGAAAAAATAGAAACCCTTATTAAAGCCAATGCAATTAGCGAACAAGTAAAGAATAGAGATTATCCTTGCGAAATAAACAAGCTCTATAATGTCTTTGAAGGCAATGGCAAGAACAAAGCAAAAGGCATAATCATTATGCAGTGTGCAACCACAGGTTTTGGTGCTGACAATATGCCTATACAGTTTTCCGCTGTTGTGTGTTCTTTGCAAAACGGTATCCCAAATGTTGAAAAAAAATTCTGCATTGATATTCAGGCAGATGCTAAAAGCCTCGAAAAAGCAAAAAACAACATGGAGAAAAAATACCGACCTTTTGACGCTTTTAAATACTGTGACATAGACCTTCAAGAATACGAAAATGGAATTTCTCACAATGAAAAGCCGTTACCTAAAGGCGTAAAGAAAGGAAAGGTTTATACACAGGAAGAAGCCGTAAAAAGAATTGAAGCGTTTTTTTCTGGTTATGACACGGATAAAGAATGGGCTATCATAACAAACGGAACAGCAAAAGACGAAAGAAAATCATTTACACAAGAGTGCTTAGACAAAATCGGAAATATGGCGATTAACAATTCTCCTTTTATCGACTTTACCCAAGCACTTAAAGAATACGTCTACAAATGCCAAGCTCTTGACAAGAAAATAGCTGTTTTCCACAACGAATGGAATGAAAAGAATTTTTCTTTAGACAGTTTTGCACATAACTTGAATCTTTCGGTCAAGAACACAACAGAAAGATGCGGTATTGTATTTTTCCTTGCAAGAGATATAGCGTCACAAATAGTCAACGATAAGATTCTTCAGACAGTAAAAGACGCATCAGAGCAGGAAAGCAAGAAAATTGAAGAAATAAAACTCACCGCAGATGATGAACCTGAAAAGATGATACACAGCAATGCTCGTCTTGCAACGCCTAATACACCGAGCGAAGCTCCTATGTTTAATCGCTATGATAAAGCGGCTGAGGACGAGGAAATGCGGCAATTTCTGCCTAAACGTATGCGTCCTCGCATTCCGTCTGCCGAAGATGAAAATGATGTTATGAATGACATTTACAGTAATTTAGGCTACGAGCGTGAAGATAGGGAAGACCCACTTTCTCGTATGATGCGCCGTGAAAGGGAAAACGATAGAGACAGACGCAGAAGTTCGTTTTCAAGGGCTGAATTTGAACGTCACTATGAACGTGATTACGGTAGTTCTTATCCAGACAGACGGAGCAATTCGGATACTCTCAATAGCTTTGTTGATGCTATGGGAGATGTTCTTTCAAAACAAGCATCTATGGTGTCGGAACAGACACGCTTTATAGCAGAACAAAATATTCTGTTAGGTAAAATGATAGAGCAAATGTCTGCTCAGACTTCGGAAACGTCAAAGCAGAACGCACAGCTTATAGAAATGTGCCAACAGCAAATGGCGGTTATATTAAATATGCTTAACGAAAAGGAGACTCTTGGGAGAGACAAAACAAATAAAATAAACGAAAAAACAAACTAAACGATTAACTTACGAAAGGAGCGGCAAAAATGGATATTCATAACAATCAAAAACCGCTTCTGCGGTATGATGCAGAATTAATAAATCAATCAATACCAATACAAGATGTAATTGAGCGATATACCGATATTGTTATTACAAAGGGGAATTGCAGGTGTCCGAGTCCTTCTCACGAAGACTCGTCACCATCTGCTCATATATATGAAAACACAAACAGATGTTTTTGTTTCGGTTGTCACAAGAGCTTCACCCCCATTACAATAGCGATGAATATTTTTGATTTACAATTTCCTGATGCTTGTGAAAAGCTGATTCATGATTTTGGCTTATCATTAGAAAATTGCAGTAACATATCGGAACTCGAAAAAGCTGACGGCTCAGGACAAGCAGAAGTATTTCCTCTTAACGCAAATGAATGTAGTCTAATAGGATTAGTCGGTGCATTCAAATCCACTGTTGCTAATCCGTTTTATGGCGAACTCATAGAAGAAGACGGTTATTCATATCCCGCCGATTTTGTGCCGAAATCATTCAAGGTTAAATCTTTACCAGAACTATGGAAAGAAGACCCCTCAAACATCGAGGAAATGCTTATCGCCAAATGCGATGAAACGTTGGAGAGGCTAAACGAATGGTGTGTTGATACAATGGAAAGCTATACGCAATTGTACGAATCACGTAACAAGGCATTTTGGCAGGAAGCTCTTAGAATTGAGGAAGCCGTAAAAAAATATCCCAATGCAAAAACGTCAAGTAGCCAATTTGAAAAGTATTATTTACTTTCCTCTCTTAGAGATGATAGACAGAATTATGAAGAATATACCAAAGGAATTGATTCTGTTACAAAAATAAAAGAGAGAATAGTCGAAATTCACGAGAAAAGATTGAAAGACAAAAGAAAGGATACATACTGGAAAAGCAAATGAGAGTTACATATAAAGTAGATAGCAACGGAATTATTTCTTCAGAACTTAATAAAGCACCGATAAACATTAAAAAATTCGATGCCAGAAAAAAAGACCTTGAAGAAGTTTTAAGAAAGATAATTCTTAATCTTGAAGATGAATACCCAAGCATAAACGAAGATTCTGCGGTTTATATGATACAACCGTATTACATAACCGATAGAATTTTATTCTTTACAAAAACACAACTCACGAAAGACAGCAATGTTATAAAGAACCTCAACGACCCTTCCTATAAATGCGGAAGCGAAGAAGAGAATGATTACTTGAAAAGTATTATATCAGAAGAAGAAAACGGGTCAAAGAGTTGGTGGTATATTGAAGTGTTATCATTGACATTGAACCGTAATCTCTTTGATTGTGAATGGATAGAGGCAGGAATGACAATTCCTCTGTCATATCATACGGTTTTCAAAAACATAAACGATTCCATTATGCCTGATATTGATTACAGCAACACAAAAGGGCTTGATAAACGGTACTACATTTCAGAAAAAGACGGGTCAGCGTTTGATTATAAAAATATTCAAGCTGTAAGCAAACGAGCAATTGAATGTATGGGTTATAACCGAATTGATGAAACTCTTTATCATTTGGTTTGCCAATACAGCAAAGACACAGGCATAAGTGAAAAAGACCGCTTTAGTAACGATAAACAGTTATCATTACTTATCGCAAAAGGAAAAATAGATACAAATGTTTTATACAATGTTTACGAAACAGTAAAGAAGTATCTTAACGACTTGTATCCTGATACAATCGACAAAGTAAAATACAAGGGTAACACCGTGTATTTCACGCATAACGATGTTTTACAAACGGTTTATCTCAGTGCATCGCTTTACGGGACGGCTGATATATCGTTTGTTATAAACGGAAATATAATCAACGGGACGCAAAAGTTCCTTGAAGCATTAAGAAATGAAGCCATTTACAATAAGCAAAAATGGTTTGATGATGAGGTAGTTCCTCTTTTGACAAAAGGAGAACTAAAAAACAATTCACGAGATGAAAAAGGAGAATAAAAATGTCAAATAAGCAAACAAACAATGTCACCGCCGAAGAAATTCAGGAAAAGAAGCACAAATTTTTAGCTTGGCTGAAAGAACTTGTATCAATCTTTAAATCACCTGCTTGCTTCGAAGCTCTTAAAAGGTGTGAAGAAAACCTTGAATTGCTTACCGAAAACAACGCAATTACTGCCGAAACCCTTGATAATCTTCTTGACCTTACTTCCGAACTGAAGGGTAAGATAGGCACTATGGACGAACATGAGATAGAAGAAGAAATCGAAAAGATAAATGAAGCCATGACTAAAGGCACAAGTAAAACAAAGATAGAATCTTCATTTTCTACCGCTTTCGACCAGATATTGTCGAGTGTGAACGAAAATATTAAAGAATTGGCTCTTTGCAAAGACGCAAGTAACAATATTTTACTCAAAATTGTCACGTCTGACGATAAAGTATTGTATAGTAAAACAAGCACCTTCTTTGCGGGAAACGAAGTTAATGTTTCTTTGTCGTCACCTGTGGGCGAATATCGCACAAAAATGGAAGTAATTCAAGACCTTACCCCCGTAAAGGATAACGCCGCACTACTTGAAAGAAACTTCTTAAAAGCCATTTATCCCGATATAGACGATGTAAGTCATATAAATGATGAAGAAACAAAAGAAACTATAAGCAAACTTGAAACAAAAATCAAAAAATTACAAGAAAAACGTAATTTCAACAACAAGTACAAAGAAAGCGTAGTTTGCGATGACAACCCCAACTATAAGGCTCGTTTTGACGGTAAAACGTTTTATATTGAAAACGTCAACGAAAGAAAGCTGATAAAAGCTGTTGTTGATGAAAATAAAAATTTAACGTTTACAGCATACGAAAACTATGATAATCAAACCTATGAAACGATAGGAAGAGGTATCAATTTAGGTCGCTTTGTACAACGCCCTGATTCTAACAGAGTAAAAGCCGAAATATCTCTTGATAAGGATAGAGTATTTTATGAAGCATTGAGAACGTCTGCTTTTTCAGAGTATTTGTATAACTTAGGGTTAGATGAAAACTCAGTGGAAGTTATGCTTCACAGAGATGGTAAAGACGGATTCCGTAAGGTAACAGACGAAAGAGCTGTTAAGCGTATAATTAATGTAAACGAAAAAATAAGCAAAATTCTGCCTAAAGACTATTTTTCAAAACTTGTTTCAGATGACAATTCAACTTATATAAAAATACAAACACCTTCCAAAAAAATGGTGTATATAAGTTTTAAGGAAAATGGAAATGTTGACAGATACAGTTTATGGACTCCGCAAAAGAAGGATATTAAACCTGTAATCGAAAGAGATACCAAAAACGGCAAAGAAATTGGCGATACATCAGGTGTAATAGGCAAGAATGCCAAGATTATTTCTGAAAAAGGTTGTCAAGACGAAGAATTTAAGAGATGCGTAGCTTCATTTGAAAAAGCTTTCGACAAGGAACGAAAAGCCGAAGCAAAGAACGAAAAAAAGGAAAGGTAACTTAAATGAAAATAACATTAGACGAACTCATTTCCGATGTAAAGAAAAGAGAAAGTACAATGGAAGAACCGCAGGAAGTTACTGATATGATACAGGCAACGGCAAAGGTTGCCTATGATGCGATTGTATCAGAAAAGCCTATAACAATCCTGACCGATTATGACGCAGACGGAATATGTTCCGCTTATATTTTCAAAAGAGCGGCAGAGGCTATCAATCCCGACAAGAACGTAAAGGTTATCTGTAATGACAGAAGGGGAGCATACGGTGTTCCTAAATTTGTTCAACCCGAAAATGCCGTTCAATACGTTATCTTTGACACAGGCTGTGCAGAGCTGAAATACATAAACGAAACATTCGGACCTGACACAATCATCTGCGACCATCATCTTATTACAGATGATGAAACAAAAGAAAGATTTTGTTTTGAAGACAGACTCTTAGACCTACACGCCTTACATGACGATGACAGTAAAAACGCACAATATTGTGCAACAGGTCTGGCTTATCGCCTGTATCAAGAAATGAAAATGATGAGCGAAAGAGAGAACCCTTCCATTACAATAAGTGAGAAGATTGACAATACTCTTACTATTATGGCTTGCATCGGAACTATATCCGATGTGGTTAATTTGATGGACGCAAATAGCTTAAACAGGGAAATAGTGAAAAAAGGTATTGACAAAATTGACAATGCTACAAAAGAAAATACGGATTTCACTATTGGCTATATGCTCGCTCAGTGCGGCATCGGAGATAATACAGCAACAGCTAAGGATATAGGCTTTTCGGTGGGAGCTTTTCTCAACAGTGCATCTCGTATGTCAGAAACCACAAAAACTAACGGCGCACAAGTTATGTTCAATATGCTTACCAATGGCGAAGACAGTAGCAAGACATACGTTCTTTTTGACAGATTAAAAGAATGGAATGCACAGAGAAAAAGTTATATTAACGCTATGCAAGACGAACGCTTCTATAACACCATAGTTGAACAGCGGGGTAGTGAAAACAAAATATTTGTTTATATGTTACCAGAAAATACACCTACAGCCTTTGCAGGATTGATTGCGGGTAAATTATCCGAAGCAACGGACAAAGCTGTAATATGCTTAACATATCACTCTGACACACAATGTTATTCTGGAAGCGGAAGAAACGTTGAAGGTGCTGACAGTTTAAACAGCTTCATTTCCAATATTTTGCACTCTCCTTATGCAAAGAGATATATAGAAATGAATTTCGGCGGTCATCACGATGCTATAGGCATAAGCAATCTTAACGATGCTGATAAATTTAATATGCTTGTAAAGAAGTATCAAGGAGAGTTCAAGTGTACAAAGAGCGAAAATCTTGTTCTTGACATTCCTTTGAGTGATTTAGGCAGTCACGAAACTCTCAAAAAAGTACGAGAATTAGAACCGATTGGTAACGGTCTTAAACTCCCGCCTGCTATCGTAAATGTTCCGTCAGATAAAATCGTATCGAAGCAAATAGGAAAGAACGAGCATTGGAAGAGTTTCAGTATAATTGACGACAGCGGCAATAAAGTATTCACCGTTAAAGACTGGAACTATGATGACCGCAATAAGGCGATGAAAGAAAGTGACGGGAATGTCGAAATGTTAGTTTCTCTTGAAATCAACAATTTTAACGGAAGTCATCTTGAAGGTACTACTGCTTATAAAAGTGATTTTTTCCCTTCTGTAAAGGAACAATCGGTAAATAAAAGCGTTGCTGTTCCGCAGGAAAAAATATAATTTTATAATGCTCAATAAGTCTCGTGGCTTAGTGAACCATTGATATTATAAGAGCAAAGCTCTACAGCAAAAAAAACAAACAACGAAAGGAAGTATTATTATGAGTAATTGGAACAATACGTCAAACGCACAGCCTACAACAGCTTCTGGTTGGGATAAGTCTCAGTCGGTTGACAGCCTCGCTCCGAGTGGTTGGGCTAACAAGAAGACCGCCGCTCCCGAACAAACTGCAAGCGGTTGGGGAAAAGGAACAGAAGAAACAAATAATTCGGAAACTAAAAACTATACAGCGTATGTGTCTAAAGACACAAAGGCACTTATTGAAAACGTTCCCGAACTTTCATCGGCGTGTGATTTGCTTTTAAATAAAGCAAACGAAATAGCCGCTGTTATGCAGTTCAAAAACACTTTGCCGACAGCAAAGGACAGAGAAGGCAACTGGATAACGCCAAGTGTAAAGGCGGTAATCGAGCCTGCTATGAGCTATGACAAGGAAACACGCTCAAATGTACAGCTTACGCACAAAGATGGAACACCTGCATACGCTCTGGAAGTTGTAATACCTAACGGCAATGAAACATTAAAGTTCTTTGCAAACGACAACATTTCAGATGGAATAAAGCTGAAAGGTGCAACGGTAGAGAAGTGGAGCAAATGCGAAGACAACCGCAGAAGATGCAAGTATTATGGTAGCAATGCGATTGCAGAGTCAGAAGACCTTTCTGACCGTATCAAAGGTATCTTTAATGAAATCGTAAAAGCCGACTTTATGACAAAAGATATGTCAGACAAAGGAACAGAACTTTTCAAGCTCTATTCAGATTATATTAAAATGCTCAACGATACAACACAGAAAATTCCGAACGAAAACGGGATTCTCGTAAACAACGCATATATCCAATACAAAGATAATGAGTTCGGAGAAAGCCTCGAACTCAGAAGCCATCAGGATTCTATCGTTGTTAAGCTTGCTATCACTTCAAAAGGCGACAGAATCGCACTTGCGTATAATTTTGATAGCATTCTTCCTGATGGAAAATACCAGTCCACTTATATCAACAATACAAGTGATATTGCTTTATATATAAGCAATAAAGAAATGGGTGCTGTAATTGCAAATTTCAAAGGCTTTGACCGTGAACGTTCTAAGATTGAAGATTTTTGCATTCACTGCAACAATGAACTGAAAGCAACAACCGAAAAGGTTATGAACAAGGAAGGCAATCTTGTGAATAACGCTTACGCTCAATACGTCAACGATGAAAAATACGGCGAGAGAGTAGAGTTAAAAACGCATACAAGCGACAATATTGTTGTAAGACTTTATTCAGATAAAAGTGGAAACAAGATTGCAAAAGCAACAAACTTCAGCGTAAGAGAGAATGGCAAGCCTGCTACCGTTGTAATAAAGGATAAAGCAACGCTTGACGCTTATATCGACAACGCTGAAATAAAACCATTGATTGCCGAGTATGTGGGGTTTTCTCTTGAAAACAGCGAGCAGAGAAGAAGCAATCACAACGTAGAAAGATAATTCAGAAATTTTCCATTAACCATATATAAAAAGAAAAGACCTTTTCGGGAAATAGCCCGTGAAGGTCTTTTTTATCAAAGTTCCATAATTATAAAGCAAACAATGCTCTTATTTCGTCATTGCTTTCTTTCTTGCTAAAGACTGTTTTTCAATGGCTTCTTCGACCTCTTTTTTGAACGCTTTGCCTGATTTCTCCATAAACACATTCATAAACTTTTCCCACAGTTTTTCTGGCATAGACGTTGAAAAGGTATAGTTTTTTTCATCATCATATAGTTCAATATCCATACGTTTGAGTTTATATTTACCTGTTTTTTGGTCTTTGGGTGCAGTGAAGTGAAATTGAAATGAAGGCACTGAATCTTTGCCACCGTCTATATATATTTTGCCTTCTTTAAACTCAACGTTGGTTTTTTCGTTTAAAGCGAGGAGTTTGGAAAGGGCAAGATGTTCTTCTTCTGTGCCGATTATATAAAAACAAGCCAAAAGGTCATCAACCATCAGAATTTTTATTTTAAGGTCGTCATAATCTTCGATGAAATGCTCAATCAGATTTTCAATTCCTCTGTAAGTGTACGGGTAAACATTATAAGTACGATAAAGAAGGTCGTTTATAGACTTTTCGCCAAAGTCTTTGATTATGTTAACGCTTGTCTGTAAAACTTCATACGCTGATTTACCGTCAATCCATAAACTGTCAGGAACACTACCCTTCATATTACTTATCAACTTAGGCGTTACACCTTTGCTTCCGCAAAAGACACAACCGTTAATTACCATTAAAAGCTTGCCGCTTGATGTAGAATAGTCAATTGTATGAGTGCCGCCCTCTGAAATATCTTTTTTAATCAAATTTTCAAGCGAGGTAAACAATTTATCTTCGATAAACGAATCAATATTGTTAAAAAAGCCTTCATACTGTTTCTTTTTTGCCGTGTCGGTTTCGTAATTTCTTATTGCCATTGACGCAGACCAATATAACGTCATTGCTTTCTGTATAATATCAAACAATATATTATGGTTTTGTGTTTTATACATTCTCTGTACCCCTTACAATTTTTCATTTCCAAATATGGATAGTTTCGTTGTCGTTTCAAACTCTTGTATAGACGAATACACTTTTCCTTTGCCATAATAGCGAGTTGCCTGTGGACGAGATAAGAGCTGTATCCGTTTGAATTTCTGAAGTGCGGAATTGTAATACTTCTGCGCAATCGAAATGTCATCGAACGCAATAAGTAAGTTTTCACTTTTGTTCACTCGTATAGCAAGAAAATAATATTTCTTTTTCCTTGTTGCGATTATATTGCCGCTTTCTGCAACTTCATATATTCTGTTAACATAGTCTGAAGGACGCAATTTTCGAGCAAGGACTTTCTGTTCTTCAGTTAGATTGCAGTAGTTGACATTTCGCATAACAGAATCCTTTCTCTCTATGCCAATATTATAACATAATGTAATGCAAATGTCAATACAAAACACAAGATATAGTGGTGATTATTGAGAGAACAACTATTCATAATTTATCAATTCCTATTGTGGAATAATTTTTTTATTTGAAAAAGGGAAGAGAAAAGCAGGAAAGAAGAAAAGCAGGTCAAAACTATTGTTTTGCAAAAATATCAGGATAAAATTAAAACTATATTTCTATTTTTCTATTACGATTAGGTCAATATGCTTGTAAAAACATTCGTTCTCTGTTATAGAACAAACGAAATGAAAATAACAATTACCAATGTGGAATAAAATTTTTATTCCACAAATACCGAAAAAAGCCGAAAAAAGCGGTTTTAGTGTTTTAGTGTAAACACTAAAACGCAAAAATGCAATAATTCGAGGACTGAAGACCGTTTCCGATGCGTAAAACCTTATATTTAAAAGCGAAGAACAAAGAATTTATAAAAAACAATTACCAATGGGGAATAAAATTTTTATTCCGAAATAAGAAATTATATTGAAATAAGAAAAATAACACAAAAAAGCCCCAAAAGGCAAGATTTAATGCCATTTGGGGTAGAGTATTTTAATATGCGTAATTTCGTAAAATTAAAGTTTTACGAAATTAGAAGTGGTAATTTTAAATAATTATGGTTCACGGTCATTTTGAGGATTCAGGAGCTGTTATCATCTATTCTACAACAGGATAATATTTTTCACATAGAAGTTCCCACTCTTTATGAGATATAACATCGGGAACTAATAATTTCGCTTGTATTTCTATATTATCACAAATTTCGTAGAAAGCAAATTCTTGCCGATTTTTTTCTGCTTCTTCTGCTTCTGCTATTAGCGTTTTTACAATTTTAGATAACTTATCATAGAAAGAAGAAATGTCAATATCTCTTCTTATCCATTCAGACTGTTCAATCATTGTTATTGCTCCTTTTCTATATTATAACATATCGAATACAATCCGTCAACGCAAGTCTACAAAAAACAAAAAAAGACGGAGATGTTGTCTCCGTCTGACCTTTAAAATCCCGCTATGTTATAGGGAAATTACATAGCGGGTGTGCTTGGGAAAAAGCACAAACGTAACTCACACCAATAGCCTTAAAATACGACTACTGATGGGAAATAGAGAACGAATGAGGAAATCAAAATGATAACGACTCACTCGTAGCAAACAACAGCACATAGGGGTATCTGTTGTTGCACGTTTAGTATATCACACTGTAATAACATTTGTCAAGTAAAAAAAATATTTTTTTTGAGCAGAAAATATATAAATTGCTTGCAAAAATCGACAAAAAAAGCGGTGGTTATGCGAAATCCACCGCCTTTTGTTATTCTTTTTTGTTTAACGTTTCTGTTATTTTGTCGAGCTTTTCTTCAAGTTTTTGATTGCTCAGAGCAAGCCCATTTAACGCCTGCATAATACTCTTCTCTTTATCTACAATTTCGTTGATGTCGTGTTCCAGTTGCATCTGTTGCTTCAACATCTTTTCTGTGCCTGCCATAGCTTCACAAGCATAGATTATATAATCTGTAATTGATAAGCCGATGTCTTGCGCTCGGTTTTTAATTTCGTTGTAGTATGTCTCTGTTACTCTGACGTTAAACGCTTTGCTTCTGCGATTTTCGTCTATCAAAGGTCTTGCCATAGAATTATATTCCTTTCTGTATCAAAAAAACTTTTAGTCTCTTAATCTGTGCCAATCTTCCTTTAACGTTTCCGAAAAATATGGTCTCATTTTTTCAATGACCTTGTTAATGGAAGCATCACTAACTCCAACAAATTCGTTTTTCAATTCGTTAAAGAGGTCTTCAACCCAACATTCTTCTGAATATTCAGCCGATATAAAATCGGGGTGACAATAAAATTCCATGCTTCTATAATATTGATTAGATTTATTGCCATTCATGTCACTTATAGTGAACATACGTTCCTCAGCATTGTGTTTTACCGTAAGCATTTTTTCACACCTTTCGAATTATCCGCTTTAAAAACTTAGTTTTTACTTGTTTGAATAACCTAATTGTAGCATAATGTATTGCAAATGTCAACACAATACACTTTTGCAGACACTCTTTAAGCCCCAAACAGAACCGTATCTAAAGGCGGGATTTACTTGATTTAATGGATAAAAAACGCCCGTTCAAAACTACAAAAATTATCTTTATCCAATAATTGTAGTATGTCTGACAGGCGTAATAGACATATTTTGTTTTTTACAGAAAGCACTTATTCGAGAGAAAGAATCTGGTCTTTTTTCTTTGGCTCTTCTCTGCTTATATCGAGTTCTTTCGCTATATAAGTATTTATAAGTTCGTTCATACGAATGGGATTTCCGTTGTCGTGAAGGTAAGTTACTTTAAGAAATTCGGGTAGGGTTTCAAAAATCTTCTTACCCCATCTTACAACATTTTTATCAAAGTGTTCATCATTGTCTTTATCAAAGCAGTTAGCGGCAAGAACGTATTCAATACGTTCTTTGTCATACAACAGCGACAATTCCTCGATAATTTCTTCGCAAGGAATATTGCAGTAATCGAGCAAGTCGAAAAGCCTCAGCGCACATTCATTGTTTTTGTAAAGACTTGCTTTCCATTCGTCTGCAAAACCATTGTCAATAGCTGTCTGCCTATCGTCCTTAACGAAAGGTATTATAGATAATGCACAATTGTATATGAAATCCGATGTTTCAAAAAACGGTTCATCGTCTGCCTTGTCGCACCAGTAAGAGAAAAGAGTTTGCAATGTATCAGTACAGGAACACAATCTTTTTGACAAATCTTCAGAAATCATAATTCCTTTGATTTCCTCGACCATATCCTCTTTAATTATGCGTTCCTCTTCTCTTTCTTTTGCGGCATCTGAATCAACGGATTCCATTTCTTCGAGAAATTCAGAGTATTCTTTACTCACTTTTTCACAGAGTTTTTCGTAATAAGACATTTTTTCGCTCCTTTTGCTAAAGTATTGGTTAGCATAGTTGGATTCGAACCAACGGTCACAGAGTCAAAGTCTGGTGGCTTAACCGCTTGCCTATATGCTAAGATGTTGTGCGGGTGCAAAACCCGCACGTTGAACAAAATAAAGGAGAGGAAATTTATGAAACGCCTTTCGGCTTCTCATTGTCTATTATAAAAACCTGTCAGAAAGGTCTTTTCTGATTGCTTCACGGCTCTGTTCCCTTTTTATGAACTCATTAACCACAATGTTAACAAGCCCAGAATGAGCGTTTTTTATATAATCTCTCGACTTATCTTTGAGCCAATCGGGAATACCTTCCATGACTTTATTAGCCCATTCTTTAGTGCTATTGTCAAATCTACCGTCATAATCTCGCTTATACACCTGTGAAGCAAGAAGATAAGACAGTCGCTCCTTATCGCACACATAAAGCATATCATTTATAACGCCTTCAGCGTCCATGTGAGATGTTTCGTAATCATAATGACGGCTTATTTCATTTTCAAGTAAGATAGCACAGTGTGCGTTGTAGCGCAAGCTATCAAACCATTCGGTTTCTTTACCTTCGCTTTTTGCTTTGGCGTGGTCGTCCGTTATAAAAAGAACTATGTCATCTGTACAATCGTGTATACAATCAATGAGCCTTGCTCTTATTCCTACGCCGTTGCTTACCCATTCATTGAAAATATAATCAAGAGAATTAGGCTGATTATACAGCTTGTGAGCTTCATCTTCTGTAAGCTCTTCCTCGCAGAAAATGTCTACGATTTCATCTTTGATTACTTTTTCATAACAACGATAAAGTAAATCTTCAATACTGCCTTTTTTCAGTTCTGCGATATACTCGTTATATTCTTTTTCAATTTTATCGCAGAGCAAGTCAAAATAAGTGTCTTTCATTTTTCTTCCCTTTTCCCTAAGAGTTACTTAATTCCCAATGGTGCATCGAGTGGGACTTGAACCCACACATTGTTTCCAATAGCAGATTTTGAGTCTGCCGTGTCTGCCTTTCCACCATCAATGCAAAAATGCGGTCTTTCCCGTATCATGAGTGAAAGCGTCCTTATGTATCCCTATTCCCATAATTCACTTGATTTTCCCTTATCAAGCGAATGCAAAACGCAAGGAAGACCGCAAACCTTGCGATTGGTGAAACAAGAGGGACTTGAACCCTCGACCCTTCGCTTAAAAGGCGAATGCTCTACCGACTGAGCTATTGCTTCGTATTGTTCTATAAAATGTATGGTTCACAAAGCCACATCAGAGATTACAGATAAAGGAAACGCTTGTTTGTTATGCAACTTCGGCAAAAGAATCTTTATGAGTTTTCTTGTGCCACATATATTGATGCTTAACCTTCGCTTGCTTCCAGTTGTTCTCTGTTATTTGCACAGGTACGCACCATATCCCTATTATTTGATGGTTACACCTTCTGATATTACGAGAAGACTTTATATTGTAATATTCGCACTTTTCATAATGAGCCTTGCAATCATTTACCTGCTTTTCACGAACAAAAGACAGGGAACGATAACGCCAATTCTTTCTGTGCATTCATTTTCCTTTCTCATAAAGTTGCTTCTGTTCATTGCCTATATTATAGCATATTGTAATGCAAATGTCAATACAAAATGAATAAAAACGGAAAAAATCTTCGCTTTTTTCAAATTCATTACGATAAACTGTTGACATAGCAAAATCAAATGGCTTATAATTAAAGAGGCATAAGGATAAACCCTCTTCCCCTTTTGCCTCTCTATATGTTCCACGAAAAAGTGCTGTTTTAACAGCACTTTTTTTCATATATGATTGACGATTCGGCGGTGAGAGTATATAATTATAACGAACGAACATTTTTCTATCCGATAGTTAGCCTCGGCTGACAGAAAGGTAAAGGTATGTATATGACAGGTTCAGCGATAACGTTAAATGATGTAATTGAATTGTTGCAGTTGTTGATTTCAGTTTTGGGTTTGGTTTTTATTATAATGCGGTACGACAAGAAAAACAAAGGGTAAAAAAATAGTTCGCTTCCTACTACCTGTTTATAATACATAAGCAATAGATATAGAGAAATGTTCGTACAACGAGAGGTAGCAGTTTTATACTGCTACCTCTTGTTTTGCTTATTCACGCAAATCAAGACTATCACGGCTTGAAGAGCTTGATTTGGTGCAATGTGATTGTTCAATTTGTGGATTCGAGATTAAGAATGGTTTTGCTAATTTTTCTATTGTAGCGCAACTTTCAAGAAACTCTTTATCAAAAGTATCTTTTATTTTTTCGGAAGGAATTACCTTTTGATTTTTTCTGTAGAACATCGTATTATTAAGAAAATCAACTACAAATTCATAATCGCATTTATAATTTTCAAACAAATATTCTACACTTTCCGTTCCATTTGTGATGCTTGGATTTAAGTCTTCAGACAACATTAAAGATGACAATTGTTTGTCAAATTCATTGAGCCTGTTGAAAGCTTCTTCTGACTTCGATTTTTGTTGCTCTTTCAAAAACGCTGTCTTCGAGAAAAAAACATCTTTTGTATATAATCTCTCTGACGACAAAATTGCGGTTGCTTGTAGCTGTACGCTTCGTTCGAGAACTTTTATTCGTTCTTCGGGAAAAACATCATCGCCACGAAAAGAAAATGTAAAATCTTTGAGGTCTTTTAACCTATCTTGTATTTTATCATTCCCGTTTGCGCATAATTGTCCCATTCGAGTAAAATCACTATAAAGAGCAGGAGTAAAATTATACAAACAATCTCCTATTTGATTTTTCAAGTCGTTTGTATTACACGAATATAAAAGAGACAAATTGAAATCAAAAACTGGAGAAATTGAAACGACAGAAAGCGTGTCATTGTCAAATAAAACACCAAAGTTACCTAAATGCCTATCTGGGTTAAAACAAAGAGCATCTATAACCAACAGTTCTCGTATCTGTTGTTCTGAACCTATAGAAGAAAAATATCTTACAATATCTTTCAGATTTTTAGTTGCATTGTTGCGGATTTGTGCATAAGACGCAAAACCGTATTTATCGTTTGAAAAAACATTACACTTTGAAGCAATATTCCCGTGTAGTTCAACCAAGTCGTAATTTACGGAGTTATAGGGACTTATTATCTGAGCTATTTCTGACGAAAGGATTTCGCTATACACTTCAAAATTTTTGTTATAATCGCCACCCCGTTTGTAAATATATATATTTGAGTTATATTGCCCCAAATTATTGTTTTTACGGAAGCACTTTCTATAAGAGCCTTCACAAGTAAATTCAGGCGAGGTTGAGGGAAAATTAACGTTATAAAGCCCTACACCTTCAAAAGCAAGTTTTGATACTACTTCTGAAAATTCATTTTCATATAGCGAAATGTTATTCCAAGTAACATCTTCGCTTTCTGATTTCACCCAAAATGTATCGTTTATAGAAGCAGTGTGTGTTAATCGCAGATAATCTTCTGTTGTTTCACAACCAATTTGAGTCATAATATCTTTTATATATTGACTGTGCTTTGAACCTTTACGGTTCTCAATCCAAGAATTGATATTTGTAAAACCTAAAGGAAGATTGCCTACAACATCTGATAACACAAAGTCATTTCCAAAGTCAGCGAACGGGTCTGAATCACGAACTTTGAAATAAGCTTGTTCCGAATCTTTGTTCATTAATACATAATACTTGCTCATCAGAATAACTCCTTTCTTTTTTAGAAATATGAGTCCTTTAAAATGGACTCATATACACATATAACCATAGTGCTTTATGTGCCGACATTTTCTGTAATAATGCCCTTTTCATAGACATATATTATATTCTTTTCTTATAATAAAGTCAACGTAAATTTTCACTAAAATTATGACAACAATGTTTTCCATTTTGCCATACTTCCGTCTGTTTCTATTGTTATCAAAGCGCATCTGAAGACACATAAGAGGGTTGTTTTATGATAAGAAAGCAAATTGTACGAGTGATAATGTCCGAACAGATTGAGCTTAGGAGCGTGTTTCTTTAAATATTTCGATATACCTTTTAAACCACAATGAACGGCATCTGAGTAGTGCATCGCTCTGTATGCCGTATCGTGGGAAATAAGTATTTCTGCTTTCGGAAGCTCTTTTGCCGCTACAATGCTCTGCTTTTGTGTTAACATAGCACGTTCTTCATCATTGTATCTATGAGAGCCGCCGAGACCTGCAAATACAATTCCGTTGAAATCAATTGTCTTGCCGCTGATGTCTTCAATGTCGTTTCTTTTGAGAATGTCCCAATCATCATGATTTCCTACAACACCGAACAGTTTTGTTCCAGATTTTATATTTGTTTTAATGAAAGCAAGAGTTTCATCATCTATATCACCTAACAAAATACAGCCATCATAGTTGTTATTAGACAGACACGATAATAGTTCTTCCTTAGACCAATGGTGTAAATCTGCAAAAACAAGAATATCCATAACTTATCTTTCTACGTCAAATTGCTTATGATTTATGTTTTTCGTATTGTTTTTATATTTTTTGGTTGTCAAGATTAAGTCTAATGAAGAATCGGCTAAATCTTCGCTTATAGAGCAAACCTGTTTTATAAATGGGTTTGCATCATACTGCCCGTATAAATCAGAGCCATCGGTTAAGGCTTCATCGTTGGCTTCGCTTAAATCGTTTAGCTTGTAGTGCATATTACAAATTATATAATCCAAATGAACCGTATAATCAACAATGTTGAATACACCTTTGCTTTCAAGCATATCTTTAATGTTTGTATAGCCTGTCATTTGTATACCTGTTATCAATTTTCCTTTGCCAGAACTGTTGCTTTGCCTCTTTGGAATATCGCAATCAGTAGTTTCAAAAAATATTGTACACAAGGCAGGTGTATTATGCTTATCACGTTCGGGTGTATACCTTATACAAATTTCATAAGGACGTTTTGTTATATCTTTCTCTTCTGTTGAGGTTACGGGAATAACAGATAAAGGAAGATGTGCAACACAAAACATCATCTGCAATGTGGCAGATAAACATTTTGCCATTGTGTACTTATCGGTAGATTTGCCTTGCTCGTTCAACCGCCATTTTGTATTTGTAAAGTCAAAATACGTGAGCAAATTTTGTGAAACAAAGTCGGAGAAGTCTTCATAGGTTCGTAATTCAAAATTGTAATTATAATTATTATGAACAATTGAATACGTTGTTTCATCTTCCATTGCAAGACATTTTGCTGTTGTATAAGATATTGCCCGAACTCCCATTATCGTGTTATTCCTTCCGTTTTACGATTTGCTTGAAATGCAGACACTGTTTTAATATACACAGGCTTGTGTATATCAAAAGCAAAGAGATTTATTCTTTCATTTCTTAATCGACCTTCGAAAAAGCCGTCTTCCATAAGTGTTCGCTTTGTCCCTTCACAATAAGGTGTTGTTATATCAACATAAAGCGGCAAACGGTCTGTACTGTTTACGGTACTTCTGTCTATATGTGTTTCTTCAAACATACAATCCCACGCCATTTTGAGTGCTTTTGTATAGCATTCAAAAGCAACATTGCAAGCCCACCAAACGTGTGACTCATAAGGCAAGCGTTTGCGATGCTCGGTTTTATTGTCAAAAGTCATTTTTGTGTTTCCGCAGGAAACCGTACAAAAAAATTCTTCTTTGTCTTCTTTTACGTCAATTATAACATTTACTGCTTTCTGATTCATTTGTTTCTTCTTCTTTCTTAGGTGTATTTTATACAACAGTCTCTGACTGCCGTATACTTGTTATATGGTTCATTAAACCACATTACTTATATTTTTTGATAATCGCTTTTTGTTTTTTTCGTATTCTGTTTTTCGTTAAGAATGTCTTTGGCTTCCCTTACCATATCGTTATCGTGCGTTAATGCCTCAATAGCATCTATTGATATTGACGGGTTGAGCAACAGAGAGCGTCTTACCCAATAATCTGCATCGTGCGTTAAACGTATTAATGTTTTCGGCGGTGTTTTGGGATTACGAGCAACTTCACAACGAACGTATGTGCTTATATCAGTGCTTAATAAAGCAAGGTCTTCAGGCTTCGTGTTTTCGTTTTGAGCTACTGATTCACGCACTTCGCTTATATAAGAACGAGCCAAACGGGAAAGTGTTTGTGCGTCTGTGTTAGGGTTAAGAGCCACTTTGCAAAGCACGTCAAGATTTGCACGATTCAATAACCGCATAAGTATGGAACTACTTGTATTTCTGTTAAGTGCAACATCGGACTGCACAAAGCTATATTTGTCGTGCGAAAGAATCTCTAATAAAGCAGAATCTGTGCTTGGATTTTGTGCTACGCCGCATCTTATATCTTTATCTTCGTTTTTTGATAACTCTTTTAAGACCGCTTCACTTGTGTTAGGATTCTTAGCAATTTGAAACAGCAACCACTTATCATCATTCTTTGAGAAGAGATAGTTAAGCGTATCGGCACTTGTATGCGGATTTCTGGCTATCGCTTTCAGTTCCGATAAGGTTGCGTTTTTGTTATGAGCCATTCTATCAAGCGTTTCGGGATAAGTGTTATCATTGTTTGCCACTGCTACCCTGACGTTCTCGCTTGTATCTTCCGCTAATAATGTAAGAAGAGCTGAGGCAGTGTGTTTGTTTTTTGCAACACCCAAACGTACAGTATCGTAAGAACTATGAACAAAATGACTTAAAACCTCATCACTTACAGCATTCTCCGCAATGCTTTCTAATAATTCTACCCTTCCGTCATTGACACTCATATAAAAAAGTGTTTCGTAAGAAACGTTAGGATTTTTAGAAATAGCTTGTTTTACAGAAAGTGAAACATCTTGAAAAGCTATTTTGTCTAACACAGATGTCGGAGTGCGTAAGCAATTTGCAAGAGCAAAGTAAATTCTTTCATCAGGACAAAACAAGGCTTCTTCTAACGTGGTTATATTTGTGTTAGGATTTTCTATGACTGCAATTTGAGTCCATATATTCGAGTCATAAGAAAGTAAGTCAAGTGTTGCTTCAGGAGTGTGGGAATTTCTCGCTACGGATTGCCGAACATATAAATCTTTATCTTTCGCCAGTTTATTCAATAATTCTGGAGATTTGCAAGAAAGCGCTACCGCTTTGCGTACTTTAGGGTTACTGTCCTCAGATAACTTTTCGAAAAGGTGCGAAGGTAAATTAGCATTCAAGGCTAAAGATTCCCTGACAGACCAAGATTCATCAGTCAGTAATTTTTCCATAGATTTTTCTGATAAATTACAGTGCCTTGCCGCTCTTTTTCTCACATTCACATCTTTGTCGTTTGCCAACACATCAAGAGCCTGTGCAAAAGTGCAATAGGATTCAGCTATGTCACATTTCACTTCTGTTGACATATTAGGAAGTGTGTCTAAAAAAGCACTTTGAATCATAATAATAATTTCTCCTTGTTTTAAAATTGTTTCTGAAATATTTATGGGTCATTAAGCAACATTATAATAAAAAGCACTTCCTTTCCAGTGGAACGGAAGTGCCGATGATGCTATCTTTTAATATTGTTTTTTTCTTTTTTCTTATGCTCTTTAAGGAGTTTTTTTGCGTTTTTTTCTACCCAAAATTCCGTGTTATGTGAGAGCATAACAAGTGTCTTGTAAGGAGTATTCGGGTTCTTTGTAACCTCATAACGTACATCGGCATCTTTATCTTGTGCAAGCATTGTGAGTATATTGGCAGGCGTATTTTTATTTTCCGCTACAGCTTCCCTCACGTGATAGTCTTCATCAGTAGCAAGCATAACAAGTACATCAACAGATGTATTTCCGTTTGCGGCAACTGCTGTACGAACCTCATAAACATCGTCTTTTGCAAGTACAAAGAGTAGTTCATCAGGTGTGTTCTCGTTATATGCAACAGCTTGACGTACCCACCCTTTTTTATCTTTTGCAAGCATAGCAAGAGTTTCTTCTTTTGTGTTTTTATTTTCGCCAACAGCAATACGAACATTTACGTTTATATCATTTGCCAAATTTGCTAAAGTCTTTGCAAAAGTGTTTTCGTTCTCCGCAACAGCCCACCGAACCACCGAAATACCATCGTTTGCAAGTTTGTCTAACACTTCTGAAGGTGTACTGCTATGCCACGCAACCAGTCTGCGAATCTGTGGGTCTTTGTCTGTTGCAAGAGCCGCAAGAAGTTCAGGAGAAGTCCGTTCGTCTTTTGCCAAAGCTACTTTTGCTTCATAAGGTAAATCGTTTATTTCTATTGTAACTTGCATATTGTTTTTCCTTTCTGAAAAGTTTATGTATTATCAAGTTATATTGCAGAATTGCTTCCACTGGAATGGAAGAGCCTATGATGTTATCTTCCTATATTTTGTTCTTTTTTTACCGTGCGTTCTTGAAGAGCTTCTTCAGCCCTTATCCTTACGCTTACGTTTTTATCCTTTGTAAGCATAACAAGCGTATTATAAGGAGTGTGAGGTTTTTTTGCAACTGCTCTACGAACGCCGTTATCTTCGTCTTCAGCAAGCTGTGCAAGAATTTCTGGTGGTGTATTTATGTTTTTTGCGACAGCCCAACGGACATATCCTTTTTCATCTTTTGCAAGCACAGAGAGAAGTTCCACAGGTGAGTTTTCGTTTTCTGCGACTGCTCTACGAACGCCGTTATCTTCGTCTTCAGCAAGCTGTGCAAGAATTTCTGGTGGTGTATTTATGTTTTTTGCGACAGTCCAACGGATATTTCCGTTTTCATCTTTCGCAAGCAATGCAAATGTTTCAGCGGGTGTATTTATATTTTTTGCAACAGCCCTACGTACATATCCTTTTTCATCTTTTGCAAGCAATGCAAGAATTTCTGGTGGTGTATTTATGTTTTCTGCAACAACCCAACGGACGCTTCCGTTTTCATCTTTTGCAAGTAATATAAGTGTTTCGGCAGGAGTATTTTTGCTTTCTGCAACTGCAATACGAACGTCGTTAGCTTCGTCTTCAGCAAGCTGTGTAAGAGTCTCTGGCGGTATATTTTTATTTGTTGCAACCGAACAACGTATATATTGATACCTGTCTTTGGCAAGTTTAGTCAAAATGGTTACAGGAGTATTTTTGTTTCTTGCAACGTCTTCACGAACAAACATACTTTCATCTTCAGCAAGTATGTTTAGAATTTCAACGTCAGATGTGTTATAAGCTAAGTTCTCACGCTCGTCATCAGACATTTTGCTTATTTTTATTAAAAGATTTTCTTTGTTCATATTTTTTCCTTTCTTCTTATAACTGCCTCACAAAATTTGTAAGGCGATTAAAATTTGTTTTATACGCTATGTGCGCTCTTATAAAAGAAATGGTTCATTTAGCCACATTAGGAACAGTTGTGTCAGAACAATTGTCTGGTTATCTTTCTTTATTGGTGTTGGCTTTCATTGTACGTTCTTTAAGGACTTCTTTTGCTTTTTCTCTTATTTCTAACGCCTTGACCTTTGAAAGCAAAAGAAGCGTATTATAAGAAGTATTCGGGTTGTTTACAACAGCTCTACGAATATCAATATCTTCATCTTTTGCAAGTATAGCAAGTACATCGGCAGGTGTATTTCTGTTGTTGGCAACCGCACTACGAACATCAATATCTTCATCTTTTGCAAGCATAGCAAGCACATCAACAGATGTATTTTCGTTTGCGGCAACCTCATAACGTACATCAATATCTTCGTCTTTTGCAAGCATAGCAAGCACATTAACAGGCGTATTTCTGTTGTTGGCAACAGCCAAACGGACATCATAATCTTCATCTTTTGCGAGCATAACAAGCACATTGACAGGCGTATTTCTGTTGTCGGCAACCGCACTACGAATCCACGCTTCTTTATCACTGGCAAACATAACAAGTACATCAACAGATGTATCTTCGTTTGCGGCAACCGCACTACGGACACGAATATCTTCGTCTTTTGCAAGCATAGCAAGTACATCGGCAGACGTATTTCTGTTGTTGGTAACGGCACAACGAACACCACTTTCTTCATCTTTTGCAAGCATAGCAAGTATATCAACAGATGTTTTTCCGTTTGCGGCAACTGCTGTACGAACCTCAGAAACTTCGTCTTTTGCAAGTACAGCAAGCACTTCAACAGATGTATTTTTATTTAAAGCAACCGCCCAACGAACCCAGTAGTCCTCGTCCTGTGCAAGTACAGCAAGCAATTCTACAGGTGTATTCATGTTTTCTGCAACCACCCAACGAACCGTGTAGTCCTCGTCTTGTGCAAGCATGACAAGTGTTTCGGCTCTTGTATTTTTATTTTCAGCAACAGTTCTACGAATATCAATATCCACATCTTTTGCAAGCATTGCAAGTACATCAGCAGATGTATTTTCGTTTTCGGCAACTGCTGTACGAACATCATAAACATCGTCATTTGCAAGTACAGCAAGCAACTCAGTAGTGGTACTTTCGTTTGACGCAACCTGTTCACGAACCGACCAATTCTCGTCCTTTGCAAGCGTAGCAAGCACTTCAATAGATGTATTTTTATTTGCGGCAACCATACAACGAACATCATCTTTGTCTTTTGCAAGCATTGCAAGCACTTCAGCAGGAGTATTTTTGTTTCTTGCAACTTCCCAACGAACCAACCAATTTTCATCTTTTGCAAGCATTGCAAGCGTTCCAGACTTTGTGCTTTCGTTGAATGCTGTGCCTCTACGAATAGTGTATGTTTTGTCTTTAGCAAGAACGTCAAGTGCTTCAACAGGTGTGTTTTCATTCCTCGCTACAGATTCACGAATCCGTGGGTCTATATCCTGCGCAAGAACGGCAAGTATTTTTGCGGGTGTTCCTTCGTCCGTTGCTAAATTGTACTTTTCCTTATAAGAGAGGTTCTTCAGGTACATTGTTTCCATTTTATTTTTTCCTTTCTGTTGAGTTTAAAATTCTTCTAAAATATTTATGGTTCACAAAGCCACACAATAAAAAAAGATTCCCGTGCCTGTAGGCGGGAATCTTGAAATATAATTATGTGCTTATCTTTCTCTGTTGTGTGCTTTCTCAGCTTCCTTAAAGAAATTGGTACATTTCTTGCGGCTATCTTTCCATACTATCTTTTTTTCTTGACTGGCGTTCTTGTAAAGCCTTTTCCGCTTGACAACTTATATAAATACAATCGTCTTCCAGAAGTCCTTTTAAAGCATAAGATGGAGTGTTCGGGTTATTTGCTACATAGTTACGAACATCATCGTCTTCGTCTTTTGCAAGCTTTGCTAAAATCTTTGATGTGGTGTTTTCGTGTGAAGCAACACCTACACGAACATTAAAATTTTCGTCAGTAGAGAGTGTTGCAAGTTCCTTTGCAAGAGTGTTCGGATTTTCGGCAACACCTATACGAACATCGTCATTTTCATCTGACACCAATTTTGCAAGCGTTTCGGCAGACGTGTTCTCGTTATAAGCAACACCTATACGAACACGCTCTTCTTCGTCTGATACCAATTCTGCAAGTGCTTCGGCAGGTGTGTTATCATTCCATGCAACGCCTCTACGAACGCCTGAGTGTTCGTCCTTTGCGAGTTTAGCAAGGGCTTTCGCAGGTGTGTTCTTGTTATCTGCGACCTCACTACGAACTTCATAATCTTTATCATCTGCAAGCCTTACAAGTGTTTCTACAGGAGTATTTTTGTTCCAAGCAACAGATGCACGAACCACTTCACTTTCGTCTTCAGCAAGCATAGCAAGCACTTCGGCGGGTGTATTTTTGTTTTCTGCAACTGCATTACGAACATCTTCGTAATCGTCTTTTGCAAGTATAATAAGTGCTTCGGCAGGTGTGTTCTCGTTCCTTGCTACAGCTTCACGAATATTGTCATTTTCGTCATTAGCAAGTATTGCAAGTGCTTCGGCGGGTGTATTTTTATTTTTTGCTACAGCTTCCCGAACATCTTCGTAATCGTCTTTTGCGAGTATTGCAAGGGCTTTCGCAGGTGTATTTTTGTTATCTACAACTTCACAACGAACATTATAATCTTTATCACCCGCAAGTTTTACAAGTGTTTCTACAGGAGCATTCTCGTTCCAAGCGACAGATACACGAACCTTTTCGCTTTCGTCCTCAGCGAGCATTGCAAGTATTTCAGGTGATGTATTCGGATTAGATGCGACAGCCGCACGAATATACTCGTCTTTGTCCCGTGCAAGTATGGAGAGAGTTTCGGCAGGTGTTTTTTCATTTATTGCCACTGCTTTACGAACGAAAGGTGCATTGTCAGTAGCAAGTTCGATTAACGATTCTACAGGAACATTTTTATTTTGAGCTACTTGTACACGAACATAGGGGTCTACGTCATAAGTTAGTGTTCTTAACAATTTTGCAGGTGTAAATTTATTCCAAGCTACAGCTTCACGGACACGAGGGTCTTCATCGGTGGCAAGTAATGCTAATATACGAGGCGGTGCATCATATCTGGCAACGGATATACGGTCTTCTACACATTTGCTATGTGCAAGCTCTACTAAATTTTTTAACGTTATTTCACGCCCATAAAAATTTATTGTTATGTTTTTATCTGATACAAGCGTTGCAAACACTTCAGACGGAGTGTTCTCGTTCCACGCAACCAATTCTTTTACATTCTTTTCACAGTTGAACATTTTGTCTTCTGAAAGCATATCAAGTACCTGAGAAGTAGTGTGTGAATTTTTTGCATTCGCATAACGTATATCATTGCCTTCTTCTTCAGCGAGACGTTTAAGAGCGGATAGAGATTGTTGATTGCGCTGATTCGTTGCTACCGCAAAACGAATAATGTCTTCGTTTTCATTTTTATTTTCATTTTTATCTTCAGCGAGAAGTTCAAGAAGTGTTTTTTTCATAATGGTTTCCTTTCATCATTTACTTGGTTTGTTAAGAAAGCACCGCTTTCTAAAATATTTATGGTTCATTAAGACACATAAGATAAAAAATGTTATATTAATTCTTTTCCACTTCTCTTGGCATCTAATTTGTGTTTTGCAAGATTCTTTGATGCCTCCTCTTTGACGTAAGCATCTTTGTCTCTTACAAGTTTCCTAAATCTTTAGCCGAAGTGTTTTTGTTGCAGGCGACCATATAACGTACATCTTCTTCTTCGTCTTTTGCAAGAGGCGAGAGTATTTCGGCAGTTGTGTTTTCGTTTTGTGCAACCTCATATCGAACGCCACTATCTTCGTCTTTTGCAAGCATAGCAAGCAATTCGGTAGGTGTGTTTCTGTTTCTCACTACAGCCGCACGAACATCAGGCTCTTTATCACTTGCAAGCACTTTAAGTGCTTCAATTGGTAATTTTTCGTCACCTGCAATTTTCAAACGAATACTATAATACTCATCATCTGCAAGTGTTGCAAGCACTTCTGAAGGAGTGCTTTTATTATAAGCGACCTCTAAACGAACGCCTCTGTTTTCGTCTTTAGCCAGTGTTGCAAGCACGTTGGCGGGTGTATTTTTATTTCTTGCTACAGCAAGACGAATATCAGGGTGTTCATCTTGTGCGAGTATAGAAAGCAACTCTACTGATGTTCTTTTACTCCACGCTAAGTCAATTTTTCCCTTATAAGAGAGCTTTTTTATGTCTATCGTATTCATTTTGACTTTTCCTTTCTTGTTGGGTTTAAAATTCTTCTATAATATTTATGGTTCATTATGTCACATAACAAAACTGAACATATCAAACAATTACCTTTACATACTGGCTTTGCTTTTCTCTTTGCGTTCATTAAAAGCGTCTTCAGCCGTTTTACTTACCAATACGTTTTTATCCTTTGTAAGCACAGCAAGCACATCAGCAGATGTATTTCTGTTGTTGGCAACAGTTCTACGAACATCACTATCTTTATCTTTTGCAAGCATAGCAAGCACATCAGCAGAGATGCTTTCGTTTTCAGCAACTGCCACACGAACCCGCCAGTCCGTATCCTGTGCAAGTACAGCAAGTGCTTCTTTTGGTGTATTCTCATTTCTTGCAACAGCCCAACGAATCCACGCTTCTTTATCACTGGCAAGCATAGCAAGTGTTTCAACACTTGTATTTTCGTTTTTTGCAACGGCACTACGAACCTGCCATTTCTCGTCCTGTGCAAGCATTGCAAGTGCATCAACAGATGCGTTTTCATTTAATGCAACAGTTTGACGAACCCACAAATTCTCGTCCTGTGCAAGCACAGTAAGCTTTTCTACAGGCGTATTCTTGTTTCCTACAACAGTACAACGCACCTTATAGTTCTCATTTTCAGCAAGTATGTTAAGTATCTCAACATCAGAAGTGCTACGAGCCAAGTCTTTAAGTTCTTCTTCAGACATTTTGCTTATCTTTGACAAAAGGTTTTCGTTATTCATATTGATTCTCTTTCTACAACAAATTTGTGTTTACACTTGATTTATGTCCCATTAAATCACATTGCAAACCTTAACGTATCAGACAGTTATCTTTCAATACAGTTTTTGCTTCTTTCTTTGCCTTTTGAAAGAGCCTTGATTGCCGCTTCGCTTACCCATTCGTTGCTGTCTTTTGAGAGCATAACAAGTGTTTCGACACTTGTATTTTTATTATCTGTAACCATACAACGAACATCAACATCTACATCTTTTGCAAGCATAGCAAGCACATCAGCAGGAGTATTGATGTTTCCTGCAACGGCATTACGAACACGCCACATCTCGTCCTGTGCAAGCATAGCAAGCACATCAATAGATGTATTTTCATTTTCGGCAACCGCCCAACGAACACCATTATCTTCATCTTTTGCAAGCACAGCAAGCATATCAACAGATGTATTTTCGTTTAATGCAACCTCACTACGGACATCGGCATCTTTATCTTGTGCAAGCATAGCAAGAGTTTCGATACTTGTGCTTTTATTTTCCGCAACGTCAATACGAACCCGCCAGTCCGTGTCCTGTGCAAGTATGGTGAGCAGTTCTATAGGTGTATTCTTATTTCTTGCAACAGCCTTACGAACATAACAATCTTTATCTTTTGCAAGCATAGCAAGTACATCAGCAGATGTGTTTTCATTTTCTGCAACAGCCCCACGAACCCAACAATGCTTGTCTTGTGCAAGTACAATAAGTAATTCAATAGGAGCGTTTACATTTTTTGCAACAGCACAACGAACATCAATATTTACATCTTTTGCAAGTATAGCAAGCAACTCTGCCGATGTTTCATTATTCGATGCTAAATCAATTTTTTCTTCATAAGAGAGTTTGTTTATGTCTATCGTTTCCATTTTGATTTTTCCTTTTTGAGTGTAAAATGTATTCACACTATTTATAGTTCATTAAGCCGCATAAAACAAAATCATTAAGCCATAAGCAAATGCCATGACAATTATAACTATTAGTCGGCTACAATAAGATTTATTAAACTCGTTAAACGGTTCTGTAACATTTTGCCGCACAGAAATAACCGTTGACAGTAAAGTAAGTGTAGATATTTCCGATACTGCCATGACGATTTTCCATAAATCGTTTGCTCTGCCGAGAAGCATAAACCATAAAAAACATAGGGATATACATAAAATCGAAAGGTAATATCATCTGAGCTATCAAAAATTCTTTTATGGTTCAGTAAACGGTATATTGCTTTATTGACACTGAGTAAATTTATCACAGTAACTATAATGAACGGTATAGTCTCTAACGATTCCAGTAGCATATTTTTTCTCCATTCTATCATATCTGACTGTGTATGTCAATTCAAGATGCAACATTGCGTTGCTTTTTATGCTATTTATTTAAGCATACAAAACACATAGCCCCACCGAGGTATCGTTTCCTTAGTGGGGCTTGTAAATACATTATTTGCCGTTATGAGTGTTGTAGTATTCAAGAGCCTTGCAGACATAATCCTCAGTTTCGTTTTTCGGTATGCTTTTAGGAATAAAGCTCTTTATTCTTTCGCTTTTGAGTACAAACTTGTTTTTGCTTGTGCTTTCTTCACACATAATCGAAGAAATTACTTCTGCTGTCAGTTTATTAGTGTCTGCAAAGCGGTGCATTTTTTCAGCTTGTGCCATTGAAGGAGTAACGCCCGTATCGTTTATTTCTTTCAATATCAACTTCTGTATATCCTGAGAAAAATACGAAATATCTATGGCAGGACGCATTTTAAGACTACCTGTGTCAACAAGGTCGAGCAGTTCGGGGATAAGTTCAGTAAGCCTTATATATCTACGAATCTGACTCTGACTATCGCCTGACTGTTCGCTGATAACCTGTACTGACTCTTTACCGCCGTTTTCATCTTCAACAAGGTCTGTTCTTTTACCCTGTCTCTTGATAGCGTCAAGGCGCATTTTGTATGCAAATGCCAATTCCGAAGGAAGTAGCCGTGTGCGCTGATAGTTGCTTTCTACCATTCTCACAATGGCTTCTTCATCAGTCATTTCTACTATATCACAGCGGAGAGTAGAATAACCTGCAAGCTCGCTTGCTCTTTTTCTGCGATGTCCTGAAATAAGAGTATATCTGCCGTCTTTCCTTTCCATTACGGTAGCGGGTGTTATTACTCCGTTTTCCTTTACGCTCTCTACAAGACGTTGCATATCTTCGTCATCACGTACTTTAAAAGGGTGATTTGGGAAATCGTCAATAAGGTTTATAGGTATATCCCTTATCTTCGATATTTTATCGTTATCTCTCTGCTCCTGCGATGAAAAAATATCATCGAACGATTTCAAAGAGAAATCTGTATTCTTAGCCATTATTCAGTACCTCTTTTACAAAACTCTCATAAGCCTTTGCGACCGAGCTGTTAGGTTCATAAGCATAGATGCTCATACCCTTTGAAGAAATCTCAGCCGCTTTTATTGCTTTCGGTATAGTCGTATCAAACACGGTTATGTTTCTGCCGAAGTTTTCTCTTATGATGCTTATTGTGCTTTCAGCCAAATTTGTTCCTGTATCCACAAGAGTTATCAGAATACCGCCGATTGTAAGATTCGGATTGATGTTCTTTCTTACCTTCTGGAAAGAACCCAGAATACCTGTTAAGCCCTTTGCCGCTAAATAGTGTGCCTGAACAGGAATAATAAGGCTGTCAGCCGCTGAAAGTGCATTGATTGTAATTAGCCCAAGTGAAGGCATACAATCAATGATTATGTAGTCGTAACCGTCTTTCAATTCGTTAATATAATTTGACAGTATGCGTTCACGACTCATCTCGTTAGCAAATGTCAGTTCAATTGACGAAAGAGAAATATTTGCAGGAATAAGGTCAACACCTTCATTGTGGTGTAAAATACAATCACGGGGATTTGTAAGAGTGTCTTCTACAACTTCTTTCAGTTTTGTCGTTAACGTTAAATCCATTCCATCTGTATCCTGCCAACCGAGGCAGGCTGATAAGTCGCCCTGTGGGTCTGCATCAACAAGCAGTACCTTCTTTCCTGCTCTTGCAAGACCGATGCCGAGATTAACTGCGGTGGTGGTTTTACCGACACCACCTTTCTGATTGCATATTGCAATCACTTTACAATTGCTCATTGTCTTTTTCCTTTCTGACCTATCTTATTTAAAGCAGTCATTAAAATCATATATAAAATGTAAAATCGTATATTAGATGAGTATGTTTTTTCATCTGCCCTGATTATAGCATTTTGTAATGCAATTGTCAATACAAAACCCGTATAGACAACTGCATTTTTTGAAAAAAATATTATTTTTTGTTCTTTAATTTTTCTCTGCGTTCGATTTTTTTAAAATAACTATCTATGATTATCCGCATCAAATAAGACAATGTTAGATTTTCTTGAACGGAAAGTTCTTTCAAGCGAGCTTTCTGTTCTTTAGGAATGTATACTGACAATGTAGCCCTTTCGTTTTGCGTACTTCTCATTTTCAAAACCCTCTTTCTTTGAAATTTCTCTAATAATATAATAACATCAAATGCTCGAAAAGTCAACAATAATGCTAACATTTTGCAAGCAAAAAACGTCAAAATATAGTGTAAATAAGCAAAATGTAAAAACAAGAATGTAAAAATTGAAATGTCGATAACAATAAAAGCACCCCACGTTAGTAAGAGTGCTTTCACAGTATATTACAAAAGATGTGTAATTGTACTTTTGATAAAGTGGTTTGTGCGACAGTCGTTTTTGTCTACGATTCTTGTGGTTATCTTTCTTCGCTAATTTTGTTGTTTGCCTTTTGCTCTTTAAGGTTTTTGTTTGCTTCCCTTCTTACACAATAATCTTTGTCTTTAGACAAAGATTTAAGCATTCCAAGTGGTGTACTTTTATTTGTGGCGACACCTTCACGAACAAAAGCGTCCTCGTTATTTGCGAGTGAGATAAGTAAACTCAAAGGAGTCTTTTTGTTTCTTGCTACATCATAACGAACGCATACTTCCTTGTCAGTCGCAAGTGTTTCAAGAATATCTACAGGAGTTTTTTCGTTGCAAGCAACGCCGCCACGTATTTCCCAATCTTCATCTTTAGCAAGTAAAACAAGCGTATCCGTAGTTGTATTAGGATTGAAAACAACGGTATAA